TGTGTTTCTGGTTTCTTTAGACCATTTTTAACCCATTGCATTAGACTTTGCTTAGTTGCACTATCTGCACCTGGTAAGTTCTGTACTGCGGCTGCTGCCTTTTGCTCAAAGCCCTGTACAGGGCCTGCATCTGGCTCAGGTAGGCTCTTTTCTAAGTTTGCTGCCTGACTTGCAGGCATAACCTTATCTACAATCTTTTCTAATTTGCTAGGATCTTTGGTTGCATCTGCTCCGGCAGCACCACCTTGTCCTGCTTGCTTGAATATGTTTTGAATTTGATCCGGAGTTAGAGCTACCTCTTTAAGATATTGATTATAACCCTTAAAGAATCCTTCATCTAATTTACGCCAGTGTTTAGTCATCTCAGGACTACGATAAACACTTTCGCTTAGACTTCTTCGAAACGAAGGGGCATTGCTTTCTATGTCATCTAATTGCTTTATAAGGTTTGATAAATTCATTTTCATATCCGGAAAATTATCAGTTATTTATAAACGAACTGCGTTCGTTTGCTTCTTCGGCTAACGCCTTGAAGCATTTATATCGCGAAGCGTTTAAATATTATCCAGATTCAATGGTCACACTTTGCCCGCTAAGGGCAAAGAACATTATCCGAGTTGGCAAGTCACACAGCGTTAGAGCATTACAGTGGCGGTTGTCCTGTACCACGAGCTCCGTCTTTATACAACGGCAGGAGTATACAAATACGCTATCATCTGTATATCCGTTAGGGAATTACCCTTCTTTTTGCCTATTCATTCCTATTCAAACAACCAAATCGCAGGGCTTATTAGCGATCTTCATCCTTTCGGGTAGTGGTTGAGCACTCTTAACGGCGAGAGATTTCCATCCCTGTGACCCGAGGTCCAGGTTTAGGGCACAAGAAATTGACCTGTGCGAGTCTGTTAACCGTTTAATTTGCCTTTAATATGGGAGCCATGGACACGGACCTGTATATGTCCGTTATAATAATCATCTGATTCTAAGACTTGGTGTCTAAATTGCTCTCTTGCCTCAATGTAACTACATTCTGATTTTGAGTTACAGTAGTACAATATTTCTCTTTTAAAGTTATCTTTGCCTAATTTTTCTATGTCTGCTGTTAAGTTAGGACTGGACCCGTAGTATTCCTGCCAATCACTGTCTATTTTGCTACGAATTTTCTTTTTCTTCTTGTTGCCGTTCTTTAACTTTACAGTCTTGTAGGTCGTCTTACTAAACTTTGCTAATTTTTTGCCTATGTATTTTTTATTGTTAGTGGTATTTGTTATGATGTAGACAAATCCTACACAGTCATCTGGTAGTGATTCAACTATTTCCCCCTGATAAGTCCACATTCTTGTTTAATTTTTTCTTTTGTCGAGCCTGTTTCTGCTCTTTCTTTTCAGCTTTGGCTATTTCTTGTTGTTCTAATACTGCTAACTTAGCAACCTTGAGCATTTCTTTTTCAAGGGCAGGCAACGCTCGCACATGCTCTCTTAGTCTATAATAAGACTCCATGCCTAAATAGTCACTAAACTGTATGTGGTAGTTATGCATGTGAACTCTTGACTCGACATATTTTGAGTAAAGTTCTAGATAACGCTTAAAATTTTGATTATTCAACATAGTCTACATCGTTGCTGTAGCTGGTAAATCCATTTTCTTTAACCACACGAAGTACATTATTAACACGACCCACTAATTCATCTTTGTGACTGATTAGGTAAATGTTTTTATTGCGTTCTCGTGCCATTTTCTTAAGAACCGCTAGCGCACTTTCTACACCTGCTGCGTCCATGCCGTTGTCAATTAATTCGTCAATGAATAGCAGATTAATACTTTGATAAAGACCTTCCCATACATCGCGGAAAGCAAAACTCATAGATAGTATGAGTCTATTTCTTTCTCCTCGACTTAGGTTATCAAAGTCTAATTCCTGTCCTAGTTGTGTAATCTCTACACTAAGATCATTACGGAACACTACAGTATGCGGAAGCCCTAGCTTATCGATATAATAGGTTAACCGCTTATTCAAATAGGTTAAATTTTGATCAATGATCTTTTTACGAATAAAAGAATCTTTGTTTGTTAACAACTTCAACAAGAATTCTTGGTGATCCTTGTATTTTGTTAGCTCGTTGATAATAGTCCAGTCTACTTCTTGAATGGCGGTATTCTTTAATTCTTGTATCTGTTCTTCGTACGGATTTGTTTCTGCAGCCTTTTCAATAAGATTCTTTTCTAGATTACCGAGGTTACTTTTATGCCCAAGTGCTTCTGCTTCTGTATCATAAAATGTTGTAGGAGGACGAACAAGTTCGCCAATTAGGTCAATTTCGTCTTTAACTTTTTTCCAATCGTTCAATACTTTTGTTGCATAAGTCTGTGCATCTTCTAAATTAGTTTTAGCAATGGCAGTAAGTTCTTCGTGTTTATGATCGTGCAGTTCTTGGTCGCAAGCATGACATTTTTTATTTGATAGACTATCAAGTTCTTTAATATATTTGTCTACAGTTTTTCCTGCTTGTGTTGTAGCAGATTCTAGTGTTGCTAGTTGCTTATTAAGACTTCTAACTTTATTATCGTTCTCTGTCCATGTCTTTAAATCTGCATGTGCCTGCAACTCTGTCTCGATATCTACACTTTCAAGATTAACAATAGCACGACCAAAGTTTTCAAGTTCTTGCTGATGCTTGGTGTCCCAGGCTGCACTCTTTAAATGCAGACTGTCAATGCTTTTTTGCACATTTTCGTTAGCAGTTTTAACCGCATTAATTCTTGCCTCTTCTTGCTGGATACTATCTTTGGTCTCTTTAATGGCTGCTTTAAGCGCCTCTGATTTAACACTAAGGATAGTGATACCCAAGAGTTGTTCAATAACTTCTCTTTGGTCAGCAGCCCTCATAGCTAAGAATGGCTCTGTGTATGTATTAAGAGCTACAAGATGCTTGAACATTGTATGGGTCATTTCCAGCATTTCTTCGATAGTCTTTTGTGTTTCTCTACTATCTCCTTGACTTTCGTCTTCGTCCTTGCTGGCTATTGCTTGATCATTTACATACAATTTAAGAACATTTGGTTTACGACCGCGTTCGATCTTATATTTGTTGCCGCCTTTTTCAAACTCAACAGTAACTAACATGTTCTTACCATTGATTTTATTAATAAGATTTTCTTTACGAATGTTTGTTAGTGCTTGTCCGTACAGAGCATAGCTCAAGGCATTAATAATTGTGGTCTTGCCTGTACCATTACGACTACCTGTATCATCCCCTCCTAGGTCTATGTTTTCACCTAAGACAAGGGTTAAGTGTTCTTTGTCAAAATCTACAGCCTGGGTTTGGTTACCCACACTCATAAAATTTTTAACAGTAAGATTCTTTAATTTAAACATCATAGATCGTTATATATTTCCAATAGCATATTTTTATCAAAATCCTTGCTATCAATGTTAACTAGTTGATCTGTAACAATTTGATCAACACTTTCAAAGGTAGCATCTGGGTTGTCTTCAATAGTGCCCTCGAGATTAGTTTTGTCTTGTATTAGACTGATTTCTCTAATATCGTATTTTTGTGTGAATGTTTCTTTAATGAAGTTAGCTTCTTCGAAACTAATATCTATGTCTAAATTAACCTTGAGATGCATCTTAGATTTCATGATGCTATCTTCCTTGTCAATTAAGTCTGAAAGTTTTACAACACGATACTTAGGACAGTTCTCCCAATTAATAAATTCTGGTTCACTGCCCCACTCTAGAGTCATCATGCCTCGCTCATCATCCCATGAATCAGCAAAATTATGCGGAAATGCATTTCCCATATAGATAACTTTCCCATTAGTTTGTCGTTTATGGAAATGTCCGCTAAACACATAATCCGGTTTGGTAAAGTTTTCTGCTTGCAATTCTCCGTGGTCGGGCATCTGTACCATAGCGTTCATAAAGAATTTAGGAAGTTCAAAATGTCCAAATACATATTTGCATTCTAGATTCTGCATTTTCTTCCACTCGTCACCTACCAACCACGGTACTAAGGCCACATCGTCTATGACTGTCATATTTTCGACCACAGTGACGCCTGGAATATGTCTACCAAAAGCAGAACTATGAATATCTCGTTTATCTTTGTAGAACAAGTCGTGATTTCCTGGAAACCAATAAAACTGTTCAAACGCCGCACCGAGTTTTTCTAAACATCTAATGCTAGTATCTAGCGTAATTAGATTAAGACTGTTTCTATTATGCGACCAATCGCCTAAGAAGATTGCAGTTTCGCATCCTTCTTTTTTAGCTGTTTCAATAAACCAATCTACAAATTCTTCGCAATCTTTTAGATGCGTTATGCTGTTTGACTTCAATCCAAAGTGAATATCTGTAAAACACGCAACCTTTTTAAATAAGGGCATTATTATAGTTCTCCTGACTTATACAATATACAAATGTAATTGGACAAAGTCAAGCCTGCGTTTCTTCGTCTTCAAGTTCTTCCTCAATACCCACCTCTTCGCTTTTTGGCATACGCATATTTTTATATAGTTCTGCCTGTCTAGCGGTTTCTTCTGCGTATTCTTGTTGGTTTTGTCTTGTTAGACTTGGTGTTAACCCGTTCTCTTCTAACAAGTCGTCTCGAATGTTTTGATTTTTCTTTTCTAAATTAAGGATTCGAGTAAAGCTATTTGTTACTGCGGCAGTATAATAGGCAAATGGATTTTCTGATTTTGATTCGTCAAACTGTAACCCAATTTGACTTAGCTGTAGAATAGCCTGCCCCTTCATCTCATCTACATAGGTATAACCTCGCCAGTTACTACGTTGTGCATACCTCTCGCTTAGTTTGATAAACATTTTACCTAGGTTCTCGGTAATGCGTCCGTGATCTTTACTAAAGTGTCCTTTTTCTATACCGCCCTTCCAGTGACTCATTCCTACACAAACTAGTTCATCGTTGTCGTTAAACTTCCAGTGCTGGAAAGGAGGAAAATTTACCTTTTCGTGACTATCTGCCCGTGTTTTGGTAGTTTTCTTTCGTCCAGGGGTTAATGGAATATGATCGAAGGTCATTATTCGAATAATGACATCTGTTTTTGCAATAGTTTTATAATCCGGAGTAACTTCGGCTAGTTTTACTTTTTTGTCTCCGGCTAATCTCGCTTGAGTAAAAGCTATTAGACCTAATCTTTTTGCACGATTGCGCTTTGCTTCGGCAATGGTACGAATGTTAACTTTATCTAATGTAGGTAAAATAATATCGTAGGTGCTATGCTCTGGTTGGGCAAAACTAGAAAACGAACATTTGCTACGATGTATTTCTGCTAATAGGTCTCTGTTATTTAGGTATTTTGTTTTTCTTATTGTTGGTCCTAAAGTCATGATTGTGGTGGGTTCCTTTTATAAAAAAGTATAACATAGAAGTATCGAAAGTCAACCGATAAAATCAGCGGTTTTTATAATGGTTAAATATATGAATAAGGAAATAACCATGCCATATACAGTCAACGGTCAACCAGCTACTAAAGAAGAATTTGATGCTGTTTATAACAGCGCGAAGTCTAGAACTGGTGATATTTTGGGTGAGCCTGGTATTTATCAGAAAAATGGCTACACAGGAGTTAATCTTGACTCGGGTGCTACCGTTGTCTATAGAGATGTACGCCGCCGAAAACATGGTGGTAGTGGTGCAGGGTCTGCTGAATTTGCAGCACAAGATCCTCGCCGATTAGATATTGAACAACCTGCAAGGGATACAGGAAATGCTACCCCTGGTGCAGAACCTCCAGAAGAAACACCCGCCGAAGTACAAAATTATCAAGCTGATGCTACACAAACTACAGCGGCACCTGTGCAGGACGAAACCGATTTAAGAGCAATTTTAAAAGTTCCTCCAATATATATAACCAAGCCCTTTGACAAAGTATTTTCTCAATATGGCGGCGTATTATTTCCAATAACTCCACAGATTACATTAGAAAGTAAAGCTGATTACAGTTCAATTACTCCTTTACATTCTAATTACCCTATAAATTTTTATAAGAGTAGTAGTGTTAGCGATATTACAGTAACAGCACCTTTTACAGTTCAAAATGATGACGATGCGTATTACTATCTAGGCATGGTTAGAATTTTATCAGCACTTACTAAAATGAGATTCGGAAATGAAGCTATGGCAGGAAGTCCTCCCCCTATCTGTAGATTATTTGCCTACGGAGAATATGTTTTAAAAAATGTTCCTGTAGTGGTTACAAGTGTTAGACACGATTTGCCCGATGATGTCGATTTTTACACATCTTCTGTTTTATTAGACGGGAGAGTTAGTGTGCCTACAAAGGCAACGTTTACTGTTAACTTAAAGCCTACTTACAGTAGAGCAGAAATGATGAAAGCAAGCGTAAGTTCATATCTAACAAATTCCATGCCCGGTAAAGGATATCTATAATGGCAACATATTCTAATACAAGCCCCTATCTAAACACTGAGCAAACAAAGGGTTACCTTGATGTTATATCATGGAGGCCGGTTCCTGCAGAAGCTAATGATATATTGTTTACTATTACTGCAAGTTACACACACCGCCCTGATTTGTTGGCACATGATCTGTATCAAGATACAGGTCTATGGTGGGTATTTGCTCAACGGAATCCATCAGTGTTAAAAGATCCAGTTTTTGATTTTGAACCGGGTGTTCAAATCTATCTTCCTAAGTTAAGTTCAATGAAAAAGACTCTAGGAATCTAATATGGCAGAAGTAGAAAGAAAAACAGGTGCAGGCAACAATCAGACTGCTTCGGGTTCAATAACTCCAGGCGGCGGCCCTCCTGCAAAGAATGTATTACACAAATACAGGAGTGTTACCTATTTGTTTACAATGGCTGCGCTGACCAGCGAACAAGTTAGTGACCCAAAAACTTATAACGGCGGAAAACCGTTGCAATATGTGATAGTCAAGTCCGGTGGCAAAGGTGAAAATGCTATACAGATGACCAACTCTATGAAGGTAGGCCCATTTGCCCCACAAGGTGACGCTGGCGGCACAGGCGGCGCCGGCCGTGGAGGCGGATATAAAAATGTAGACCACGGCGCTAATTTTTTAGGCGAGTTTAATCAAAATAGCCCTGGACATTTTGATATGTTCATTGACCACGTTGAAGTTGAAACTATTATGGCGCGAGATAAAAATTCTGCGTCTACACAGCCTACTAAAATTACATTTGAAGTTTTTGAACCATACAGTATCAATGGATTTATAGAAGCTCTACAGGTTGCTTCGCAGTCTGCCGGTCATCCTAGTTATGCAAAAGCACCGTTTGTGTTAAAAGTTGAATTTTTAGGATATCCTGACGATGATGGAATGCCTGAAGCAGTAACTGAAAAGTACGGAACTAGATATTTTCCTTTTACCATTGCAAAATGCGATGTTTCGTTAGACGAAAGAGGAACAAAATATTCTATTGAAGCAGTTCCCACAAACGAAATTGCTTTTGGAAATCCTAGCACACTTAAAAAATCTGTAAAAGTTGGACAGCCAACTCCTGGTTCTTCCTTTCCTGGAAACACAGTTGGCGGCATCTTAACTAATCTAGTAATGGCTGTAGAGCAACAGATTAAGAAAGAAGCAGAAGATACAAATCCAGATTCAAAAGAATATGACAAATATAAAGTAGCTTTCCCATCATGGACAGGTACCAAGTGGGATTATAATACTCCTAATGACATTGCCAAAGCAAAAGTTACAGAAATTACTGAGGATAAAAATTTATTCACAATGCCAGAGCCTAATAAAGACAATGGCAAATATGCAATGACCTCTAAAAAGACAGATGCAAAGGATGCAGGATCTGCACCTAAATCTGTTCCCTACGACCCTACAAATCCAGTAATACAGTTTAACGAAGGAAAAAGCATACAAGAGTGTATGGAAGCAATCGTTAGAGATAGTAGGTACGTTAGAGATAAGCTAGAAAAAATGATGAGCGGACAGTTTAACGAAGTGGTCAAAAATAATATGTTGGATTATTTTTTGATAAAACTTGAAGTTAAAGAGTTGCCTCAAATAGATAAAACAAAAAATAAACATTACTACGAATATACCTATGTAGTTACACCTTATAAAATGCTGTACACAAGGGTTCCTGGATTTGGAAACCAAACGGTAGATCAAAAAGAATTATATAAGGCCTGCGTTAGAAAATATGATTATATCTATACAGGAAAAAATTTAGACATAACACAGTTTAAATTATCTTTTAATAATTTATATTTTGAAGGAATTCCTGTAGGCATGGGAAATCCTAGCGGTGTACAATCTAGGGATACTATTACAAAAACCGGCGGCACCGAAGCCAAAAAAACAAACACCAGCGAAGATTCAACAAAGAAAGATCTTCCTGCAACTGGCCCTCAATCGGCAGCTAACATTACAGCAGTTCAAAATAGATCTGGCGGACAAACACAGTTGAGTCCGTATTATGCAATGGCACAAGCCCTACATAATTCTATTATTAGTGATACATCTTCTAACATGATAACTGGTGAACTTGATATTTTAGGTGATCCGGTTTATCTTGTAACAGGCGGCCTAGGAAATAATTCCCCTACATCGGAGGAAGGTTCTCCTAGATTATCTGATACAGGAGAAGCACAATTTACCTATGGCGATGTTTTAGTTAACATTAATTTTAGAAATCCAATTGACATAGGTCCCGATGGAATGTATCAGTTTGATTCTAAATTATTGCCGTTCAGCGGGGTTTACATGATCACAACATGTAAGAGCACATTTAAGGATGGACAGTTTAAACAAACATTAAACATTGTTAGACAACCGGGTCAGGCTATTCCGACAGAGGATCCAGAAAATACTCCGCAGAGTGCAACCACACCTATTACGGATCCTGGCAAATCAAATAGTTCTGTGCCTAATCCAGATGAAACACTTACTAAAGATGCCGCTCCTATATCTGCAAGTAGTTCGGGTGTTGTTCCTGAAAACTTTACTCGACAGAGCATTGGTGATCAAACATATCCTAATCCTGGGTTACCCGGAACGAACGGACAGCCGGTTACAGTAGTACCTGGTATTAATCCAAACTTGCCAGCAGTATCAAGAATGATAAGTCCATTAGGGATAGCAGAACAACCATCGTTTAGTATGCCAATGCCTGCTAGGGCAGCGACAGGATTACTACAAAGATCTTATAGCCCCGGAGGCTATCTAGCATCTGCAGCAATGGGAATTTTAAATTCATTTGGTGTTCGTGGCCCAGCAGCACAGCTAGCTTCGCAGTATCTAAATGGTGTTGCTAGAAAAATTAATAGTATTCCTGTGTTAGGATCAGGTATAGGTGTTGGTGCAAGCATTAATATTTTACAAAATAATCCACAACCTCAAACAGTTTCAGATTATAATAACCAACAACTGCCTACGCAACCCTCAGCAACTCCTTCCATATCTGGACTTAGCGGAAACGCTTTGGGATATTTGACAAATAATTTAACAGCTATACCAGGAGTATCAAATAATTCTGCATTGATGGTACAATCTGCACTTCAAGGAAATAGCACAGACCCCTTGGCAGTTGCAGCAGCATTTGGCATTAATCAAGCACAGATAGCAGGACTAAGTCCTAACCTAACCAGTGTACTAGAAGGAAAGCTACAGTCCTTGACTAAGGCAGTCCCGCAGGATACTGATTTAAATACAGCAGTCAAGAATGGTGTAAACCTGAACGGATTGAATCAGACAGAAGTAGCCGCGCTTCCGCCTACTGCACCATTCAGGCAAGCAGCACCGGCGGCACCGGATCAGGCTTATCTTAATAAAATTTCTGCTAGTGGAGGCACTGGCGCTGTAGCCAGAGCATTCGGTGTAAATTCTATAAATGAAGTTAGTCAAAATGAATTGCCTGCCGATGCGAGTCAGCAGACACAAGACAGCAGTCCGAGTATTTTACAAAAATATAAAGACAAATTAGGGTTAAGCAATGCTACAGCGCAAGATGCCGCAGTATTAGGATTAAAATTATTTGCTGAAAGAAAGTCTCTTTTAGGACCAACAGGGATACCTGGAAGTTTAGAGGGTAACTTTATAGGCGTTAGGAATCAACTAGGCCCTGTAAATGTAGTAACAGATTTAGGAAAATCTGCACCTAGTGTTTTTGGTAGTAAAACTTCAAGTCCGTTAGATAAAATAATGTTAAGGTAAAAAATGTCAGTAGAAAAACGAACGCTTAGTAAACTTCCTAGCCCGGGTCCTTATTTGGCTGAAATTACAAACCACCTTGATCCTACTTTTATGGGTAACCTCGAAGTTGCTCTAATAAAAACTGTACAGAACAGTCCTGATCTGCAAGGAGATACTTTCACAGTAAGATATCTAAGCCCATTCTATGGAGTAACAAGTCTTAGGTTTCAAGGAAATAACAGTAAGAACTTTCAAGATGTACAAAAATCTTACGGTATGTGGATGGTGCCACCCGATGTAGGTACTATTGTTATGGTTATTTTCCTAGACGGTGACCCTAATCAAGGTTACTGGATAGGATGTGTTCCTGATTTTGCACAAAATCATATGATTCCCGGAATTGCTGCGTCATTGGATAGTGCAATGACCGAGGAACAACTTAAACGCTACGGCACAAAATATGTGCCTGTGGCTGAATTTTTAAAGGGCGAAAATGCTAAAGGCAAAGTTAACCCAAGCGAAATAGATAAACCTGTACACCCATTTGCTGATCGATTGGTAGAGCAAGGATTGTTACTAGATACAGTTCGCGGAGTAACTTCAAGTAGTGCTCGCAGAGAAGCACCTAGTGCGGTCTTTGGTATTAGTACACCCGGTCCTGTTGATCCAGATGGCAAGAAAGGCGAGTTGGGATATTCAGACGGATCAACTGCTAAGAAAACATTTCCTATAAGCAGACTAGGCGGAACACAGTTCGTTATGGACGACGGTGATATAAATGGCGAAAATGAATTAGTAAGAATTCGTACTAGAACAGGTCATCAGATTCTTTTACATAATAGCCAAGATCTTATCTACATTGGAAATAGTAAAGGCACAGCATGGCTTGAAATAACAAGTGCAGGAAAACTAGATATTTTTGCTACAGATAGTGTTAGTATTCACACTGAATCAGATTTTAATCTACGAGCAGACAGAGATTTTAACGTCGAGGCAGGCCGCAATATTAATATGCGTGCTGTTAAAAATATGGAAACCAACATTGCAGGTTTTTATAATCTTGCAATTGATGATTATGCAAAAATTTCTATAAGGAATGATGTAGATCTTACAATCGGTCAAACTGCTAAAGTATCTGCAGGACAGGATTTTAATTTGTCGGCATCGAAGGATTTAGTATTTGGTGCGGGCAATACATTTAATGCTACTGGAGGCGAAGGAGTATTATTTGGCTCGGGCGGTAATTTCAGTGTTGATAGTAATGGTAATGTGATTATTGTTGGCGCACAAATTGATATGAATGGGTCGCCGGCTCCTGCTCCTACAGGACCTGAACAGCCAGAAACTCCTCCGTTATTACCAATATATAGTCTTCCAAATAGAGATCCTAAGGCCACTGGCTGGGCTAATGACAAATATAATACAGGTACAATCAAGACAATTTTACAACGAGTTCCGACACATGAGCCATGGGATCAACACGAAAATGTCAATCCTACAAGATTCAGTTCTGCCGCAACTGATATCACAGTAGGAGTCAGTAGAGCAGGTAGCGGCATTGCCGATAGTCCTAATGCAGGCGCCCAAGAATCTGCAAACCAACCTGAGGTCCCGCCAGGAACTTGTACACCTGAATATGCTAAAGATATCAATGCAGCCTCGGCACAACCTGGAATTAGTGCTCTTAAAGCAGCCTGCCAAAAATTAGGTTATTCTGATCCGTATCAAGTAGCCTCACTATTAGGTATTGCTGGCGGCGAGAGCCGTTGGAAAACAGTTGAAGAATCATTTAACTATTCTGCTGGTAGACTATTACAAGTATTCCCTAGTGTCTTTAAGGGTGACCAGGCGCTTGCACAACAATATGCAGGCAATCCTGGAAACAAACTTCCTGAATTACTATATGGATACAATACTTCTAAAGGTAAGGGTTTAGGAAATACACAACCCGGTGACGGTGCTGCCTTCATCGGTCGAGGATACATTCAGTTAACCGGTAGAGGAAACTATGCCAAATATGCAAAACTTAGCGGATATGATATCGTAAACAACCCGCAACTAATGAATGATCCAAAAGTGGCCGCAGAAGTTTGTGTTTGGTACATGAAAGATCGTGTCAAAGCACCTCCTGGCTCCGGATATTTTGAAGCAGCCTGTAATGCAGTTGGATACAATGTGCCTGACATTCATGCTCGTAAGAAAGGATACTATGAGTGCTTCTTAGGTCAGTTACAAGGATCTACAGTTAGTAGTGGCACAAATGGATTTGTCACCGACAGCTCAGGAACTCCTATCAAAACTGGACAATAAATATTAGATTATGCCATACAAGTCAATCGAATTAAACAACGCTTCGGCCGTACCAGCTGCAACTCCTAGTAAAGTTCAGTTCTATAAAGGATTTAGCACAATAGATGCAGGTAATCCTACATCAAGACTTTTTGACCTTAGCCTAATTAAACAAAATATTATTAATACCTTTAGCACTAGACGCGGCGAACGAGTAATGAATCCTTCGTTTGGTAGTATCATTTGGGATGTACTAATGGAACCAATGACACCTAGTTTGAAAGAAACACTTAATGCAGATATACAAAAAATCTGTAGTAGTGATCCTAGGGCTGTTCCTGTAGATATAAAGTTAATTGAATTTTCAAGTGGTTACATTGTAGAGGTAACAATGAAGTTAGTAGGGTTTGATGTCTCTAGTCAAATGACATTAACATTTGATCAAACTATAGGACTCACCGTTCAATAACTGCGTGGTTTATATTAAAAATAAATATGATGTAGAACAAGATTATGACCATACCATCAACAAATTCAAAACTGTTAGTAGCTGAAGATTGGACAAAAATATATCAATCTTTAAAGAATGCCGATTTTCAAAGTTATGATTTTGAAACTATTCGCCGCGTACTAATTTCTTATGTTCAGGAAAACTTTCCTGAAGATTTTAACGACTATATTGATAGCAGTGAATTTGTTGCTCTTATTGATGTCATTGCATTCCTTGGACAAAATTTAAGTTTTCGTATCGATTTAAATGCTCGTGAAAACTTCTTAGAAACCGCACAGCGTAGAGATAGTATTCTACGCCTGGCACAATTGATTAGCTATGTTCCAAAGCGTAATCGCCCTGCTAGCGGATTGCTTAAAATTACCGCACTAAGCACAACAGAGAACATTACAGATAGTTCGGGTATTAATATTGCCAACGGAACAATTGAGTGGAATGATCCTACTAATTCTAATTGGTATGAACAATTTACTGCAATTTTAAATTCTGCAATGCCGGGAACAACTGTTTTTGGAAAACCAAACGATCGCGCAACATTAAATGGAATTTTAACTGAGCAATACCAACTGAATACCACTAACCAAGATATTCCTATCTACACATTTAGTAAGAATATTAACGGAACTGGAATGACATTTGAAATTGTACCGGCAGCATTTTCTGGAAAGAGTTATATCTATGAAGCAGATCCAAAACCTGCGGCCCCGTTTAGTCTAATCTACCAAAACGACAACCAAGGAGCAGGCAGCAGCGGGTCAGGGTTCTTTGCTATGTTTAAGCAAGGCACACTTGCGATGTCTAGCTTTGCAGTTACAAATCCTGTACCTAACGAAATTGTCGGAGTTAATGTTAGTAATATTAACGACACAGATGTCTGGTTATGGCAGTTAGATCCTAGTGGTAACTATCCTGATAAACCTTGGACCAAGGTTCCTTCTGTTGTAGGAAACAATGTTATCTATAATAGTGTTAGCTTTGGAAATAAAAATCTTTATAGTGTAACTACACGAGATAACGATCAGATAGATATTAGCTTTACTGACGGCAATTTTGGAAATCTACCTAGTGGAAATTTCCAACTATTCTATCGTCAAAGTAATGGTCTTGCCTATACCATTAAACCAAATCAATTATTGGGTATTTTAGTAAGTGTTCCTTATCTAAGTAAGTCAGGAAGTTTTGAAACACTAACACTAACATTATCTTTACAGTATACAGTTAGCAATAGTGCGTCAAGCGAAACTAATGCATCTATTCAACAAAACGCACCTCAGACCTATTACTTACAAAACCGTATGGTCACTGGCGAAGATTATAATATTGCGCCATTGACACTAACTAGCGGAGTTTTAAAAGTTAAAAGTCAGATGCGAGAAGTTAGCGGTGTTAGCAAATATTTTGAGTTAAGTGATGTTAGTGCAAAGTATAGTTCTACAAATATTTTTGGTACAGACGGCTCTGTGTACAAAGATGTTAATGAAAAAAACTTTGAATTTAATTTCACAACAAGGAATGAATTATCTGCGGTCATAAGAACTGAGTTATCAAAGATAATTGCATCTAATCCCTTCTTAACTTTTTATCATGACAAATATAGAAGTCTAGCACCAGTAACCTTAAACTCTAATTTAGAAAGCCCAACCTATCAATGGAACTCTTCAAATGTTGTTACAGGACAGGGACGAGGATATTTTTATTCTAGAAATCGCAGACTAAGTGTTAATGTTCCACAGAGTGTTGGTACATATACAAGTAGTGTGCTTCAATATATTACTCCTGGTGCATTGATAAAATTTGTTCCTCCAAAGAATAATTTAGACCAACGACAATATTTTCTTCCTAACGGAAAAATTGTTCCGCAGAAAACCAATAAGACAGTTGACTATGTATGGAGCACAGTCTTACAAGTTGTAGGTGACGGAAGTAATGTTGGATTAGGAAATCTCAGTGATGGCACTGGCCCTGTTATTTTAGGAAATCGTCCCGGCCAAGGAGCGATTCCTGTAGAAATTGTTCCAGCATTTATCAATACCTTATCTTATACTTTTGAAAGCGACCTAATAAATCTTTGCTTGACTCAAAGAAATTTTGGATTAAGATTTGATACCACTTCTAGAACATGGCAAATAATTGAAGATACAAATCTTGATTTAATAAATCCATTTAATTTAACTTATCAAGGCGATGTTACCAATACAAATAAAGATGCAAGTTGGATGATTGCATTTACATGGATTGGTACAAGATACAAGGTTCGTTATAGAAATACCAGTTATATTTTCCAAAGTGCTGCTCAAACTTCATTTTACTCTAATGCAAGCGATGTAAATTTTGATTATACCAATAATTCTGTTATTAGAGATAAAATAAATGTACTAAGCATAAATTCAAAACCTGGCACGAATGAATCCCTAGGCACCGATTACCTTTGGCAAATCGATGGCCCCATTGTTGAATTTGACGGATACATTGATCCTGCAAGAGTAGAGGTTAGCTTTTACAATCATCAAGATAGTGGTAGGATAGGCCAGTTAATTAATCCAGATATTTTTACAGATGTTGTTGGATCTCATATCGACGGAACAACCGATGGATTTATTTTAATGAAACTTACCAGCGACGGAATGGGAATGTCTTTAAGTACCGATCAATATCTAGTTTTTAGTACAGAAAATTCTGCTCGTTTATATTTTCAAAATGTATTAGACACAGAATATCTATATTATTTTGTTGACACTGATACTGTTAAGACTGTTGACAGTTATAATGAATTTGTAACGGCAGCTGACTATATTGCGTTTCCTGGCAGAGCTGGTCTAAATTTCCATTACCAGCATAATAGTGGTGAAGAATATAGGATAGATCCTAGTAAGAGTAATATTGTTGATGTCTATATGTTAACATCTGCATATGATAGCGAATATAGAAATTGGTTGCTAACTGGTGCTGGATCAGAACCATTATCTCCTACTAGCTACAATTTAGAAAGTAACTACGCAGACATACTTGAACCTATAAAAACAGTCAGCGACGAAATAGTCTATCAGCCTGTAAAATATAAAGTTTTATTTGGTACAAGTGCAGATATTAATCTGCAGGCAAAGTTTAAAGCTGTTAAAAGTTCTACTAGTACATTAAGTGATAATGAGATTATTTCTAATATTCTTAAAGGTATAAACACTTTCTTTGCTTTAGAAAACTGGGATTTTGGACAGAGTTTCCATTTCAGTGAACTATCAACTTATGTAATGAATTTAATGACACCAGATATCACTAACTTTGTTATTGTACCTACGATGAATAACTTTGGTAGTTTATACGAAGTTGCCTGCCAAAGTAACGAAATTTTTATTAGCGGAGCAAGAGCATCTGACATCGCAGTGATTGATGCTATTACAGCCGCCCAACTAAACACAACATTAATTAACGCTGGATAAGAAATATGGCAAATAAAAAAGTTAGTGCAGTCAATTTGCTACCTGAGTATTTTAAAACTCTTAAAAACACAAAGTTTTTAAGTAGTACAGTTGACAAACTAATACAGAAACCTGAGTTAGAAAGTATTGACGGCTATATCGGAAGTCAGAGTACACCTACCTATAAGTCCAGCGATGTTTATATTTCAAACGGTAATCCGTATCAATTAGATCCTGCATTAATATTTTACGACAACCTACAGAATATACAAGGAACCCAAGGATACGATGATTTTATTAATGAGGTAGCTGCCAAGGGCGGTTATACAAATAATCTAGATAGACTTTTAAGATCTAAATTTTACAGTTACAATGCTCATATCGATTGGGACAAACTTGTAAACTACCAAAATTATTTTTGGATGCCATATGGTGCAGAAACACTGGAAGTTCCTACATGGAACTTAGACATTAATAATGATATTGTAGGTCTTTCACAGGCAACAGTAGAAGTATTACTACCTGACGGAACAACAGAGGTAGTTGATCTTTCAAACGGTATGATGCTAAGTTTTGGCGGACAAGAAATAGATGAGTATTATCATAACAAAGAGTTTTTTGTTGAAGGCGTTGGTTCATCTATTAAACTAGTTCCATTTGACAAGTTAATTATTTCCGAAACTTTTTTAAGTCCTTACCCTGATGGATTTGATTCCAACAATTATGATACATTGCCTTACGACAATGATAGAGAGTTACCAAATTTAAAACCTGAGTATGTTACTATTAATAGAGCAAGCAAGGACCTAAATCCTTGGAGTAGGTATAATCGCTGGGTGCATAAAGATGTAGTTAGACAAAGTGCTATGCTAAATGGTCTTGAGCCTAATCTATCTGTTGGTCGAGCACAACGACCGATTATTGAATTTAAGCCAGACATTAAATTGTACAACTTTGGATCTGCAGGAATAGTTCCTGTAGATTTTATGGACACAAAAACCCTTGATCCTTTTAATACAGTTGAGGGATCTACATCACCTGTGCATGTAGACGGTGTGTTATTAGAAAACGGACATAGGATTATTTTCAACGCCGCTGATCTAGCAGGTATCCGTGGTAAGGTGTATGAGGTTGTATATATTATACAAAATGGTGTACCAACATTAACACTGGAACCTACCTATGAACCAGTAGAGCAGGATTCTATAACTGTATTACTAGGTAACGATAACAACGGTACTGAGTGGTGGTATAACGGCGATGTATGGGTATATGCCCAACAGCGAGAGTCCTTAAATCAAGCACCCCTATTTGATCTGTTTGACCAAACAGGTCTAAGCTATGGAGATAAAAATCATTATCTAAGTGACTTCACAGGAAATAAGATTTTTAGTTATGCCGTAGGTAACGGTACAGTTGATCCTTATTTAGGATTTGCTATAAGTTACAAGACTGTAAATCTTATCGGCAGTATTTTATTTGATAATAATCTTTGCTCAGACAGTATCGTTATAAGCGAATTATCTAAACCAACATATATAATTTCTGCAAACTCCGCATATATTAAAATAAACAACGAATATAAAAATGCGTGGGTTCGTTCACAAGAATATGAAATTCCTGTCCTAGCATCTACTGCTACTGGTATTTTAAGTTATTACGAAGAGCCTCTAGGCCTAACTAATAATCCATTAAACGGTGTAACAACACAATTTACAATTAGCGAATTAACTGAGCATGTTAGTTCAATGATTGATAGAACACCGCCTCTGTCAAATTTTGTTCCGTTAAGAGACAGAGCAGATTATACAAATCTAGGCACAAGATTAATTTCTAATGATAATCCTATTTCTTTTGCCCAGGTATTTTTAGGAAAAAAAGAACACGACCTCATAAGAGCATTTGAACAGTCTGCTGATAACTACGGTAACTTTAAATTAGCATTTCAAAATAAGTTATTATATATTAGCGATCAGATATCTCCTATTGATGCAGTTGATCAAATATTAACTGAGCTTAACCAAGATAAAGTTTACGAAAATAGTTATTATATATCCGATATGGCTGGCTACGGTGTGCCAGAGTCATCTAGGTCTTGGACTGTGTCTCGATCTACTATTAATAGTCCGTCATTTCCTCTGGCCAACGACTTTGATTTAAATGTATTGTCAAATCGAGCTGTCTATGTTTACAAAAACAACGAACAGTTGATTCACGGAACAGATTATTTGTTCAATACAGATACTACTACAGTTGACATTTTAACTCCGCTATCAGTTGGCGATGTTATTGTTATAAAAGATTATCAAGATACAACTGCAAATTACATTCCATTGACTCCTAGCAAATTAGGACTATATCCAAAGTTTGCACCTGCAATTTTTACTGATAACAGTTATGTAACTCCTCAAACAGTAATACAAGGTCACGATGGTAGCATAATGATTGCCTACGGTGATTTTCGAGATGCAGTTGTATTAGAATTAGAAAAAAGAATTTACAATAATATCAAATCTAATTACAACACAAGTCTGTTTGATATTAACCTTGTACATCCCGGTGCCTTTAGAACAATCGACTACAGTCTGGAAGAAGTTAATGATATCATCGAAGGTGACTTCGTAAGATGGGCCAGCAAGTTCGGTATCGACTATATAACCAATGACACATTTGATGCTGAAAATAGTAAAACCTGGAATTTTTATCAAACAAATATTTCTTCAGTAGACATAAACTTTTCTGGAAGTTTAAGAGGATTATTATTATATCTATACGGTACGGACAAACCGCACCTAGCACCTTGGGAGATGTTAGGAATATATGATAAGCCTGACTGGTGGGAAAGTACCTACGGTCCTGCACCGTATACAAATGGTAACTTAATTCTTTGGACAGATATTGCAGAAGGAAAAGTTAATGGAGTTATCAACGATCTTTATTCGAGACCTGGTCTATTAAACATTATTCCTACTGATGAAAACGGAGATTTGATTGATCCTAACACATTGGTCACAGATACAACTCCTGCAAATATTAGAAAAAGTTGGACCTTTGGTGATGTTGGTCCTGCAGAATTAGCATGGCGTAGAAGTAGCTATTATCCTTTTGCTGTACAAAGATTATTAGCATTAACCAAACCGGCTGACTACTGTTCTAAATTATACGATCCTAGCAGGATGAAATATAATCTAGCAGGACAGTGGACCTACGGAGATACAGAAACATTTTTAAAATTAAATGTTTTATCGATTTATAACGAGAAAAATAATCTAACTAGTGGGTACAGTGCCCTAGTTAGCGAAATTGGTCAGGCAAGAAATAAAAATTACATTTCAGAACTAAGACAAGATTTAAGTTATGCCGACTACAGATTATTTGCAAAATTAAATGGGTACGCCGATAAAGATACTCTGCAAATCGTTATTGATGCATACGAGCCTACAAGTACAGCACCGGGCTCTGTTTTGCCTCCGCAAAATTATCAACTTTGGTTTAATACAAGTAATCCTTTACAGAGTCTGGCAATCTCTGGAATGATTGTCCAACGAGTAGAAGGTGGATATAGTGTTAGAGGGTACGATAAACAAGATGCATATTTTCCTATATTCCGTCCTCTAAGAAACATAGGTACACAATCATTGACAGTTGGCGGAATCTCTGAAAAATATGTTGAGTGGCAAGCTGGCAGTACAGGTGGAGCCACGGGGCTAAGTTCTGCAGATACCACCACAGCAAATTCTGCACCTACTGGAAATTTTTATTCTAAAGGGCAGTATGTTTTATACAGTGGAAATTTTTATAGAACAGTTGTAGCACATAGAGCCGGATCTGTATTTCAAACTGAGTATTTCCAACGAGTTCCTAAACTTCCGACTAAAGGCGGAGCTACAGTACAATTGCCTGTTACCTTTGATCAAACTGTGTCTAGAGTTCCCTACGGAACCTTTTACTCAAGTATTCAAGAAGTATATGACTTGATAGTAGGATACGGTCGCTGGTTAGAAAGTCAGGGATTTATTTTTGATGAGTTCAACAGCGATCTTAATAGAGTACTTGACTGGAATTTAAGTGCTGATGAATTTTTATTCTGGTCAACACAGAACTGGTCAACCGGCAGTATTATAACACTTAGCCCATTTGCAAACGGTATTAATTGTCAAACATCAAACACTATTGTAGATAATATTTTTGATAGTTTTTATGAATACAGTGTGTTAGGTGCCAACGGACAACCGTATCCTAAAAATGATCTAAACATTTTAAGAGATAGCGGTGTTTGCCTAATTCAGACAAACCCTATAACTGACGGCATTTATTTTGCTAGACTAAATTTAGTACAAAAAGATCATTCTATTGTCTTTGACAACGAAACTATATTCGGGGATGTAATATATAACGGAAAGACAGCCAGCAGACAACGACGAGTCAAGCTAGTAGGATTCCGCACAGCAGGATGGGACGGCGGCTTAACCAGCCCTGGCTTTGTCTATGATAAAGGTATCTATTCAGACTGGACTCCTAATACTCCTTATACTATTGGTGATGTTGTGCGCTTTAGCCAAGGATACTACTCTGCAAATCAAAATATTGAGCGTGCAGAAACATTTGATTTTACAAAATGGGATGCATTGCAGAAAAAACCAACACCTGCGCTACTGCCAAACTTTGATTATAAAATTGGTCAGTTTGAAGATTTTTATAGTTTAGATGTTGATAACTTTGATGCAGGGCAACAAAAATTAGCACAGCACCTTACAGGATATACTCAGAGAGTATATTTGAATAATATATTCCCGGATCCTGTTGCTCAGTATAAATTTTATCAAGGATTTATTAGAGAGAAGGGTACAAAGAATGCAATTGAAAAATTTGCTAAGGTAAGTCAAACTACTAACCAAGGCGATATAAGTTACAATGAAGAATGGGCATTTAGAGTAGGACACTACGGATCTTTCAGAACATTGAAAGAAATTGAAACACCTTTAATTGAAGGCACCTTCTTAGAAAATCCACAGATAATTAGTTTTGTCAACGAGGTACCTGAGGCAACTGCTAACGATCTGATTCATTATGTTACACCTAATGCTCTAACCATTGTTCCTGATAATTTTAATCCAACATCTTTATTTTCTACAAACACATCAACAGATAGTCTGTTACTTCAACACAGCGGATATGTTCGTATTAATGATGTTACAGCTACAGCCTACAATGAAAATAGTCTATTAGATATAGCAAATTCAGGTCAACTGAAAGATGGCGATACAATATGGCTTGGGTTTACAACCAACGGCGATTGGGAGATTTATAGATATACCTACATTCCTGCGGAGGTGCTTGGAGTATTTGTAAGCAATCCTTTAAGTAGTATCACCTTTACTACCAAGTATCCTCATACTTTATCTGTAGGGCAAATAGTTGGTATCAACCAACTTAATAGTCAAGTTGACGGAATTTATAAAGTAATTGAAGTTATTAACGACAAACAATTTGCAGTCAGTAGCTCTTTGGCAAATATTACAAATGCTCCACTACCTGTGCCTGGACAATTGTATGCTTTTAAATCTGTAAGAGTAAGTAACTTTGATTCTCTACCGTCCGACCAAACATTATTTGAAGACCGACCTGGAACCAAGTATTGGATTGACAACGATAATGGCTGGGCAGTCTATGAAAAGACAGATAATTTTACTGGAACAAATTACCTAGATATAACAACAGGAACACAACTAGGTACAGGAATTAGTAAACCAAAAGGTTCCTCTGTGTTAGTTGCCGGCGCCCCTAATAACTATAGACTCCAGTATGGCCTCGTTACCTTGTACGAAAAACAACAAAACGGTCAGTATGCAGATCTAGTTCGTTGGAGAATTGGGCCTACATATAATACGGTACCAACTGGGTTTGGTAGCACAATAGTCTACGACACACTTCCATTTACAGGTTCTCGTTACGGACTTGTATTTGTCGGAGCTCCGTTAGTTGGTGTAGTAAAAGTAAGTTCTGTTAACTCACAAGATCTTATAGAAGGTAAACACGAGTATATCACAAACACTTCTGCAGGGTTTGGACGATTCATATTAGTAGAAAATAATAAGAAAACAAAACTTGTACTAATAGGTTCTGACAATGCAGTTTATTCTTATGTTGTCAGCGATAACGCAGGAGTAATTGGTATCACCGGAGGCGGAATGTTCACTTCTGGTACAGTATCTGGTATGACAAATACTGTGTTAAATGATATAATTGCGGTCGGGTTAACAAATAAAGTAGAGATCTACAATAAAACTTTATCGTTAACACAGACCATACAAGTGGATAATCAGAATGTTTTACTGAGCCCCGGAGGAGAATATCTAGTTGTAGGAAATCCTACAGCAACTAATCCTAACGGATCCTACGGACAGGTATATGTTTACAAAAATGTAAACAATACATTTGTTCTTGATCAAACTATATATAATCCTGCTACAAAAGTAGGAATGAATTTTGGAACATCTATTGATATAACCACAGGTACAGAGTCCTTGGTGATATCTGCTACTGGTACAAACGGTACACTAGACACAACCTTTGATAAAAATCTAATGACACTTGATGGAAATATTACACGCATCAAGGGTACTGAACTATACACAGGTGCAGTCTATGTGTATTATAAGCAATATCAAAGATTTGTATATACACAAGAGTTACACAACCCTTATGTTATAACTAATCCAGGCACTAATTTTGGAAAAACAGTTGCGACCGACGATGCAGAAATAGTAGTAGCAATGCCATCTAGCAGTAACCTAAGTCTTAACTCGGGATTTAGTGTTTTTGATAAAATTAATAAAGATACATATAGCTTGAAAAAGATCAGTAAACAAATTCCGTTTGTTGATACAGATCCTATTGGCAGAATATCTCTTATTGACACAAATAAAGATCAGGTTATCGAGTACCTTGATGTGTATGATCCGTTGAAAGGAAGAATTCCCGGTATAGCAGAGCAAGAAATTAGCTATAAGCTAATGAACGACCCTGCAATTTATACCATAGGTATGACTGGTGTTAATGTTGACACAAATAAAACCTGGCTTGACGAACACGTAGGAGAGCTATGGTGGGACCTAAGTACCGCAAAGTATCAATGGTATGAGCAAGGAGATCTTGAATACCGTAGAAATAATTGGGGTAAACTATTCCCGGGCGCCACAATCGATGTGTACGAATGGGTAGGAACAACATTATTACCAACCGAGTGGTTAGCTAAAGCAGATACAGTTGCAGGACTAGCAGATGGTATAAGTGGCCAACCAAAATACATTGATAACGGTGTAGTTGCTGTTAAACAGGTCTATGATCCTGTAACCAATAGTTTTACTAATGTCTATTATTACTGGGTCAAGAATAAAACAGTCAAGCCTAATGGAACCAAGAGAAAATTAAGTGCTTACGATGTAGCCAGTGTCATTGCAGATCCTAAAGCCTATGGACTTAAATTCGCCAGCATTATTAGTAGCGATACTATTATGTTAAGCAATGTCGGTGGTTTGCCTGTTGCTAATAATGTTAGTATTAACATAACTCAAGATGTAGCCACAGAATTTATACAGAGTCCTCGACATACTCAGTGGTATATTCTTAATGAAGGCAGTGATGTTAAGATGCCCCCTGAGTATCTTGAAAATAAAATGATGGATAGCCTACTAGGACACGACAAATTAGGTAACCTAGTACCTGATACTACTTTATCTGAGCGAACAAAATACGGTATAGGTATTCGCCCTCGCCAATCGATGTTTAAAGATAGGCACGCTGCACTACGAAATATCATTGAATTTGCAAATGATGTTTTAATTTCTACACCGATAACAGGTTATCATAGTTTTGTAAATTTAAATGCACAAGAAGAAATTCCTGATAAGTTTAGTAACAAATATGATCACCTAGTTGAAGATACTGTTACCCTAGCATCTATTGATACTACAGGATACCAGCAGGCCATACTTAACTGTTCAATTGATAGCAACGGTGCAGTTGGCAATGTTATTATTGCACAGCCAGGCAGTGGATACGGAAAATTAAATCCTATCTATAGTTCTACGGGAACTGTTATGGGGTACGAAGGACCTACATTTACTGTAGACGATGCTCTATATGCAACTACCTTTGATAATAATACAACTACCTTTGATGAGAATAGAACAAAGTTTATTACTAAAGACGAGCCAAACACATTTGCCGAAGGACTAACAATTTCCACAATGGTCGATGAAACCGGCAGTATTGTTCGTGCAACTATTGTAAATGCAGGTAAGAGATTTGGAGCAAACTTTAGATTAATCAGTCGCCCTCATACTGTTATTGTACAAAGCGATGATACCTACAATGGTAAGTGGACAAGATTTGAATGGGATTATGTGTTTAATCAATGGAACAGAGCACATACCCAGGCATTCAATACAACCTTGTATTGGGATTATGTTGATTATGCAAGTGCTGATTATAACAAATACCAAATATATAGTGCAGTAGTTGGAAACCCCTATGATCTTCCTACACTTTCTTTAACAGAAGGACAGTATGTTAAGATTAATAACGGAGGCGATGGAAACTATATTGTTCTAAGACAAACTGCTCCCGGTGTATATGGTAGCTATGGTAACGGATTTGACTTGGTATACAAACAAAATGGAACAATTCAGTTTAACAAAGACTTATGGGAAATCAGAGATAACCCATTGAACTGGGATTATATCAATACCTACGACCAAACTTTATGGGATCAAACTCCAGACACTGAACTTGTTTATATTTTTGCAGCTCTTAAGCACGACTTGTTCACGTATGAACTAAAGTCCAACTGGAATAAACTATTTTTTAAAGCAGTTAGGTATGCATTAACAGAACAAAAGTTACTAGATTGGGCATTTAAGACTTCTTTCATTACGCTAACCCATACTCTAGGTGAGCTAACACAACCGCCTGTATATAAGATGCAGGACAGCGGTTATTATGAGGATTATGTCAAAGAAGTTAAACCGTATCATACACAAATAAGACAGTTTATTAGCAAGTACACTGTTACAGAAACAGAAAATACACCATCTGGTCTATTCAATATTGCCAATACTGACCTGACTGAATTTGATAGAACCTCAACAATAGGTCTCAAATTTGATAGAACCAGTTTTGACAACATGGTAGGAAGTTTTGAGGTTCTAGATACCTTTGTAGCCGACGGCGTAAGTAAATCCTATCCATTGAGTTGGGTTCCTGCGTTTGATAAAACAGGAATAACAATTAAAATAAATGGTATCATTGTGCCAAGTAGCCAATGGAGCGTTAATTATATAGAAAAATTATATAATGGATTCCATAAAAAGTTTGCCACACTAGAGATTTTTGGCGCCGAGGCTCTTACTAATGGTACTCTAATCACGGCTTCTTATAAGAAGAATGCTAACCAACTCAACGAAACAGAGCGTGTGTTGGCCTACTATACATCTACCTACGGTGTAGTTGGGCTTGATTTAACGGCATTAGTTGATGGAATAGGTTATCCTGGCTTGACATTAGGAGGCCAGTACGAAGGTTCTGGATTTAATAATGCATTTGGAGGAGTGACACCCGATAGTTTAGTCACCGGCGGAACATGGATTAATGGTGAAAAGAATACTGCACTTGGAATCAACCCAGAAGATATAACAATTTCTGGCGAAGTTGGATTTGTAAATACCTTCTCAGGACATGCTCCAAGTGAATTAGTTGAAGGGTTCATAATAGATAGTCTAGGTATAAATGTTTATACACTTGGCCATGCTGTACCTCCTTTAATTATTAACGGGAATATCGCTACCTCAGTTTCGACTGAAGTTCAAAGCTATAGTCTTCCTAGCCTTCCTGCTTCTGTTGATAACATTAATGTGGTTCTAAATAATCAAACTTTAGAATATACAACTTCTACCTTGGTATTAGGAGATAATAAGTTTGGAATTGATTGGACAAGCTCTTTATTGCTAATTCCTCCACAGTCTGTTACTGGACTTTTACACTATAGTTTAATTACAGTAGGCGGCGGTACTCAAGATGTTGGAACAATAGATAAACAAACAGCTATTGCTAATAATTCCACAGCAACAATTGTAAGTATTTTATCTGCAGGATTAGTACAAGATACATTTATTACAGTTAATGGGTTTAGGACAACTGATATTTCATTAATTACTCAAGACGGAAATGCTGCTGTAGTTGTTAACGGACTTGATCCTCTACAATCAAATGTAATTCAAGTATGGTTCTTTACAGAGTCACATGATAATTTCAATCAAATAGTTGATCAAACAAGCACCGAATCGTCCTTTGTATTAACTTCTACAGGAACACATATTGTAGAACTTATACATAATGGAACTACAGAGAAGTTAACATCATCGCAATATACCATTGTTGGAAATCTTTTAACTCTAAATAATGGATTAATGACAACAGGCGACACTGTTAAGGTTACATCCTTTATTGATAATACAGGTACAATGGGTCCTGTAGTTGAGGAGTTTGTAGGAGACCCTGGCAGAAGATTTGTAATGAGTTCCCCGCCAGTTAGCAACTATTATATCTGGATTTCTTTAGTAAGACAAGACGGAACAACTAAATCTTTAATCAGCGGCGTAGATTTTGTTGTGTTAGAAGATAATATGACCATTGAAATTAGTGATAACTGGAACATCACTAATTTAGATACAGTACAAGTAATGAGTTTCAAGGTTCCTTTATATAAAGGTAATGTATTAGGCTATAGAATGTTTAAAGATATGCTAGGCGGCACATCATTTACAAGATATAGTCTACAAAACACAACATATCTAACACAACCGTTGAATTCTACTGACACAGAAATACACGTTGCCGATGCAACTGTATTGACAGTTCCGTTAGTAGATGAAAATATTCCGGGAGTTATATTAATAAATTCTGAAAGAATTGAATTCTATCAAGTTGACGGAAATATATTAAAACAAATTACTAGGGGAACATTAGGAACGGGCGTAAATTCAACATTAGATTACGGAACTCAAGTATTTGATCAAGGATCTTTACAACAGTTTTCTACAAGTGATGTAACGGATATTCAATATCATTATACATCATCGTCTACCGATTATTATGTCATAGGGACATCTGATGTCACTGTCACTATTCCAAATACAACTAACACAATAATTTCTAAAGGGATTACCCTAGATACAAATATTATATTAAACAATCAAGTTGATGTATATCTTGGTGGACATCTTCTTAGAAAAGATAGTCTATACCAGCACAATACAGAAATTCAACTTGATAGTATATCTACAAGTACTATTGTTGGAACTGTTCAACATTTTGTTGACCTATTAAATGTTAATGCATTGCCAGGCGATAGCTACACCGATACCAGCACTGGAAAAGTTTGGACATTCACTAGTACAAGAAGCGATGATATTAATGTGCCTGGATGGGTATATTCGGGCATGACTTTAACAGCACCGGATTATACTGTATTTGTCGATGGTGCAGTACAAAAAATTCAGTTAAATAATGCTGTACAAGATGGATTAGAGCTAGCATTAGTTAAAAAGCACGGTATTACTAGCGATTTTAACGATGTATTAACAACTGCAACAACTCAAAGATTGTGGAATAGTACATCAACTATAGCTCTGTTCTTAAAAGATAGTCCTACAGAATTACCAAAAGTTATTTTTACATCTGCAGATGGTATTTTAAGGGATGAGCAAGCAAGACCATTAACAAATGAACACGATGAAGTTTTAACAGGAAAATCGTAAAATGCCAAATGTAAATTTATTACCTACAATTAATACAGCAACTGATAATAATTCATATTTTGTTGTATCTGATAACGGGCTAGTCCGTCGTTTTAAGTTTGAAAATCTGTTAAATCAAGTACAGAAGACAATTCCTGATGCTAATAGAACTGATCAAAATTTATTCACAAATACAGATGTTACTTTTAGAAGTGTTACAATAAATGATGTTGCTCAAAGACTTGCCGGAACAACTGATCCTGCACACGGATTCCAAATTGAATGTTTTAGTCCTAATGGACCTGCGTTAAAAACAAACGATATTCTGGGAGCGATACGATTTGGCGGATACGATGGCAACCAATTTGTTATCAAAGATGGACTAGTTTCGTCTGCTGGTATCAATGCTGTTGCTGCACAAGATTGGTCAAACAACGGAACTACAAATACATCGGCTGCGTCTGTATTACAACTTTATTATCAACCTGTAAACACTAGATTAGAAAGACAAAGCAGGGTTACTGCTATGTTTGTTTCAAGCACACAGACTAACTATTCATTACCGCCTACTTCAATAATTAGAATAGGAGCAGTACCGACTAGTGCTAATCTTGTAACAACTTCGTCAGATGGAAATACTAGTTATCAAGGACTAGGAAGAGCAGATGTTTCTTTTTTAAATTCACGAGTTCAAATTATTGGACATCCTGGTGAAGATACAGGTGCTCCTAACGCTACTCTAACAGGAACAAATGCGTTAACATTCTCATCTAGCCGGGGCAATATTTTTGCAGGTAACAGACAAGCATTACAAATTGACGATAGTCTTGGAGTAATTCAATTTAATGGAGTTACTCAAACTTCTCCCGGTCCTGACATCGGACGCCCTGCTATAATTATTCGAGCACACACTACTTGTAATTTTACAAATCAACAACAAGGTGCAGGACTTCATGTAAGAATGATGTCTAGCTCGACAAACAAAATGGTACTGGCATTAGACCTTCAGCCAGAAGGAAGTCACTACCATAGTGCATATCATGAATTTACTGACATGGACGGAAACAACAGTATCACTATGTCTGGCAATACTATTGTTTTTAGCGATCAGTCTATTCAATCTACTGCCTATCAAGGGTTTGTTTCTGTACCGACAAGTTCAAGTTCTCAAGGAAATCAAGGACAAATGGCCTATGACAGCAATTATTTTTATGTTTGTGTAGCACAAAACCACTGGAAGCGTATTGCAGCCTCGGATTTTTAACAGCATAAATAGCATATTGGAATATAACAAAATGACAGATAATTCTACTAATCATAAGGATACAGGCGCTTTCACAGTAAAAGGGCATATTAAGATCTATGATCCGGAAACTGGTGAAGTTTACCGCGATCAACCAAATGCTATTCACTACGAAAATTTTAGTGTTGCTCTAGCTGCCAGTACAAGCAATCAAGGACATAGCTTTATTTCTGAAATGTGCTTTGGTAATGGAGGAACTCGTATTGATGATACCGGAATTATTACTTACCTAACACCCAATGTAGTAGACGGAAGTGCAAGTTTGTATAACCAAACATACATAAAAGGGGTTGATGCTAATCAACCGGGTGCGCTCAATCCTACACGCAACTACATGGAGATTCGACATGTAGCCGGATCTTATTATACAGACATTGTGGTTAGTTGTTTATTAGACCTAGGAGAACCTGCAGGACAAGATGCATTTGATACTGCGGCTAATACCAAAGGTAGTTATGTATTTGATGAAATTGGTCTGCGCGGTTATAGCCCAGACGGTCCTGGACAAGGATTATTATTAACTCATGTTATTTTTCACCCTGTTCAAAAGAGTTTGAACAGACTAATTCAAATTGATTATACTGTACGAGTACAGAGTTTGACTGCCTAAGGAGTAACAGATGTCATACATAGTTTACACCAATAGCGGAACAGTACTAACAACAGTAGCAACTGGTAAACTTAATACCAGTACAGTTAGTCTTACACTGGTAGGAAGAAATACACCTAACTACGGTCAATATTTTAATCAAAATTTTATTGATCTATTAACAAATTTTGCAAGCCCTAGCTATGTTCCTCCTCAATATCCAATCGAAGGACAGCTATGGTACGATACAACTAGCCATAGACTAAAAATTTATACGGCAGGCAACGGATTTAAAATCATTAATGCTCCTGTTATATCACCGGCACAACCAGTTGGCCAAGTACCCGGCGAATTCTGGTATAATCCAACAGAAGAAAGTTTAAATTTTTTAAACAGTGACGGACAGTATGTAATTATTACTACTTTTCCTAAAAACGATGTAAGCGGATGGATACATCCAACTAATCCTATATTAGATGCAACAACAAATACAACAAAGGTTAGTTTATTAAAGAGTTACGGAGATATAGTCGGAGCATTAACCACTGCAGGATTTACAGCAAGTCTCATTGATAGCACTGGAGTTTTTAAAAGAGCCAATACATCATCATTTGAAGTTGTCAGTGGCCTTACTATTATTGGAGATATGAAAGTTACAGGAGATCTAGTTGCTGGTAATTTTATTTCTAAGTCTACTTTAAAGTCGGTTGTAGCATCGTCGGTAGATTTTGCAGATTTTAAGCAAAGAATAGCATCACTATAAGAAAAGATTATGCCATACATTTTAAAGAAAACTAACGGACAAACATTAACAACGGTACAAGACGCCAGTGTAGATAACTCTACAGGCTTGACATTTGTTGGTAGAAATTATAGCGGGTATGGTCAGCCAGTTGAAGAAAATTTTGTAAAGTTATTAGAAAATTTTGCAAATACTACAGCCCCAGCAAAACCGGTACAGGGCCAACTTTGGTTTAACAATGCTCCTAATAGTCGTAGACTTTTAGTTTCTTATGATGGTAAAAGTTTTAGAGATGTTTCAAATGTGCCATACAGCACATCTGCTCCAAAGAATGCCACTACTGGTGACCTATGGTGGGATAGTCTAAACAGTCAAATTAAGGTCTATGATAGTGTAACTGACACCTGGACTGCAAGCCAACCAAACGGCGGCGCAGGAAGTGCATGGGATTTTGGCAGAATTTTAGATAGTGACTTAGTTGAAAGAAATTCCATCAAAGCAGTACTAGGTGGTTATACAACTCTTAACATAAGTGCAACGGAATATGTTCCAGACGGCTCTGCAAATTTACCACAGTTTCCAATAGTCAAGAAAGGAATTACCTTAACAGGTGCAGATCCTGTTACAGGAGTTAGCGCAACATCTACAAGTTCGAATTATATTTTTTGGGGAACAGCAGCCGATGCTCTAAAGTCCCAACACATTGATATTTCATCTAACACAACTACCGCTACATATTATCTGACATTTGCTACAGGTACAAGCGGCACTCAAACATTATATGCTCGCAGTAACATAAGTTACAATCCAACTACTGATGTATTAAATGTTACCGCAGCCAGTGCTCTATATGCTGATATTGCAGAACGCTATGAATCAGATGCAGTATATGAACCTGGAACCGTTTTAATGCTTGGCGGCGAAAAAGAAGTTACTTTAGCCTGCTATAGTGCTACGACAGCAGTCGCAGGAATCGTGAGTACAAAACCTGCATATATGTTAAATTCTGAGGCAGGATCCGACGAAACTCACCCCTTTATTGCCTTAAAAGGTCGGGTTCCTTGCAAGATTTGCGGCCCTGTTAAGAAAGGTGACATACTAGTATCCAGCGGAGATAAGCCTGGATATGCTTGCGTGGCAGATCCAACATACTCAGTTCATCCGGCTGCTATAATAGGAAAAGCCCTCGAAAATTTCGAAGGCTCTTTTGGTGTAATTGAAGTTAAGGTTTAAATAGCCATTGGTGCTTTAATAGTATCGTGGCTTTCGTAGTCTTCCAACTCAACATCTTCCATTGTAAATTTATTGATATCTGTTATTGCAGAGTTCAACTTTAATTTTGGCAATGGTAATGGATTTCTTGATAATTGCTCTCGAACCTGATCAAAATGGTTTTGATAAATGTGTGCATCACCGATGGTAATGATTAAATCACCAACTTCTAATCCACATACCTGGGCAATCATATGTGTGAATAAAGCATAAGATGCAATGTTAAATGGCACTCCAAGAAACATGTCTGCACTTCGTTGATACATCTGACAACTAAGTTTACCATTGTTTACATAGAATTGACTCATCATATGACATGGTGGCAATGCCATTAACTCTAGTTCTCCGGGGTTCCACGCACTAATGATATGTCTGCGACTATAAGGATCTGTTTTGATACCGTTAATTAAATCAGATAATTGGTCTAAGTTTTGTAATACAACTTTGTTGATTCGGATAAGCGGCTTGCGCCAACGTCGCCACTGCACTCCGTAGACCCTACCAAGGTCGCCTGGGTGTCGTCTAAGTCGTTTATTAGCCCAATAATCTGCACTAGCGTTGGCCGTCCATATAGTTGTCTTGCTAGTGTTACGATCTCCATGTAGTATCTCAGCGAGGCGTCTTTCATCTCCGCTTCCTTCTATAAACCATAACAGTTCGCTAACAACAGCACGCCATGCTAACTTTTTAGTAGTGAGTGCTGGGAATCCTTGTTGTAGATTAAACCTAAGTTGCATACCAAAGATACCTCTGGTTCCAACTCCGGTTCGGTCTGGACGATCATCGCCTGATTCTAAAATTTCTTTTAAGGCGCCAAGATAAACGGTATCTGCTGTCATTAAATTTTTGTTATTTGTTTTTCGTTGTAGATGTGTAACGCACCTGCAACTTCTGGTACAGTACACTCTACGACTACTCGACGCTCGCCTGCAAGCGTATCAAATACTGCAACTACAACACCGGGCCATTTATAACCCGATGTTTTTTCTACTTTATCACCGATACTGAACATCAGGCTTCGGCTCCTTCTTTTTTGGCCTTGGCCTTGGGAGGATCGATAGCATCTGCTTGTTTACGTAATGCTTGTGCCTCTTTAAAGAGCTTATCTGCTTTGCTACGAAGTTGAGTAGGACTTAGTGTTTCTGTTGACTCAACTGGTGCTTCGTAGTTGACAGAACCGGAAGTTGTACGACCTGGGTCGTCTGCAGGAATTACAGGAGTATCAAAATTTGTATCTAACTCTGCATTAACTTCTTTGCTAGTCTTTACATTATCTTTGATACTACCGTCTCTGACAGCAAGGTCGTCAACACTTACACCTCGTTGTTCTGCAATTAGCTGATTTAGTTCGCTTAGAACAACAGTTACATTTGGATTCCCAGTAGGAGTCATTAGAACCATACTGGTAGGAACTTTTTTCAACATTCCACGAGAATGAAGAGCGTTCAACATTGAACTTCCGTCCTGAAATCTGCGAACAGCTAGGACATCTGCCAGTTCATTTGCTTCTTGGCCGCTAGGGTCTTGGATGACACTCATTAAAGAGTCGTGCCACGAATCTGGTAAACTGCCTGTGCCTATAACCAGAGCACTACCAGAATCACCTGGCAATGTTCTGTAGGCTACGGCGACTTTAGCACCGTTGTTTTTCATTTTGCCTACATGCTTCATATATTTTCCTTATTCGTGTGTTTGTTCTTGCTGATCAGGAACGGGCGGCGCTGGAGGTGTTACAGCATTAATAAATGCATTTAACCTGTCAAATACTCCGCCTACTCCTGCAACCTCGGCTGCACCAAATGCACCGCGACGAACTGCGGTATCGATAATAGAACGAATGTTTTGTAGATCAACAATGTTTAATTCTGGTTGTGGAGCCTGTGGAGCTTCAGGTTGTCCGCCAACGTCTTGGCTAACAGTCTGGGCTTGTTCTTGGTTTTCCATTTTAAATTTCCTTTTTATTTTTTATGTACATAAGGGCAACCCAATGTAAGCATAGTAATTTCTCTAGGATCTTCTACGCCAATTTCTATCATTTCCACAGTTTTATTATTACTGTCTAAAGATAAAGTCTTGCGGATTGCATACCTACTATTTAAGTGGTAGTTAATCCATTGGTCTAAATTCTTGAGATCACAAATACCAATTTTAATTTTGGTAAAATGATTGGGGATAAAGCTCAGACGCCTTACCCCCAAGACACTCAACGGGTTTACTTCGTTTCTACTTAGACTCATTTTCCTAGTTCGTAGTGTGCGGTCTGTCCAAAGGGTGCAATAATTTCTTTGTTGCCATGTATAATAAACAGCGTATCGCAGTAGTCCTCATCACCCCAGCTACCACAAGGGTATCCATCTGTGAACATAATGAATTTTTTGGGTTGAATGTCGTTATCTTTCATGAATTGGAAGTTAACATCAAAGTCAGTACCACCACCCCCTTGGCAACGATAATCATTAATATCTTCTGCGGTATCACCTGTGAATTGTTGATAGCCATAGACATCTGTATCGAAAGTCCACAGATCAAGTTTAAAGTCTTTATACTCTTCCATAATGCCTTTAACTTCGCTTAAGAAGTCTTTAGCCATTGCATCACTAATAGATCCGCTCATGTCAATACAGACACTGACATCAATGGTTTCTTCATTCATCATACCAGGTAAAACAGCACCGCAGTGTTGGCTCTTACGATTGGGACGAGTAAAACTGAAGTTGCTCTTAAAGATACTTTGGATGTTCATACGCAACATTTGTCGCCAGTCCATCTTAGGCTCAGTAAACGCTTGAATCATTCTTGCAACACCTGCAGGAACTTTACCAGCACCTGCGGATTGTGCGGCCGCAACCATTGCTTCTTTGATCTCGTCACGGATCTGTTTCTTTTCCTCAGCAGTTAGCTTAGGGCGCTTGCTCTTGCCATCACCGTCTTGTTCATCACCGTCGCCGTCACCTTCGCCATCACCGTCAAGGTGTTCATCCAACAGCTCGCCTAGCTGACTAATGTCAATCTTAACGGCATTCTTTTCAATGTCTTCGTAAATTTGTTCGTAGCTCCAACCGCGATATTTGTTGTCTTGGAAAATTTTAATAAAATGCGGCACTTCACCGATACGCTCGTCTTTAAGGATTTGATTAGCGGCATAGTCAGCGGCAATGTTTGACAACTGTGGATCTCGGCTTTCACGGCGTCCCATGTGATCAAATACATTATGTAAAACTTCGTGTGCAAATCCAAATTCGCATTCTTTTGGATTAAGTGCGTGAACAAAATCGTTGTTATAATAGAAGTGGCGACCATCTGTGGCCAATGTACCAATCCAGTCTGTAGCGTCGACTAGTTTAAGACGAGTAGCCAAATTACCAAAAAAAGGATGTCGCAGTAGAAGGCCAATACGGGCAGTGATTAGTTTCTCAACAATCTTATTTTTTTGATCTTGAGTAAATTCTTGTTTGGTTATTTGTTTTTGTTTAGTTGCTGTAGTTGTCTTGCTCACAATAAACTCCTGTTTTGTGTATATATACAATTATACACTCAAAATGTAAAAAATGCAAGTAAAAAGGCCCCGAAGGGCCTTTGGTTAACCTTCCATGGCAGTAATAATGTACTTGCCGTACTTGTCGTGGAAACGATCGAAGTTATTCAATTTGGAAGCATCAAACGGAAGCTGATAGTTAGTCAACGCAACCTTAGCGCCCATAACAACCAATTCAGTTGGGAAATTATCCATCATGAAGCCAAAGAAGTTATCGGCCATACCGTCCCAATCTTTGACCTTCTTTTCGTAGGCACTTTGAAGTTCGTAACACATACTAACAGTCAAAGAGTACATGGCGGAGATTTCCTTGATGTCACATTTCTTAACATCGCCTTTAAGGATAGCCTCGGGTTTGGGCATTTGCTTGGCAACTTTGCGGTGAGCCATAAACTTAACTGCAAGACCTTCACCAATAGCACCTGCAACCAAATCAGTCAAAGTGTTTTCGGGCAAGTCGTCGTCTTGCAAAAGTTCGCTAACAAACGACCAAGAACGCGGTGTAGCGAATGCACGGCTCGAACTCTTCGGATCAAAGTCATAAAGATCTTGTTTAGCAAAGCCAACATAACCAACAACCTGCTCGTGGACTTTATTATTAGTAGCCCATTGGAGCCAATCTTCGTAATCAGTTTTCAGTTCAATGTGAACAAACCGGTTTGCCAACGGAGCAGGCATACGATAAGTAACGCCCTTGTCGGTTTCACGGTTACCTGCGGCAACAATTGAAACACCTTTGGGCAGTTTGTAAGTACCTACACGGCGGTTAAGGATAAGCTGATAAGCGGCTGCTTGAGTAGCAGGAGCCGCAGAGTTAAGTTCGTCTAAGAACAAAATTGCGGTGCTGTCTTCGTCTTGCGGAAGCTCAGAAGGCGGAGCCCAGGTCATGGACTTAGCATCGGAATTGTAATAAGGAATACCCTTAATGTCGGTAGGTTCCCAAAGGCTTAGTCGAACATCAATAACCTCGCGGCCTTGTTCGTCACCAATTTGTTTAACAATATCGGATTTACCGATACCTGGAGGACCCCACATAAAAACCGGGCGCTGAATTTTAACACATTTACGAATGCTTCGTTTAGCTTCGTTAGGAGTAACAGTACGATTGGTAGAAATTTGCTCTGCCATTTTTTGCTCTTTCAAAGTTAAGATTGAAATACTAAAACCTTGTTGCTTCAGTATGTTATTATTATACAGTCAATCTTGTGTCTTGTCAAGTGCTCTGGCTTTTGCTGTAGTAAATTTTTCAATGTTGCCCGAAAACAACACTAATTGTACAGCCATTTTGTCGCTAAAAACCCAAACTCCTTTGTGGTTTATATGCCACGGACAATCTATATAATTGTCCAACCGGAGTACTAGTTGATTGGTATATTTAAATCCTTCTCTGGTCTCTTCAAACCGGACAAAATGAGATTTAAAATATTTGGATAAGGTTTCGAACCCTTGTGGTGTAAGACGCATACCACCCGTTTCTTTGTTTCTAGGGTTTTGCCAAAAAACAGATTGAAGTTTTTTTAGGTGTGGATCGTCAATGGCAAGACCTTCTTGTTCTGCCAAATATTTTGTGATTTCAATCTTTTGGTTCTTCAAGGAACTTCTCACCTGTTGTAAGTTTAAAAACAGAGAAGTCCGCTGTATTGAATTGTTTATTCAATTTTTCAGCAAGATTAAATGCATGGCCGCTATTTGAAAAACTAACTTTTTTGTATTTTGGCCCAACTTGTTGTGCCACGATACTGTTTGTTTTTAAATTAATGGGCTTGTCTTTATAAAAAACAGCCCAAATGGCATCCGCATCTAAAACTTGTTCTGTCTTATATGTTTTCTTATTTGTTATTTCTAACAAAACGGTTGGCTTTGGTCTGCTCATAATATATACGCTACTCCGATAAGTGCGTATATATTTACCAAAATTAGATCAAAAAGTTCCGCCGTTAAACTTAACTACAATGTCTTCTTGTGGAGCAGTACCTGTTGGTTCCCCGGCTAGTCGTGTCATGACAACACTAAGACTATTCTGTAGGTCAGTTACTTCTTTAATAGATAAAGTTAGATTCTTTTGACCAGTTTTAATAGCAACTCTGGCCTTATTTAAAAAATCTTCAATCGGAAGTGTATTAAGATCGCTCATTCCTTACTCACAATACTTAATTTAACTTTCATTTCGTTTTCTGTTTTAAACGGGCCGTAATATGGGTATCTTTGTAGGGTTATTAGTTTAGGGCAAAAACTTGTAGCCCACCCCTTTTTTCTATAGATAATATAATAGCCTGCACAGTATTGACTTTTACTTTTTGGGCTTTTTGCAAATAAAGGTAGTCGTTCTTTTACACTATACACAGGATCATAAGGTTTGTAACTGCAAGGAAAATCGTAGATCACATAATTTTTATCGCCAGCGTCTTGCGTTTTTTTGCGTACACTTTCTTCGAATAGCTCGATGCCAAGTTGTGTTTTTAATTCAGACAGAGTTTTAAACCCTACTGCCTTGCCCTTGTGTATAAAATGATAGCCCTTTTTATCTTTTGTAATCGCACCTATTTTTCTTTGATTTTCAGTTACGACCCATTCTTTATTAGGAATTAATACCTTTGCTGTATTCACTGTGTGTACCTCGCATTAAGTGGTTCGGCGTAGCTCTGTACCTGTTCACTGACTTTTTGCAAATCATATTCGGCACAGAATTTCATTAACCTAATTCCAACCTGTGGAATATTTTTATCTGCTTTCGTAGCAGTTTCGATTGTTTCTTTGATAATGTATTTAATCTCTTCGGGCTGTGCAGTTAGGTCACATAGCACAACATTTCGATTATAATCATCCAACACACGATGCTCTGTGCCCTCGTGGTCGGTCCAACGCTGAAGCATTAGGTTGTTCCATGCCCATCCTTTACTATCTCGGTCGGCATAGGCTTCACGGAGACCAACTTTATTCTTTGTGCCTTTCTCGCGTACTCCCGGATAAGCACTAAAGATGTTGTCGGAGGTGTCGCCACGCATACACTTCTCAAAGAGTAGCCATTTAGGGTCCGGTGCGCCTTTTGCTTCACCAGTTTTCTTATCAATGACAGGTTTACCTTTGGCATCAAAATATCCTTCATGTGTCGTTGTAATTTCCATTACGCCATTATATTGTCGAACATTTGGAGCAATGAGCTGTGCGAAGTCGCCGTCTGTTGAAATGATAACATGGTTGTCATTAGGGTGTGTTTGGATAAACCCAGCAATGAGATCATCTGCTTCTAGTTGTGGATTGTGCAGAACAGTGCAATTAGTTTTATTGATAATGAAATCTTTAAACTGATCAAATGTTTCCCAAAACACACGATCTTCTTCGGCCTCGCGAGGGCTCTGCGCGGCCCGAGCGTCGGAGCGGTTCCTCTTGTAAGGAGCATAATGATCTTTGCGCCAGCTACGACCTTCGAGACAAAATACAATATGGTCTCCGTTAAAGTCTCGCCATGCCTTGCGAATACTACCAAGTGTTGTATGAATACTCATACCAACCTTGTCTTCTAGACTACCGCGAATAACATGTCGGGCACGGAAAAAGGTGTTTGCAGTATCTACAAGAATATAAGTTTTAGCCATTAGCTGACCTCAGTTCTACCATCATCTCTCAAAGCGCGATTTACATAGCCTGCGCCTCTACGGCTCATGTCAACACCTTCGTCGGCGCCAACATTACGACAAAGTTCGTTAAACCATTGATCCACAATTTCTTCGTCTGTAGCACCAGTATAACCGGCACCTCTTAATTGTACTACAAAATACTCATTCCAGTCAAGTTCGAAAAAACCATTTCTTACATTTTCTTTGTTTACATGAGTTTCCAAAACAGCTACCCAGGGTTCTTTCTTTTCTGTGGCCAATTCTTTTGGACTTAGTTTAGCCAATCGTTCTTGTTCTTTAGCTCTTTCGGCTGCTTCCGTTGCGGCAGTAGCAGTTTGTTTGGCTTCTTCTGCAATTTGTAATGCTTTTTCGGCATCTGCCTTTGCCTGTGCTTCTACCTTATCTATACCTAATATTTTTTTAAATAGATTTTTCATTGTTTCCCTCGTAAATTCCAAAAGATAAACTCGTTCCGTTCAATCCAGTATTCATCTAGAACAGGATCACCGGGTCCAGAAATCCATCTTTCCCCGTGGTATGCTCTCCTACCCCACAGTCGTTTACCTGTTAGAAAACATTTTTTTGGAGCCCAACACATTTTAAGAGTCCATCCTGAAGCTCTGCGTAGTCCCCAATCTTCTGAGGGCGGACTTTGTTGCACTTCGTCACTCATTCTGCTTAGGCTCATCTTTCTCTTTGACGCAAACCCCGTCATTAGGTTCCCCATTCGTTTTTAAACAGTGGCACCTGAAGTCGATCACTGTACCGCCATCCTTTTCGCATTGCCATTTCTGCCACTGCACGATTATTAAGGGTGTACACCCGCTCAACACCACCAACAGGCATAATATAAACAGGACCCGTAAAGCCTGCCGCCCTATATTCCTCAACAGCTCGTTCAGCATCTGCAAGATCCTCCTCTGTGCTAATAACAAACTTCAAATAAACATAAGCACCGATATCTTGATATGCTTTAACTACTGCTGGTTTGATAGCATCCTTCCACGGCTCGCCACTACAAGGAAGTTTGGCACTAACGCTGAATGTAATTTCTCTGCTATAATTTTTCTCGTGATCCCATTGCCAGTCTTTTAGGAATTGAGCGAAGTCTGCAGTCAGTCGCATGGTGCCATTTGTCTCAAATGTAAGTTCACGCAGACTACGCATCTTAGGATGATTGAGCAGGTCTGGATATTGCTTCTGCCATCCTAGTAATGGTTCGCCTCCTGTGATTACGAGATGTTCGTACCGCCATTCTTTGTAAGGTAACGTATCCACAATAGCATCGGCAATCGCATCAGTAGAAAGAAGGGGAGATAGATGCTTAAAGCGAGGATCCCAACTAGCGTAACTATCACAACCTGTACTAACCAAAGGAAGCGATTTGTACTCGGTGTACTGAGCCGGGTCAATATTGTTTGCTTCATTGCTAAGTTCTCCTCGTGGCATGCCAAACCCTTGGCACTTAAAGTTACACCCGAAGGTGCGTAAAAAGACAGAAGGAACACCCATATAGCGTCCTTCGCCTTGTACTGAATAAAAAAGTTCTGCGATTTTAATCTTGCTCATATATTTTTGACCATTGCTGTAATTTTAATTTTTTGTTTTCTGTTGCAACTTCTATTCCGTCTCTGTCGATAATACCTTGTTCAACTAGAATATCAACCATAGCTAACACATCACCTATTTCAATTTCGAGCATTGTGCTATGTTTTACACCTGATTTGTAGTGAATACTATTTAGACCAAATCTTCGGCACTTGCTAATTTCTACAATAACTTCGCCGCACTCTTCTTGGAGTATATCAAGGGCTTCTTGAAAACGAGATGGGTTAGGGTTCATAGATGCTTTCGTACGATAAGTACATTATACATATTTTATTTAGACTTGTCAAGGACATTATGGAAAAAACAATTATATCTTGGACTTTAAACGATTATTGTAAAGCACAATGTGAATATTGTCCTACCCATTCTAAAGGGGGCGGACAACCACCAGAGATAAGTGAATATATCCGAATTGCAAATCTTCTTATAGATTCTTATAAAGTAAAGCAAGGAAGAAATATAGAATGGATATTTAATGGTGGAGAACCATTTGATATGGATTATATGCCTTCGTTTCTTAAATTATGTAAGGAGCACGGGGATAGTGTAACGCTACATACTAGCGGCGGAAGATTATGGATCGATTGGTGGGCAGTTGAGCCTCATGTAGATAATCTTGTATTAACATTTCACCATTGGCAAAATCCGGCTCTTATAAAATACATTGTAGATACCTTTAAAAGCAAAGGCAAAGGATTTAGTTTAAGTGCCCCTATTAGACACACAAATGTTCAAGAAGATATTGATCGCGTACTAGAACTTGAGGATCAACTTGGAATGTTAATTACAAAAACTCAATTATATTTCAACGCAGATCCTAGTGCAGGAATGTTAAAATACAGTTGGGAAGATCTACAGAAAATAGATTTTTTTAATTTAACCAAAGAAGGCAGAGTTCGAGCACTTGAAGAAAAAGCAAGAAGGATAGAAGAACAAAAAAAGCGAGAGGAAGAAAGATTACGCCGTCTTGCTGAGCAACCACCACAGCCTGTGCCGGCACCACCTCCGCCACCTCCGCCACCTCCACCGGTAGAAAAAAGTCCTTTAGTTGAGGAAGTTATATACTTCCAAGAAACTACCTGGGATCAGAGATACGAGGATTCTTACAATCAACATCCTAGCTATGCAGGACAGATGTGTAATGCCGGTGTAGAGAAATTAGTTATCGGGGCGCAAGGATGGGTAGCAGGTAGTAATTGCAATAATATTCCCTTAGGCAATATTTGGCATCCTGGATGGATGCCGCCCCAGGGTCCTCAAAAATGTGGAATGAAAGCCTGTGTAGATGCAAGCGATCAACTGATTACAAAGTTCCCTCTGAACGACCTTTAAGGTATTTGTCGTTGTGCATCCATGCACCTTTGTACCAGAATCCCCATTCTCGCTTTTGAGGTCCGGGCATGAATAGCGTCCAGCAGTCTACACCTTCGCATAGTTCAATACGATGATAACTAGTGGCACTACAAACACGGAAGTGACCAGGACCGCGCCACATTCTTTCTTCACCGATCTTTTCTCCATTGGAGTTAAACTTTCCTACCCATTCGTAGTAGCCGCCCTTTAGGATAATCGTAGCATAACCCCATGGGTGATCATGCACATCATCGGGATCTGACTTAAGGAAACGGTGAAGAAACACATTGAAGGGGAAATGCTTTCTATCTTTAAGAAAAAGGTAATAGCGTTCGAGATAAGGTTCATCGTTAATCCTGTCCATTACAATTCGTTTACGACCAAGTTTTTCTAACAAGTTAAGCAATAGCTTCATTTTGGCTCATCCAATTATATGTGGTTTCTACAATGTTTAACAAGGTACTATTCAACGGAGCCCAGTTTGTGTCTTGAATGAAAGCGGAAGGATCTGCAATAAGTTCTGCAGGATCTCCATCGCGAACCGGGCCAAAATTATAACGAAGCGATTTTTGAGTAACTTTCTTAACAGCTTCGGTAATTTCTAAGTTAGAATAACCATGTCCTGTGCCTAGATTATATGCTCTGAATTCTCCTTTGTCAAGAGAGTCACAAAGAGTTACAGCCTTAACATGTGCATCAGCAATATCACTGACATGTAGATAATCTCTTATACAGGTACCGTCTTTTGTAGGAAAATCTGATCCGAAAATTGTAAATGGAGTATCCTCGAGTATTGCTTGAACTACTCGGGGAATTAAGTGACTATCATTCCATACATTACCTAATTCGCCGTCTTTATCACAACCACAGGCATTAAAATATCGTAAAGCAATGCTACGATGACCAAATGCACGACTGTGATCTGAAATAACATACTCACACATTTTTTTACTATGACCGTATGGACTAACAGGAATTCCTTCGGCAGATTCTAAAATAGGAACTGTACAGTTATTACCATATGTTGCCGCACTACTACTGAATATAATTTTACCTTGCCAGCCCAACGATTGTAGATCGTTTAAGAATGTATTAGTCTTGGCAACATTGTTATTATAGTATTCTCCAGGATCTTTAATGCTAGGTCCAACTAGACTTGTTCCTGCAATGTGTATAACAGCATCGGCTTCTTCGCGGTGTACAATCTCAGCACCAAGATTTACAAAGTCGTCAATAAACAATTGATCAACAAAGGAAGCTCCTTGGGGGATTGTATAGTTTCTATCTATACCTACGACCCGATATCCTGCTTTCTTAAAAGCCTTAGCGGTGTGCCCGCCAATAAAGCCAAGCACACCGGTTATAACAACAGTTTTAGTATTTTGATTCACGAGTATGACTACGGTAATCTGTGGACATACGCAACCATTTCTCACCCCGCCCGTCCATAATATCGCAGATGCGATCAATGGTACCATTGTTCCAGTTGCTAATATCTCCTGTATTGTGTTCCCACTTAAGAAGGTCTTTTAACTTATTCATAGCATCGTATATACTCCATGGAATATAAAGTCTGCTATGATCGTTAGCAAAAGTTTCTGGGAAACTACGATAGGCAGGATAAAGTACATTACAACCAAGAGTGTCTGCTTCGGAAACAGTATTACTAACCCAATCTTGTAATGCACAATTAAACAAAACACGAGTATCGTTAAGGAGGTTATAATAATCGTTTTTGCTTAGATCTTCAAAAACAGTTAACAGGCCCCGATTCTGTAGATCTCGTGTGCGTTGCATATAGCTATCATTATTTGATCTCAGCTTGGCACCGCTGAATATACAAAACTCTACAGGAATGCTATTTCCGTATTGCTTGTTCCATTCTTCGATTAGATCCATGTAGAAGTCGGGCTGTTTCTCTTGATCCCAACGAGCTGCAAAACCTACACGCATTTTGCGTTGATTAAAAGGAATTAGATCTCCAACACGACTACGAACTTCATCTTTACCAAATGCTAATCCTGAAATATTGTAGATTGGCGCCTTCCAGCCTGCAATCTTCATATGCATTACCATTTCTTCGTTAGTTGCAAGTACTCCGTCTACAAATGAATCAACCATTTTTTCGTAATGTCCCATGAAATCTTGCATACCCCATACATGAACAAAGTCATCAGGATCAATGGACTGAGCAAGACAACGAACATAAATCCTAGGCCTGAGACTAGCATCGATCTGCTTAAGAATATATGGGAGGCTTTCGATTCCAGGCTGAAACATATCCTCAAAGTAAATAACATCTTCATTGTTAAGTTCACCAGCCTTCATCATACGCACAAGATTCATAAGTTGGCTCATACCAAAATATGTGCGTCCGTGTGCATCTAATACTTGCCCTGTTACAATTGCTTGATCGTTACTAAGTGTATCGCCGGGCACTAACACATAGTCAATGCCTCGGCGCTTAAACACAGCTTCGTTCCAGTCTTGTAACTGTAGAGTATAACGGGCCTTGTAGGGCTCAAGACCCATGTAATACAGTTTTCTCATGTGCGTTGTTTATAATCTTTTTTAAACTTTCTGTCATTATAATAAGGACGAGAAAAGTCTCGATATTCTTTACTCTTGTAAAGATCCGCAGGGTTAAAAGGTAGCAGATTAAATCTGCAATGATCCAACCATTTATCAAGATCGTCAAAGATCTTTGTAACTTCGGGTTTCATAACAAGAGTTTTCTGAATGTATGCAGGAACTGACATTTTATTTAGATGTGATTAAAAATTGATGATGGAAATTTAATGAAGCAACCATTTTCGTTGTCTTCACTTACCTCAATCCAAACCTCGCGGCCTGGATATCTTGCGACGATTGTCTTGAATAAATCACGAGCAATCATTTCGCAGGATTTGTAGTCAAGGCTTAGAGTGGCACCTTGACCATTATACAACGACTCGAGCCATCGTTTGAATTGGATGAATTCGATGTCCCGGTCATCGTGGAACACATTGATCCACACCCTGAAATGAAAGATGTGGCGATGAGGATAGCCCAAAAACGATACATCATATTCATCACCTGTAGCTAGATTAGGATCTTCCAAAGCAGCCGGATATTTGTGAATACCTTCTTTTTGGAATTTAACCCAAATCATAGAAGTTTCTTTTTCACTCATTGGTATCTTTCTTTGCTTTTGTAGTTGGCTTTTTTACATCAGACTTCTGTGGGATATTGTCTTTCATCATGTTATACATCTCCCAGAGTTTCCAATCGATGCTTTCAAGCAACTTAAACAGTTTTTCTTGTGGGTCCTCTTTAGGACTTCCTTTTGTAATTTTTGAAGTAATCATTTTAATACCTTATCGTTTTTATATTTAGACCAGTCTGTAAATTTGCTACGATCCATTAGGGATTGTAGACTGTGTGTCCACACACCGGGGTTTGTTGCGTTAAAATCTTTGTCATCGATTTTAACCATAGTGTTATAATTCCACAATTTTATATAGGGAATTCGTACACTAATTTGGGGAATAAAGTTATTGTAATCGCAGAGTCCACCTTCGTGGAATTCTTCAACGGCACTGGTCGGAATGTCAAGGCTACAAAGATATCCGCGATCAAGAAAATATGTAATCATTGATTCCCAACGTTGCCATTCTAGATTATCTTTAGGATTAAAACTTTGATTGGCACCAAAGAAAATATGTCTAATATGCTTGGTGGTATCTGTATAAGAATTTTGATCTGTAAGAAAACTTTCAATAACTTCTATTGATTGAATATCTGTTACGAACAGTGTTTCTAGGCCAAATGCAGGAGTATGCTCAACTTCGGTTCCAATAAAGAACATAACATCTTCACTTGAACCAGACTCGTAATCACGCTTCATTTTTCTTTTTGCGCTTAGTTGTTTTAACAGTATTAACTTTAACAGAGTTTTCGTACTCTGTCAACGCATTTTGGACATCTCTGGTTAATGCCTCATCATCCCAAATTAATTCGGTTTTACCATCTGCGTAGGTCTTAACAGTTAAATGACTACCCTGATTAATCTTAGGCCATCCATCACTAGGAACATTTACCATTTCTGCTATATCTGCAGATTCGATTACTTTTTTCTTGCGTGGCATTTTATTCATCCTTAAAATCTGTAACATTGCCCTCGGCATCGGCAATAATAATGCGGGATACCGAACCGTCTTCGTTGGTAACTTCTAACGGTCCCCATACCCAGCATTGAGTTTCGTCAAGGAACCAATCACCGTCCCCATCTTCTTCTAGTGCGTAAGACCCTTCTTCGTTAATTAATTCCTCTAGGCGTTCTGCTTCATCGGAATCTTCGATACCTTCAATATCGATATCTCCCCAGCAGCCGCCATCGAACATTTCAACCATTTCTGAATTTTCAATATTACTACCGCTTACTGAGAATAGATCTAAACTATCTTTAGCACCATTGCCGCCAGGTACTTCAGTAAATTCAAAGTCTGGAAATTCATCATCACTAGTTTCAATCGTGAATTCTGCGAATCTAAATCCGTCTATAACTTTAATATGTCCGTTACCGCCTCTCTGGAGGAAGTGTTCATGTTGCTCAACATTTTTTTTATGATAAGTTTTAACTGTCCAAATTGCCATTTTATTCTCCTGTTACACTTTCTTCAAGTGCTCTTAGATCGTCATCGTCGGGGTTTTCTGTATCAATTTCGTCTGAATTGGTAACTTCTTCTACTTCAAACAAACTGTGAAACTTATTTCTTGCGGGACCGCCTTGTAAGCGAGCACCGTCGAGACTTTGTAAAAAGCCGGCAGCACTATCTATTAGTGAAAATGCTTCTGCTTTATTTTTTGTTTCAAACAATTCTTTTACAAATGTTTCGAAGTAAAGTATATTACGAGGAACGAATGGACTAGGCTCGTCCTGATTAATGTTTTTACTGTTTAACTTAGTCCATTGACGCCATGTTTTGTTAAATTTTGCATGTTCAACATCGGATAAGTGATTAGCCTTTTGTACAGCATCAATGTGTTGATAAACATTATGGCCCATCATTAATGCATAGGCAAAGCTATCCCAAGATGTCTTACCTTCTTTTCCTACTTTGTTTAGCATACCCGGAGCATACCAACAAATATCGCCCATTGTTAATCTGCGGCCAATTTCGCTTTCAAAAGGGAAGGGGATTGTGCTTCCTGAAAGTGCTTTGTTATCTGGGGCTTTGTCCATAACAGTACTCCACTTTTTGGGCGTGTGTACTGGGTCTGTGTAGCAGAGTCCGTGTGCTGTTGCGACGAACGGTGAGGCGCAGTCAAAAGAGATGGTAATTTCTTCATTAATGTGTTTCCTAAGTTGTCGTTGAATTGAAGTTAGATAGCAAGACCAGTCTAACTGAGCTGTACCCAAAAAGTGGATCCAGTTTTTGCCTTTTAGCAAACCATCCTCTCTCATGGTCATTAGACGCTTGAGAGTAATATCCATTTTACACATGTTAACACCACCAAAGGCCCAACCTTCTGCGGCTTTGTCACCCCATACATTGTTATCACTAAATTCTTTTACACCCTGATACCATTCTTCGGCAGTATCCCAGTCGCTTCCTTGCAATACATTTAGGAATTTTGTATGACCTAGTCTACGACTTAACCAATATTCGTTATTGAATTTAGTCTTATCTAAACAATCTTGAAAACTAGTAAGTCCTGTGCGTTCTCTGTTTTCGGGCAAACATGCCCAGCTAGGAACATCTAGTAACATTGACCAGTCTGCTGTAAATTCTAACCAGGCAAGAATATCATCACGAATCTTATTTGCCGCAGGACCGTCAAAGTTTTTCCAATCAAATTGAATAACGCCCTTACCTATCTGATAGCCTCCTGAGTCTCCTAAGATCATTGTGTTGTTTTTATCGCGTCCGTGAATCATACTATCTTGTGTGATAGCTTTGTTTAGATCTAGTTGTGCATGGCCTGCGGAATATAAGGCATACTTATAATAAAAGTATCCTTGTTCAGGATTAAGAAAGTTCATACCTTCAATACCACGATCAAACCCCTTAGGAATACGATCGTTAGGTACAAATTCTCCTAATCGCTGTTTAGCAACATAGGTACTATAAAAAGAACTAATTGCTGGCAAGTAGACAGCATAGTCTCTTTGTAATGGTGTTAGGTCAACTGGTGGTCTGTTCTTCATCTTTACTCAATATTACTGTTACTTCTAGTTGTTCTTCTGCTCTTTTAACTGCTTCAACTGCGGCAGCAATAGCAGGATGCTTCTTTGCTAGTGCCTCACGCTCCCATTGTTTGTTACGCTGATCTCTTGCCCAATCTAGTAATGCCTCTGCTTCACCTGTTAAACTTATAGTTGAGTAGGTGCTGGGCATTGTTAACCAGGTGTTACCATCATAGACTTCTACATTTTGGCTACTAGGATTATACCTCATATTACCGACCATAGACTGACCGCTGAAGCTGTTCATGTACAATGAACTAGTTCCACCACCACTAACCTGCAGGTACTTGCCAGCGTTTGAAATGCCTTTAATCATGCCTGTGCAGGAATAATATATTTGTAGGTAGCAATACCGCTATCTAACTCAATCTGCATTGCACCGTCGTTACTAAAACTCATTTTAGTATTATTGCCGTCTGCAATCTTAAGAATGCTTAGTACAGCACCAACTGGCCATGTCCATGCTTTGTTTAGTTTACCTGTTACGCCCGATGCAAAAGTAAATTCTCCACCGTGTGTACTCTGATCGCCAAATACAAACACCAGTTTGTCACCGTCTGTTTTAGCAAGGAATGTTGTATGTTCTGTGTTTGCACCTGCTTGAAATTGAAATCTTTGGATAGAACTTACAGTAGGCTCAACTTCAACATGCCAGTTAACTCCGCGGAACTTAACAGTCTTGAGTTTCTCGTTAATGATTTCTGTATTCATAAAACGATAGTCGTTCTTAAAGTCACCATCTTTATTTTCAAAATGTAACCCAACCGGCAAGTCTTCACCATTTCGGGTCGCAGTAACAACTTCAATCTTAGCACCTTCTTGATATTCCTTGCCCTCAACTAGATAGCGCAGTTTTTCTAACTGAGGCATACCAAATACTCCCTTCATGTTAGCCTGCGGATCCTTTGTTTCGGCATACATAATGACGCTACGGTCATCTGCCATACTATCAACTTGTGTTTTTTTATCGTCGCCTGTAACCTTAACAATGTTAAGAAATCCTAGTTTGTTTGTGTGGTTAACGATGTCTTGTAAAATGTCTCGCATAATAATAATCCTTTGTTAAATTTTATTTAGATAATATGAAAAAGTCAAGAGTTTTTTATTCAAAATCAAATAGACTTCCAAATGTATTCGTTTCAGTGGTACTATTTAGGTCCCACTCAAGTACCCCGATTAGGTTTTCAATTTTGTTATTGATAATAACACTTTCCATTTCTGCATGATCAAATGGTAATTCCTGAAACCATTTAGGCAAACGAAGTTCATCAACTGGATAGGCTACCGATGTATATCCAAGCGGGTTAGATTTAAGTTTACAAACAATGACTTTCATACCGTCTACAATTTGCTGACTATATTTGTCGCTGTTCATTCTTTTAAGTGTATTCCAATTAATGCTTGCTCGAACATGACCTGGCATATTTGCCTTACCCTGTTTCTTTTCTTTTGCTTCGTACTCTGTTATGTTGTTTGCTCGTTTGGGAGAACCTTTCTCCCAACCAGGTCGTGCTTTGAACTCTGTCCTAAATTCCATAATTCTATCTAGTACTTCTCTTTCGTTACTACCATTAAGTACTTTGGTTAGAATTTCTTCTAAGAACTTTTGCATAAATTCCGGAGTATCACTACGCTTAAGGTCTAGACCCATGGCCTTGATCTTACCTGGCTTGCCTTCTACATCTTGACGCTTGCCTTCTTTATCGTAATACAGAACAGCATAACGCTTCTTGGTAATGAACAGGCCTTTGATAGCAACAATTTCTCGACCTGCTTTAATAACTTCGCCACGACTCTTAGGACAGTGGAATCCATCAAGCATAAACTGTGGAAAGGTACCGTTAACTTCTGCGGCAATAGAATCATATAGTTGAATTACTGTATCTTTATCCCACGGAATTTCTTTTTTAGCAATTTCGTTCTTAAGACTAGTATACGCACTAAAATAGGCAGAGTCTGTATCTCCATAGATAATTGCTTTGCCTACATGATCATATTCACCGGTTACAACTTCATTTATTTTTGCGGCCATATGGCGAGCAATTTGTCGTCCGGTAAGAGTTGTGGATTGGCCAATACGATCATCAAAGAACCTGCAACCAACGTTAAGAATAGCACCGTATAGGCTATTGAGGTTAATCTTTTTAACCAACTGTCTTTTATCCCAATATTCTTCTTCAATTTTATTCTCCGCCTTAATGGCATCTTTTAGTTTAGCCTGCATTTCCTTGCGTTCTGCATACCAGCGTTTCAACAGACCCGGGATAACGCCTTCGTGTTCGTGTGTAAAAATTGTGCCGTTGGCGCTGAGCATCCACGGCTTACCACTGTTAAAAATTAATTCATAGATTTGAGCACCGCTAGCAACATCTGTAGTACCATCCTCCCAATCGATAATAATATCATTAGTACGGTCTTGGTTCATTACAAACTCATATTCGTTGGTAGCAAACTTACCTTCCCATGAACCAGCAAAGCTCAATCCTTTGGCTGTGGTCTTTTCTTCGATTTCAGCCTTGGTGTAATCTGGGCGTAGCTGACCCACGATTGTTTCTGGACCCATGTTGAGCGCACGAATAACTGAAGGATACAGACTGTTAATGTCCATAGATCCGATCCAATCATGTAAGCCTTTCTTAGGATAGGCAACATAAGCGCCTGCGGCCTGACTATTTACGGTATCATCTCTACGAGGTCGACTAGGAACAATCATTCCTCTATGATGTGCTTCATTTACAATAGCCTGCTCTGTAACTGCTACAGCACCCATAGTGGTTTGTAGCAACACTGTGTTTTCGTGTGCAATTGTATTGGCTAGATCGATGAATTTTAGTTTTTTATCAAGTTTATCTAATAGCGCACAGTCTTGTCTGTTGTATTCGATAAATTTACGGAAGTCGTTGTTGTAAAGCTGATCAAGTGTACCTTCGTAGACTGTTTTACTTTCTCCTACTTCCATTTCTCCAATGGCATCGAGCCTGTAGGAATGGCGTTCTTCATAAGTGTATTTGCGGTACAGCTCGAGACTGTCCAAATGAACGCGACCAACCAAGTCATAAGTAACAGCCGTTTTTCCATATTTTTCGTACTCTCGTTTTTTAGGGAATTGATTCCACAGACAGAATCTGCGTGTGTCCTCTTTGCTAAGAACTTTAGTAACTCTATTTACCGTGTATGGAATATCAAAGCCTTCGCTGTTCCAACCACTGAGTACATCTGCTTCACTAATAAGTTCTAAGAACATATCTAACATTTCATACTCTGTTTCAAACAGATATGTGTTAGGAAAATCTTTAACCTGTATCTTTGCTTGTTCTAATGTAAGAGTCTTTGGTGGTACTGCAAGACAAACAAGTGTATCCATCCACTGTAGGTGAACAGCAATCGCAGTAATTGGCATAAACGCATCGTCGGGACTTGCGTAACCTCGTTCTGGATCAAAGTCCACCTCAATATCGAAAAATGCTACATTTAGTTTTGGTGCTTCTCGACCTAGGTAATTTTCTTCTAGACATCGGAATACCGGATTTATATCGCTTTCGAAGAGTTTATAGCTAGAGTGTACCTTTTGCTCTTTAATAAATTCTTTGAATGTTTTTGTAGTAACCCTTGATAGGCTATCGCCATAAATTGATTTGTACTTACCCCGTTGATCAGGATAGTAAAATAGATAACGAGCAGGATATGTCTGATACACTCTGCCCTGTTTAGGATCTCGTTCAACGACATGGATAATGTCCTTTTCGCGATCCCAAATCGCGTCAGTATAACTCATTAATTTCTCCTATGTCATTTGCGGCTGACACATACCAAACTGATCATTTGTGGCTGATCAAACCTTTCATATGTTTATTTAATGTTAGTTAACTAACATTCTAATTAAACCCACGGTGTCGATGGTGGTAAGTAGAATATAATTAGCGAGCATTCCGAAGGATCTACGAGTGAAAGCAGCCCAAGCATACATAGCACACCCACTAATCCAAACAGGATACAATAACAAAAGCGGCGGATTAGGGACTGTGATTGCCATTGTGATCGAGCAGCCAATACTAACAGCCCAGGCAAGCAACTCGACAACAAAGCGAAAAGGATGAGAGCGCCAATCATCTTTGATCCAGCCAAATATTCCTGTTAACAGGTCGTTCATACATCTTCACGGCGATTGGCGTGTCCACTAATATCAACGATAGTTTCAAGATCGTCAAACTCGCGGAACACTTGATCCCATTGATCTTTTTGTGCAATCTTAATTGCCTTGCGAATTACACTCGGTTTAACTTCTAGTTCCTCTGCTACAGCTTTGATAGTTTCGTTAAGACCTTCGGTTAAGTCTTGAATTTCTTGCATGACAGTCATTCCTTCTGCCACGATTTGTTTGATTTTTGCTTGTTCTGGCGCACCAAATGCTTTACCCATTATAATTCTCCTTGTGTGTTAGTATATAGCACTAGACTGGCAAGGTCAAATTATTTTTTGTTCAGAAATGTTGCGGCAAATCTTTTACAGATGTCTTTAAGTTTACCAGTTTGTGTTTCTTCTAGGCTAAACTTTACCTTCTCGTTGTCCTGTGTTGGATCTATATACCCACAATAGACTTTGCGACATTTTGAATTGTTTACCAAATCGGTACAACTTTCTCCATAGCGTTCGTCCATATCCTCGTTGCAAGGACTTAGTGTGGTAATAATAATACTACCCTGTGGTATTGGACCGTAGTGTTCTTCATAACGATCCATAGCAACTCTTTCTGCGTGGCGTCTAGTTCCGTCCCCGGCCGCCTCGTTTACACCGAAGACTTTGCGGTTTTTGGGGTCTAAGACACAGGCCGCAACCATTCCGTATTTTTCTGAATCAATATTCTGACCCTTTATTACATGGTAGCAGAGTTCAGCCAGAATCTTGTCCAGCTTAGGACGATTGTGAATTTCATAATCACTTTCATCAAACTCTCTTAGTCTCATTTTTTCTTGCTTGGTTCGTTGGCAGCATAATGTGCCGCTACAGCCATTTGTGCTTTCTTTTGTGGTGTTTTATTTTTAAACTGATGGTATTTGTTTGGATCGGCTTTTTGAAAATCCTGTACCCATACATCTACATCAGCTTGTGGATTTAATTTTTCTGATACTTGTTGTGCCACACTTAGTACATAAGCATCTTCGTGGCAGTTCCATTTACGCAGAGCCAATGCCTTGCGTGTAGGTTTGCCGTTAGGCTTCTTCATTGGACCCTTTACACCTGACATACGAGCACAGAAAGATTTGCGGCGTTTAGCGGCCTTACTACCTTTCTTTAACTTGCTAGGCTTGGTAGTAACTGCTGTTTGTAGTTTGCTACCAGGATGACTACGACGATAACTAGCTACACCCTTCTTATTCAACCCGCCTGATTTGCTCTTGCCTTTACTTGTTTGCCATGCTTCGGCTTCTGCTAGTAATTCTTGATCGTCGATATTTTCAACATCTTCCCAGACTTGATCAACATCTACACCGTTCTGAGCGGCAATGTCTTCAATCATAGATTCGATAATATCAAATTTCTGATTAAGTTCGGCATCTTCGCTTAGACCTTTTTTCTTCTTAGCGATAGCAATAGCGGCCTGTTGTGCAGGATTAGCTGCCTCGGTAGCTTCAATGTCTTCTTTAGGCACACAGTTATTAACTCTAACACCGCCCTTCATTTTAGTACCCTGCTTTTTATAGCCTTTCCAGCAACTAGGATCTAGTCGTTGTTTTTCTTCGTTAAGTACTGTTTCTAAATGGCTCATGAATTCATCTTCCATGACTCCGCGGCCGTGATGTGTTCCTGAGTATGTATCGTAGGATCCTTTACCCCAACCACCTACTGTACTATGATCTTCGCTGACCTGTTTGATTGCTTGGATAGCTGGTTTAACTTGATCTTGTTTTAATTTAACAGGAAATTCTTTTCCTGCATAATTAAAACTATCTTCGCCTCTACTGGCCGCTACAGCGTGAGCCTTAGCAAATTGTTCTGCCTTATCTTGACCGCCAAGTTTTCTAGCGGCTAAATCCCATAGCTTGTCTACTGCCCACATACCACCTTTAGCACTATTATAAGCACCGTAGGCTGCAAGAGCAGTTCCGATAACAGGACCCAACAGCCCGACAATAGCAGGAGCACCGGCAGCACCAAGTGCGCCTAATGCCAGACCGCCTGCTGCTTTTGCTAGGAAAGGTGCATCTTCGTCGACTTCTTCTGCACGAGCAATTGTTTGCTTTAGACTATGAATACGACTTTGAATATCTTTTTGTTGACGCCAGAAGCTATGATCATCACTGTATTCAAAGTTAGGATCAAACTGTCCCTGTAATTTTTCTAATTCAGCCTTCATCTGTGGAAGGTTTGCTTTATCACGAGCTAGACTATCTGCACGGTTTTTTTCGTCCGATGCTGCCCTTATTTTATCATATCGTGCCTGTGCGCGACCGATCCCTGCATCTCTTCTACGAGCAATATCTAGTTCTTTTTCTCGACTTGCTGGATCATTGCCAAACGCCGCGCCCATTTTTGCCAGAGCTGATGCCATTTTAGCCTTGCGCTGATAATCCCCTAGACTAACTTCATCTAGTTTTGCTTTTAATACTTCAATGCGTGTTGCAATATCTTCCATGTAAGGTTTCTTGTGTTTTTCCTTACCTTGTTTTTGTTCTTTTTTCTTGTCTCGATGGGCGCCTGCACCTGTCTGAGTTTTTAACGCACCTTGTCTAGGCTTTTGTTTAACTGGAACAGTAACACTATCGCCTTCTTGTGTAATTAGCCCGCCTCGTTTAATAACATTGCCCATAGGCTTTGATATGCTAGCTACAGCACCTGCACTAGTACCGCCGCCTGTTGCACTTTCCAAAGTATAGACAGTGGCATCTTTATATTGTTTTACTTTAAATTCGTGTTTCATTTTTTACTCATCCAATTACTGGTAGGGCTTACCTTGTGTGTATCTTCGGGTTCTGCACTTTTAGACCATGGAGTTACCTGTTTGCTGTCTGTAGGAACAGTTGCTTCGGCCTGGCGGAACATATTATATTCTTCTTCTGTGTAGGGATGCTGTGTGTTATACTTTTCTACCCAACTTGCTTCATCCATATCAACTGGTTTTTTACTCTTACCGTCGGCCATAGCAGTGGCCATCCATAAACGATTCATGTGATAAGTTCTATCGTAGCCACCATCGTCACGAGAAACATAAACACCTTGCTGTACCGCGGCATGGCGCTTCTTCATTTTTCCCTTTCGCTCTACAATAAAATCTCTTGCTCTCATTGCGGGCCGCCCTTGCTACTTGCTCGTAACATCCATCCGTGCTTTTCGTGTGCGTCCATACGCTCTGCCAGGAAGTTGCTGAATCCGTGCTTGCCTTCTGCTTCGGCAGCATCGTATGTTTTCTTTAGGATCATGATCATCCGTTCATTGTCAATTAATAATTCTCGTACCATCGCTTCTAGAGGAATGATTTCAGTTTCATCTTTAACTTGAGTAAGCATACTGAAGCGAGCTAGGCTTGCTGGAGTGTAGGTCTTTAATTTGCGAATATTTTCGGCAAAATCGTCAACAACTCCATACACTTCGTCGTAAATCTTTTCAAAAAGTGCGTGATATTCAAAGAAATCGCTTCCTTCGACGTTCCAATGAAAGTTCTGCGCCTTTAGTGCAAAACTATAGGTGCTTGCAAATGCTATTTTGGCTAACTGTTGTAACTGATCCATGATATGTTATTTATTATTTTTTCCAAACCAAAGTTTAAACCACTCTTCGGTTCCAGGACGTATTCCCTGTTCACGCTGTATTTGTCCTTTATTACTACCTACTACAGCAGGTTTTAACAGACTATTATATTGGGCCAGTGCCTCCATTGATCCTAGTCCGCCCATCATGCTTGCAGGCATTAGGTTGTGTATAGGATCATCGGGTGCTAGATAGCAATCGTTATCCTCTTTAGGATTAAGATCTGCGCTGGTTATTTTGTATTGCTTCATTCATTATAATCTTATCAATAAGAGAGGCAAAAATACGATCTAGATCTTCGTTAACACTTTCAGCAGCCCCGCCTACTAAGTCGCCTGCTCTTGCTGGGCGATTCTTACTTGGTCCAGTATTTTTCCACTGCCCTGCTGGTCCTAATTTGTTTCTGTCACTGCCAGCAAACGTACTCTTAGGCAACATAGCTTCATTCTTCTTAGCAATGTCTCTACCTTTTAGATGTTCTTCGCGGCGTTTATCGCCAGCGGCACGTAGTTTAGCTGTAGCACCATCCTTGGGATCTGTTAAGCGTTTAGCTGTTTGTGCCATTGCTTTACTTTCACCTTCCGCCACACCTTCGTTCTTTGGCATTAGGTGATAGTTTTTTCGTGCTTCGATATCAACTAAGTCAGCATTTAGTTGACCCATTGTTAGTCCGTGTGGTCCGCGTCTTAAATCATCCATAACATCTGGATGTGCGTTTAACCACTTACGCATATCAGGAGTCATCTTACCAGCACGAATAGCATCAGCATAACTTGTTAGGAACTTGATGTATTCTTGTCTGTCAATCTCATTTCCTGCGGCACCGCCGCGGGCGCCTGCAACTGCTGGATAATAAGGACTTCCAGGATGGAATGGGTTACTTGCTACTTCAGAACCGTGACCACTTACACTTCCACCCTTACCGCCACTACTTCCACCTTTACCACCACTAGCGTGTCCACCGCCTGAGCTAGCATGTCCACCACTTCCACCGTGTCCACCACCGCCTCCGCCACCTTTGGCCATAGCGTTGACACCTGTTGCTCCTAATGTGGCAGCACCCAGACCTTTTAAGAATCCTCTACGGTCTATACCTGCTTCCGCCACACCTTGCTCCACATCAACTATCTCACCACGAGGAAAAGAATCTACAACTTTTTCTGCTGTAGTACGGGGCATGGGTTTTGTTTTGACCCATCTACCTGACTCCATTGTGTCCTGTTGCCAGTATTTAATCTGAACCAACTCTGCCAAGCCTTCCGCCACACCTTGCTGTTGTTTCTTCTCAGCATCCTTTTTAGCCTGTGCCATTACTTCTTCACCACGGCGACGACTAGCATCACTCTTGGCACGCTCACGATCAAAGGCACGCTGTAGTTTAACGGCAGCACTCATTCGTGCTTCGTCTACGCTACTCTTTAAGTGACGGATAACTGCACTTGCACTCTGCGTAACAGATGCCTGTGGATTCTTACGGCATACTTGTTGTATAACATTCATTAAGTACTCGTCACCGTATCGTGAGAATAGTTCAGGTTGCATCTCGTGTAAAAACTCTGCTACCTGTGCAGATTTATCTTCTTCGTATTCTTCCCAACCGTGATATTGCTTTTCATCTGTTTCGTTGATGTGTGTGCAGTTGCAAGGAGTTTGTCCACATACTGTACACATATCTTTGCCGCTTCTAATAAGAGCATTAAACAATCTTGTTTCAGATAGCGGTGCAGGTTGTGGTTCAACCTTAGGTGCCGGTTGTTTTGTAGGTTGTTGTGTGATGCCCATACCTTTTCTCGCAATATCCATTAAGTGTTTGATCCATGCCGGATCTAATTTTTGTGCTCCGTAGTTTCCGCTGTTGTATGCCGTATTCCACATAGCAAATTGTTGTTCGGGTGTCTTGTTAGGATCCTTTAAGACATTTCTTAGCTGTGTTCCGCTTACTCCAGTACCACCTTCTTCTGCGCCACGGCCGGTCACATTTGGTTCCACCTTGACATGTTCATAGCCGGCAAACTTGTTAACTGCCTTCATTAAAGCCTTACTCATACTATCGGCCATACTAGCACGATCGGTCCCTACAGTAATGATAATGTTATCATAGCGAGGTGCCTTACCCGGTAAAGGATTGATCAGTTCGTGTTTAATTTTTTGTATAAGTGTACCACCTTCGTGTGATACGGTGCTAATATTATCTGCATACTGTGGATACAGTTTACGCCATGTTTCTACTTTGACTGCGGGAGGAATAGGATCGTCTTTGCCTTCAGCAGTACCAATAAACATATATGGATCACCACCTACCTGTTTGGCTTTTTGTACAGCATAGTTGAATAGCTGTTGATGCCCTACATGTCCGATAGCACTACCTATAGCAACAACTGCGGTCTTATTTGAATTAGCTCTTGGTTGTTCTGCACGAGCAGCCGCACGAGCTGCATTTTTTTGTGCTATAAGATCTTTTTGTTTTTCACTAGTTACCTTAACAGGTCCTAGTCGTGTGTTGATAACAATACCTTCGTAGTCCTGTCCTAACTTATCTTTGCCAATAATATTTGGATCTTCATCAATTGCTTTTTCTAGAGCAATCTGTACAGGCTTTAATTTAGCTTCTACCTCTCTGCGTAGCTCTAGACTTGCACGATCACGCTTGCCTGCTGTGTCACTAACAATACGCTTTAGTTCTTCTAAGTTTTCTAACGGATTGATAATTTCTGTAACATCTAGTCCTTCTTCTTGAACCAGTCTATTACTCATAAACATCACGCTTCCGCTCTGACCTAGATTAGCTAGTTGCTGAGCAGCCTCGTCGGGTAAATCATTACCTGTGCTTGCTTCTACAATACGATATGGTACTAGTACTAGTTCTACACCTTGTGGCAGTTGATCATATTCGATTCCAACAAACTTTAGTTTGCCTTCCTCAGTTTGTGTGGCAAATGGTAAAAATAATACTTCACAGGTTACCTGTTTGTCTACTAGAAATTCTGGTCCTAACTTGCTGTCAACAACCTTGATAGCCTTCATCATTTCGCCAAATAGCTTATCAAAATTTGCGGCACGCCCTAGAATCTCAGGATCAGTTGTACCTTTTTGTTTGTGATAGTCTACAAAGCCTGCTGAATATTTTGGTTCAGTGCGGCTGGTACCCATAAAAGGTTTACCGTCGCTGTTCTTACCAAAGCGGCCACCAAATCCGTCGATCTTGACATTTAGAGGAATATTCTGTAGTTTGAAACGACCGCCTTCTGATCTAAGTTCGTCTACCAAATCTAAAAAGTCTGCTGGCTTCAAATCACGAAGGTGTGGCATACCTTTGCGTAACTGTGCCTGTACTTTAGGTTCTTCTGCTTCTTCAACAGGGCGATCTAATCCCACAGGTCCTTCTGAAGTTACTCTATAGTTCTTTACATAGTCTTGACGCATCTGTTCAAGATTTTTTGGAGGAGTTATCTTTAAAGTTTTGAGTGCGTAGTTAAGTGCGGCATTCTTTTCGGCCATATCGCGCTGTGCATCACCTTTGTATAATCCTTGCGCTCCGGGAGCAAACAGTTTATCGACTAGCGCATCTAGTACCTGTTCTTTTTCTTCTGGTGTTAATACCAAATTCATGATCTCTAGTAGACCTGTAAAGCTCCAAGTCTTAGGAAGCAACTTTTTAAGTGCGCCAGTATCTATTCTTTTACCAAAGATAGTTTGAAATATAACGCCGAGGTCTTTCTCGTAACCGGCTGCAGGCAATGCTCGCATAACAGGTAACCCGTCATTTACTACCGGGCGTCCCTTTTCATCTGTAACGGGTTCATATTTTGCTCGCAGACCTCCACCTTCTTTACTGCTGACAGCAAAACTGATCATATTATCTGTTGTAGGAACATCTTGTTCTGCACGAGCTTTACCGCGACCTACCATTTTGCGTAGTAAAAAGTCTTGTTTGGTTAATCTAGTAAACGCACCAATCAGATATTTGTGGAATACACCTTTAATACCTTGGCTTAGATCTTCCCAACTTGAACTGTGACTGAATCCTGCCCAGTCTGTAGGTTCATCTTTATCGTTGTAATCAACAAATTCAAAGTCAATCTGTACCTTTATTGGGGGATCGGTTAGTTCCCATAGACTGCTATATTGTTCATTACCTCTGCTGTATCCTAAAAACTTAGCATTACCTACCACTTGTCCTTTTACACCATTCAACCACTGTGCTAGGTGAGGTTCGGAGTCTTTGTTAATCTGTGTATCTATGTCACCTACCTTAGGTTTGATACGCTCAAACTCATCGTCGGGTATGTCTGTATTGAAAAAATGTAGACTACTACCGCTTAGATACTTTCTACTTTTAAGTACTTTTGGGCTCCATAGGTCATTGCCCTGGCTAGCCTTAAATCCTGCATTTATACTGTTTAATAATTGACTAAGGATAGGTACAATATAGGCACGATTGTGTACCTTAAGTTCTATCTGTTGTGCTTGGGCGCCATCTATCTCTAAATTACCGCCTTCTAAAAGTGTTCGCTTAAAAAATTCTCTTAAGATCATGTTACATTCCTATTTTATATTTGCCTTTGACAACATCTTCTTTGTAATGATCTAATAAGCGCTCACACATATCCTTTCTTAGTTCTTCGGAAAACACTTTACCTAATTTTCCTTTTAATTTTTTATGTTCGTAGTATTCTTTGCAACCTTTTAGAACCATTGGCATGAATTCTTTAATTGCTTCGTCCTTACTATAATTGCCTTTTTTAGAGGCTAACTTTCTAGCAATAGGAAAGAAATAATCTTTATGCAGTTTGTCGTGGTCAACGATGTACCAGAACAGATCGTCGCTGATGTTTTTATCATCGCGGCCCTTCTGAAGGTCTTTTACAGGGTCTAGGTTTTTGCCAAAGAATTCGTTAAGTAGCATAATTGTTCCAAAAGTATACACAGATACTCTAAGTATAGAGTATTTATTATATTTTATTCTTTTGGAAAATTAGTGATTGTAGTAGATACTGTCTACTTGACCTGCTTCGATAACAACAACTCCACGGACCCACACAAAATTACCTGTGAAATTATGATAAGATGAATGTGCTGATACAGTATTTCCGCTGTAAGAGCTACTATATTCAGTTTGTTGTTCTTCTGTGTCTGTAATATTAAACCAGTCTGCTTCCGTTGGGCTAGTAGCCAAGCTAGCCTGCATGGTTATAGTACCTATGAAATTGCTATCGTAAGTATACATAACAGTATGTAAACCATCACTAGAACCAAAGTAACCGTCGCCCTTAGCAGGAATACTTTTATAGACTAGAGTCTGGTTACTAGCAGTAAACAATGGATATGTAACCTGTACACTGGCTGTATTTGTATAGGTAATGAATTCTAAACCTTGGGCTAAACTGGACATGTTGATTCCTCTGACTGGGTATTTATCAAAGATCTTGGAACAAATTCTTCGATCTTTGATGCCCTGTCGCCTAAAAACAGCAACAACATGCTTAGAGTAGGGCCGTCTTCAACATATATACTTGGATTGGTTACCCATCGTTTTCTATTTGTTAACCAGTTTGCTACACTTACAGGAACACGCATTTTTCCGTTGTATTTGGCCATCCAAGACCAGAGGTTATCTTTGAGAGTTTGATTAATGTTTTCTTTAATATGTAATTTGTACTGGTATTGTTTGAAGGGTAAATGATTGCAGAGCACTTTTTTATGTCCGTTGTCTAACATATATTGATACTCTGCATCATTAGCAGGCTCGTACACCGCTTGAATCCAGTTACTCATTTTTTTACATATTTGTTTGAACAGTTTGGTATCGTTGCAGTATATACTAAAGATACTGCCCTCAGTTCTTACAAATATATCTTTATCTAAAAATACATCAATATCTTTAATAAACTCTAATAGTTTAATAGGATCAAATTCTTGTTCTCTTCTAGCAAAGAATCCTGAGGCATGTATTTGTTTAGTCAAGCATTGTGCAACGGCATACTGAATACCGTTTCGTTTTATCATATAAGATCCTTTGCAATAGCATTTGATCTTATATGAATATTTGTGGTAGAACAGCTTATGCGTTGTCAGTTTCTGGTAGCTCATCTTTGGCCTTTTCAATAGGCATTATGTCTATAACGTTGATTTTTAGCTCACTGTTTTCAACTATAATTTCAACAACCCCGCCATTTACTAACTTACCAAAAAGTATTTCTTTGCTTAAAGGTCGTTTAATATAGTCATCGATACAGCGTTGTAGAGGACGAGCACCCATTTTGCTATTAAATCCTTTGGTAATCAGCCACTCAACTGCTTCCGATGTAGGCTTAACATGAATATTTTTATCTTTAATTTGAGCATTAAGTTCATCAATGAACTTCTTAACAACTCGAATCATGGTCTGTTGATCTAGCTTACCAAACTTAATAACACCATCTAAACGATTTCGGAATTCGGGTGCAAAGAATCGGTTAACAGCATCTTTCGGATCGCTATCTCGCTCTAAACTACCAAAGCCTACACTATTCTTTTCAGCATCAGCGGCACCTAGGTTACTAGTCATAATAAGAATAGCATTTCTTGCATCTGCTTTCTTGCCATTACTACCTGTAACAAACCCGTTATCCATTACCTGTAGCAGAACTGTAAGAACACTAGGGTGTGCTTTTTCAACTTCGTCTAACAACAGTACACAGTTAGGTGTTTCTTGTAGGCTTGTGATTAACAATCCTGCATTGTCTTCGTAGCCTACATAACCCGGAGGAGCACCGATGAACTTGGCTACACTGTGTTGTTCTTGATATTCACTCATATCAAAGCGCACTAGTTTAATACCAAGATTTTGTGCCAACTGTTTAGCAGCCTCAGTCTTACCCACACCGGTTGGTCCTACAAATAAGAAGTTACCGATAGGACGGGTAGGTGATTTCAATCCTGCCTGTGCGATAAAGACCTTATCTAGTAGGCTTTCGATAGCTTGTTCCTGCCCAAAGACCTTAGACTTCATATTCTTTTCTAGGTTAGGTAAGTTGCTGGTCTCTTTACTGTTAATACTTTCAATAGGAATATTAGCAATACGACTAATTTCAAACAAGATTTCATCATGGTCAACAATACCGCCCTCTTCGTCTCGTAGTTTGAAACGAGCACTAGCACAGTCAATTAGGTCAATAGCCTTATCTGGTAGTTTCTTATCGCTAAGATACTTAACGCTATATTTCACGCTGTCAATGACAGCCTGGTTAGTAATCTTAACACCGTGATGTTTTTCGTAATACTTCTTAAGACCTTTGATAATCTTAACAGCAGTTGCCTCATCTGGCTCATCAATTACTACACGTTGGAATCGACGCATCAGAGCACGATCCTTTTCAAAGTGCTTACGGTATTCTTCCCATGTAGTACTGGCGATAACTTTAATTGTACCCTTACCTAATGTGCTTTTAAGCATATTGGCCATATCATTACTGTTATTACCTGCGGCACCAGCACCATTCATCATGTGTGCTTCGTCAATGAATAGGATACACTTACCTTTCTTTTCGAGACCATGAATAACAGCCTTGAGTCGTTCTTCAAAGTCTCCACGGTATTTGCTGCCAGCTAGCATGGCGCTGATGTCCAGGCTATAGACAGTATGATCCTGCACAAACTTAGGAACATTACCTTCGTAGATTTTACGAGCAAGTCCTTCTGCAATAGCAGTCTTACCTACACCTGGATCGCCTATCATAATAGCATTGGACTTAGTGCGGCGTGCTAACACCAGTTGAATTTCTTCAATTTCTTTTTCACGACCAATGACAGGATCAATTTTCTTACTCTTGGCTCTTGCACTAAGGTTTAGGCAAAATTGACTGATAAATTTTTCAAGTTGAGGATTTATTCCTTTGCCTTCATCTTCTTCGCCTTCTTGTACAACTTCTTTTTTAACAAAATTAATAAAGTTGTCCTTATCGATATTGGCCTTACGCATGAGATAGTTTGCGTGGCTTTTCTTTTCACCAAACATACTAATAAAACAATCTATTGGGCTAATAATTTGTCGGCCACTAAACAGTACTTGTGTAAAAGCACGATTCAACATACGGTCAACGCTAACCGTTTTCTTTGGCTTGCCAACTGTTTCGCTAACAATATCTTTCAGCTCGTTGCTGATAAAATTTTCAAGATCTTCTCTGAAAGTTTTAACATCTGCACCAAATGCTTCTAAAATTTTTGCAAACGATTCATGACTTACCATGCTATACAAAAAGTGCTCGAGTGTTACGTATTCGTGTTTGTTAACACTGGCAACTTGAACAGCATGTTCAAAAATCTTCTCTAGATCCTTATCGGGTTCCAACATTTAGTTTATTTCCTTTTCTTACTCTTTTTCACAGCCATTGCCCATTTAAGGGTACTGACGCGATCTTGAAAAACAATACCTTCCAAATGATCTAGTTCATGTAGGAAGCATTTGCAACTATAACCTTCGAATTCGGACTCTTGCCATTCGCCTTTTGAATTTTGCCAACGAGCAAGAATTTTCTTAGGTCTCTTAATATTAACATAAATTCCTGGAAAACTCAAGCATCCTTCTTCCAAGTCTTCAACCTCATCAACTGTAGCAACAACTACAGGATTAAAAAATGCCTGTGCATCTTCTGGAGCGCCATTCCATCCCATGGCAAACACACGGTATGGAAGACCGACCTGTGTTGCAGCCAATCCAATACCATCGGCAGTTAGCATTGTTTCTACTAGTTCTTTTTCTAACTGTTCAGGATCAACGGGAGGATTTTCAAAATCCCAGACAGGGGTTTGTATTCTTAAAATTGAATTTGGAAATTTTACAATTTGCTTCATAAAAGTATTTACTGAAAATGTTCTTTGAGTATTTGTTTCTGTGCATCTGTAAGATTATCTGGAATAATAATATTGATGTGTATTAGTAATCTACCCTGATATCGATTGTCGCTCATTTTTGGCATGCCATAACCTGCCGCCGCCATAACCTGGCCGTGTTGTGTTCCAGGTTTAATTGTAAGTTCTAATGTTTTTTCGTCAATGGTCTGTATGTTAATTTTTTTACCAACCATTGCATCGATACAGCTTAAATTCAATGTGCAATTTAAATCATCTCCGGTCCTTTGGAAAATTTTATTAGGCTGTACATTAACAGTGAGATGTATATCACCGCGAGGCATATTAGGGATACTATCGTCGCCCATTCCGGACAGTCTCAATGTAGTTCCGTCCTGGACACCTGCAGGAATTTTAATCTGAAGTATTTGATCTCGACCAGTTGGCAGTGTTATATTGGCAACTAAGTCTTTACCATAGAACGCATCTTCTAGTGTTATGGTTGTCTGAATGTTTAAAGTTCTGTTGCGTTGAGGTTGCGCGGCATTCCTGAAATTAAACCCATTTCCAAAAGGATTAAATCCTCCACCGAACATTTGATTTATTACATCCTCGAATCCCGGCGGCATTCCGCTCTGGTTAAATTCGTTGCCAAACTGAGGTGCAGGATTATCGTATGCTGCCTTTTTCTGGGGATCACTAAGTGTATCGTATGCTACCTGTATCTCTTGAAACTTTTGTGTGTCACCGCCCTTATCCGGATGGTGCTGACTGGCTAACCTACGAAAGGCCTTTTTAATTTCATCTGGGGAAGCGTCTTTATTAACGCCCAAAGTTTCGTAATGGGTTGCCATAATAGAAAAAGGTATAGTAAATTATACTATACCCTTTCTGGATTTGTCAAGCTATTATTTTTTCTTAGCGTCTGGTACTTTGTCGCCTTCGACTTTTTTATGAACTTTGATAGTCTTGCAGACTTCTTTTTCCTTTTTAGTCTTTGGATCTACTTTAGTTTCGCAGACTTTCTTTTCTTCACCGCCTGCCCACGCTGTCATAGGTTTGAACATTATGGCCACGCAGGCAATTAATATCCATGCAAACATTTTAATTTTTTCTCTCATAATATTCTCCTTATAGAACTGGGTCGCTACCCTGAGGTACTATTTTTTTTCCGCCGGCTGTTGTGGCAACTGCGGAGCCATTCGATTGCGCTCCAAATCCTGTACCGCCGCCAAAGCCTGCTGTGCTCGGAGTTGCTGTAGGTGCGCCTCCAAACCCGCCTGCGCCAGGTGCGGCGCTACCGAATCCACTCGGAGCGGCTCCAAACCCTCCTGTTGAAGGTGCGCCAAATGCTGGCGACCCGCCGAATCCATTGGTGTTTTGTTGTCCACTTCCAAATCCTCCTGAGACATTACCTGTCATGTTTTGCGTATTGATTGTTTGTGTCGCTGTAGGATTAGCGGCTGTGCCTGCTAATTTTTCTTGTGTACGACCAAATGCAGCAATACCAAGAACTGCACCCATTGCAATATGGAACAATCCAGCACCTTGTAGTGTTAGTGGATTCCATTGAGTAATTTGTTGATGCTGAAAGGCCTGTAGTAAAGACCACAATACAGGAAATACTGCCATATCTAATAAACAGATTAGCATGTACATCCATCCCATGGCCGGACGCCATAATGTCTGCATCCAGTTATCGTTTTTTTCTTTTGACATATCTGCTCCTTAGAACCAAAGGAATAATCCGTTGGCTGATAATAATAATCCAATTCCTGCTACTACAAAGCTAGACCAAAACATTGGCATACTAACTGCTAGAATACTAGCAGAAAGAATAACAATGGCTAATTGATATGCTGTTGAGGCATAACCAATCCATGGACTACCTTTCTTAGCTTCTTCTCGTGTTGTTTCCATTGCACGAGCTTTTTCTGCAATTTCTTTCTTGTCAGCGTCCATGCGCTCTTTTTCAGCTGCAAATTTTTCTTTTAGTGCTTTATCGCTTGTAGTTAAACTAGCAATCTCATAACTTACACCACGCCCATTCTTTGCTTGATACTGTGCCCAAGCATTGTTTGCGCCTAATGTATTGTTTAATACCGTGCTAGATAGTTTACCAGCGTACCACGAGTTTACTGCTAAGAATAAAGCAAATACTGAAATAACCATGCCTGCTTTGTCTTTGATCTTTGCTTCGCGTTCTGATCGTGATCCAACTGGTGCTTTTGGTGCATCTGGATCTTTAGGTTGTTTGTTAATTAGATTTAGTACCGAATCTACTAATGCCATCTCTCGCTCCTATTAAGTGTTAGTATTATTTACACAAATTTGGCAATTGTTATCAATCCGTTAATTGCAGTGTTTAATCGCTCCATTGACTGCAATTCTGCCATATTTGCCTGTATGTTTACCTGTCGTTGTACATCTTCTACAAGTTCTATATATTCTTCTCGGCTAATCTGTCCTGCTTTACACATTTCTGTTAGCTCGTTTACCTGTTGTGCCGCTGCCTGTATGTTAGGATTTACACTGCTGATACTGGCCAGTAAGCTCTGATTATGCTCTATGCTCATTTAGGTTTATCTCCTATAATTTTCTGCATACTTTCAGCAGATGTTTCTACACTTTGAAATTTTATTTTACAAAATGCAGGACTAACTTTATCTGATTTAGTGTATTGATCTTTTAGTCCCTGTGCTATTTTATCTAAGTCCACGCTGGCCGCAATAACTTTATCGTTGCGAGGCAGGTATTGGACAAATTGCTTAAATGTTAGTGTCTTATTTGCCAGCGTTTCTGCTTGCAGTTTAGCCTGTGCCGGGCTGTCACAACTGCCTTTACTTAGATAGGCGGTTGTTCTAATGTCTGCAATCTGCTGATATTCGTTTGGATCATACTTCATTAAAAATGCATCAACTGCGGCACACCCTGATAGTAATATTAAAACTGCGGTGGTGGCAACTAATTTCATTTTTATCTCCTGGCAAATTCTCGAGCTCTTTGTTCTGCAGCCATAGCTTCCACTGCTAATTGTTCTGCAACTTCTCGAGCTTTCTGTGCGGCTTCTACTGCGGCTTCATGTTGCCTTTGTGTAGCTTCGGCGGCACGATTTCTTGCATCTTCCAATGCCCTTTCTGCCTTGTCAATATCTTCAACAGCATGGTCCGCATACTTTTTTGCGTCCATAAAAAGACGCATGAGTTTTTTGGCAGCAGCCTGTTCAATTTTTCTTAATAATCCCATGATTACTTTCCGTTGTAAATTTCTTTCTGACCTTTATACCAAGTGATCCAATCATCTACCTTGGATTTACAATCATAATATGTAGCATAGTTATCGGCAACAACTTCTACGATTTCACTTAGCTTGGTTACATTAGGATCTACTTGTTTAAGATCGGGACAGGCCTCTAATAATTCTTTAGGAACATCAGGCCACACTTGTTTAACTGGTACAGGATCTTTGAATAAGCAACCTGCTAGGAATAAGGGAGCAAGCAATAATAGGTATTTCATTTTGCTTTCTCCGGATTTCGAGCTGCCTTGTTTAGCAGTTCTGGGACCTTTGGGTCAATTTCACACTTAGCATCGATTAATTTTTCTACTTCTTTAATCTCTGTCTTAACGGTAGCGTAATATTCAACTCGAACTTTTTGCTTTTTCTTACGCTCAACATCTAGGTCTTTATTAAGCTGTAGAGCCATTGCGGCCTTACGATCGGCTTCTTCTTGTGCTAGTCGAACTTTTTCTTCCCACATGGCTTGCACACCTGCACCGCCGTACATGAATACACAAACAAGTGTTACAATTCCTGAAACAGGTTTAATTAATTTGGCATAGATACCTAATGAAGGTACATGGCTAAGTATGCCAGAAAGTAAAAATATAACTAATGCGGCTACACCGCTGGCTAACCAAGCCCAGGATGGAATGCTACTTAGAAATAATTCTAGTAACCATGTTAGCATTTAGCCCCCTAAAACCTGTATAGCGTGGTTATAGTGTTTAATGCGATCATCCAGGCCTAGTGTACCGCCATTAATCTTTTTAGTCATTGTTACCATGTCGCCCTTGTCTGCCAGAGCATTTAGGTTAGTTGATTCCCAGAACCATGCGGCACTTTGTACACAACCTTCAAATGTTGTTAAGTGTTCGCTAGCTTCGTCTAGGCTAATTTCTAAACTTTGTGCGTATCGTGTGTAGTTGTCTTTACCAGTTAACTGAATTAGTCCACGACCGCAAAACTTCCAACCGTCACCGCTTTCTTCGGGACCATTACCCATACGGTTTGCATACGCACGATTGGCAATACGCTCTTGATTATGAGCATATTGATTGGCAATATCTAGATTAGGAAAATACTTAGGCCATACACGCATTAGACTTGCAGCCTGATAATTTAAATTTTCCTTGATTGCACGATACCCGCCGGATTCGTGCGCTGTTTGTGCTAAGAATGCCGCAACACGTGGTACAGTATTAATATCATAGTCTGGTAGAATTTCACATAATGCTTCAAACCAATGTTCAGCATACGGAGGATTTCCTACACACACTTTAAATTTATCTAATGTAAAATCAAAATCAAAATTAGCCATTGTTTACCTTTATAATTTAATTACTACTGCTTTATTTTTATTACGAATTAAAAACTTATCACCAATTTTATTAATTTCGTAATTACCTAAATACTTTTCTAAAAAGACAGTCTGACCCTGGCTTGCTTCATCTAAACTTAGTGCCCCGGGTACTGTATCTTTAACAAGATCGTATTCGCCAATAGAAATAAATTTTGCCTTAACATCACCACTGTAGGGCTTGCTAAATGTTAGGTTATTATTTTCATCGAGCTCAACCTCTGCGCTACCTTGATCAAAGAATTCTTTAACATCAGTAGATTTAAATTCCATTACTTTTTGTTCATACTCGCCAGGGGTTAACGGAACATGTTCTCGTATCATATCCTTTGTGTATTCAACACTTTTAGGGCTTTTTTGATAACGGAATCTCCACTCTCGAATATCAGTTAATTGGCTTACACCGCGAAGCAAATCTTCAAGTTGTCCTGGCAAATTTTCAGTTCTTTCAATTTCAACGAATACTTGATATCGACCATCATGTTCTTCTCCTGAGCTCATATCAGCGTCTAGAATAAACTGATATCCTCGTTCTAAGAACTCCATTAGATCAGCCGCAGGATTTTTTTCTGTAACTGAAAATCCAAGCACTACTACATCTTTATCCTCGCCCATTTTACTACGATATTGATCGACTGTAAAAAGTTCATCAACAAGGTCTTTGAGATCTTGTGATCTTAGACCTTCGTTAAGCTGCTGGGGTTTCTGATTCTGCATTTTCTGGACTCTCCTGTGCTACTTCACTTGCCTCGGCTGTAGCACTAGCATCGGTACGATACTTCATAAATTCTGCCATCTTGTTATGTTCTTGATTTTCTTTACCAATATACACATCCTGCATTAGTTTTTTAGGCATAGTAATTTCTACGACCCAAACAGGATGTGCATCAATTTTACCTTTCTTAGTTCCTGGTCTAAAGTCTCCTGGACTTTTAATTTTTCTAGGAATAAGAATATGTGTCTTTTTATAAACAACCTTGCACCCGTAATCATTTAATCGTTGTCCACCTTCGGGGTCTGGCATTTCATCTGCAGACCACATAAATGCACAAGTTACACTATATCTACTAACCTCAGGGCCGGACAATAATTCACCTTCTTCCCAATTTTTAAATACATAGATATCAAGTTCGTCGATTACTCTTTCAAAGTCTTTTAGTACTTTAAACGCATCGTTATTCTCGCTAAGAGTTTGTACATTTTTAATTACATCAATAATGTCGTGCATGAGGGCTCTCTTTATTGTTTTATTTATACCAAATGCTTGCAGACAAAAAATAGGCCATTAGAGCAATTTTTTTTGTCAAGAGTGTAAATATCTATGCAGGTCGAGTCGATATTACCAAGGAGGTAAAATTGCCTAGAACTAAACGACGTAACATAAAAGAGCAGGTTCATCATGATCCACGCTCTTTGCAACAGGTGGATAACTTGATCGCTATCAAGCCCTATCTAAAAAGAAAGCAACAGGTCTTAATCGTACCACGCAATGTGGCGCAAGAACATTATCTAGAACTGTTAAAAAATCCCCGCAAATTTATTACTTTTGCCATAGGCCCGGCAGGAACGGGTAAGACAATGTTAGCTGTACAGATGGCTATTAAATTGTTTAAAGAAGGTGCGATAAGTAAGATTATTGTTACAAGACCTGCCGTAAGTGTAGATGAAGAACATGGATTTCTGCCGGGAACACTGAATCAAAAAATGGAGCCGTGGACACGCCCTATATTTGATGTGTTTGAAGAGTACTATCACCCGAGAGAAATTGCAGATATGTTAGAAGATGGTGTAATTGAAATATCACCACTTGCATACATGCGAGGAAGGACTTTTAAAAATGCTTTCATCATTGCGGACGAGATGCAGAATGCAACTCCGTCGCAAATGAAAATGTTACTGACCCGTCTAGGAGAAAATTCTAGAATGGTAGTAACAGGTGACTTGAACCAGGCTGATCGGCCACGGGAAAACGGTCTGCTAGAATTTTGCACATTATACGGCCAAGGAGGTGATTATCGTATGATTGCTATGGCAAGGTTTGAGTCTAGGGATGTTGAACGCCATCCTGTGGTAAAAGAAGTTTTGAGTATCTATAAGGAGATGAGTATCGAGTAAGGCCTTTTCAAAACCCAAGAGAAAACCGCATAGCCCTCGACCTGCAAAACAGCTATGCGGTTTTTTTATTGTAGGCGTGCTAGTTTGATTAGCGTAGCACTGAGATTAATTTCATGATCAGCACATAGTGAGTTATCAACTAAACCTTGTTTAAGAATAAGAATGGCACTGTCTTTCTTTTCTTCAGTATCGCCGAATAAATCTAAATTGTCATAGCACCATCTAAAAATACTTTCCATATCTTCTGCTGGCGCACGAGCACATAGTAATTGTCGAGCTTCTTTGATTTTGCCTTTCTTAAAAAGCTCTACCATTTCTACTTTATAATCGCTTACTCCTGCGTCTTCATCTCTGGGATTTAGTAATTTTCCATCGACACTATTTGTTTGTAATAGTTTGATACAACTACGCAGATCAGGATAGGTAACCTTAACATAAGTGTCTAGTATATCGAGATCAAAGTCTATTCCTTCGTTAACTAAAATTGTAGCTGCTCTTGCGGTAAATTCAGTTTGATCGGTGCTGGTAAAATGCATTGGGTTACAACGACTCTTAATTGGTTGTTGCACACGATTAGGATTGTTACATGTTAGGATAAATCTAGCATGACTGCTGTATTCTTCGATGATACCTTTTAAACTATCCTGCGCCTGCTGACTTAGTCGATCTGCCTCGTCAAGAATAACAACTTTAAACGGACCAAACGGAATCATTGAGATAAATGGCACAATTTTATCACGGATAAAATCGATACCTGTTTCTCGGCTAGCGTTAACTTCTAACACATCATAATCCTCAATGTGAAGTTCATTTAACAAAACTTTTGCTAAAGTAGTTTTTCCAATGCCCGGGCTACCGCTCATTAACAAGTGCGGAATACTTCCTTCTTTAATCCATGCCTGAATTTGACGACGATGTGCGTCATCTTTGAATACATAATCTTTAATCGTCTTAGGACGATATTTTTCAGTCCATAATTCTTTCAAAATATTTCCTCTGCGATACCAAGCACTTCTGCTAGAATAAGAAAAACACCGGCGCCAATCAAATCACCCTGGATAAGTCTAAAACCAGCCGCAAAACGCATGCCACTCTTAACAATGCTAATCCTAAAATGCCATTTGCTGGTGTCCTTGGGTTGAATATTAATCATAGGAGGATGATGTGGACAGCGGCCTTGATTATAGTCGCAGTCTGGACTGTATTCTTTGCCGCACGTTGAACATTTTTGATTCATTATCGCAATGCTTCCTGGGTGATAATTTTATCAATTTCTCGACCAAAGTCTTGGTCATTAGTAATAACATAAAGACCATTTGAATGACGATCTGTCTTACGCTCGTATCGACGAGTTTCAACAACTCGACCGCCGTTAGCTGTATAAACTGTAAAATGAATTGCTCTCTCAGGCTGATCAATGGTTGACTCACTTCTACCAATTCTAAGTGATTTGGTAGAAACGATATCCTGACTACCAACGAGATTTACTGCTTGCCCTCGTTCTGCATCAACTGCCTCTTTAACGGATTTAAGCATCCATCTTTTAAAAAACCCAATTTTCTTTTTTGGAACCGACATTTGTTTTTGGTCCGACTCTACTGCGTATCCTGTTTCCATTATTTGTTCCTTTCTGCTTCTGCTACACGTTTACGAAGACTCGAAGAACTGAAACTATGATCTCGTCCGTTGTAGACAATTTCAATTCCTCGCTTTTCACAAATATTTCTACCTGTAAAATCTTTATCTTTGTATTCTACACCTAATATTCTAACATCAATAGGCAGCGTGAGCAAGATGTCTTCGAGATCTTTTTCTGTTTGGTAAACAACTATTTCGTCCACAAATCTACAGGCACTGAGAGTAATCTGTCTTTCTACGATGCTTTGGATGGGTTTGTTTTTTGTTTCTGGACGATCAATAGTAGGATCTGTTTGCAGTCCACAGATTAGATAATCGCAGTGATTTTTAACTTCGGCTAACATAGCAACATGACCTGCGTGGAGCAGGTCAAATGTACTAAATGTTATTCCAATTTTTAGGCCTTTGGCCTTAAGTTCTTTAACTTTGTTGAATATCATTTTTATTTTTACAAAGGATATTGATCATTCGTGTTCGCCATAACATGGCATCTTCTTCATAATCAAATTCTGGGCTGAGTGCGGTATCGTGATCGTTGTCTTCAACCCATACCCACACCTCGGCAAATTCGTCGTGAATTAATTTCATTTTTCAGAAAGTATGTTAATTACTTTTTTCTTGTCATGCTCTCGAAGCCAGTCGTCCTCGCCTACAAATGTAGGGCATCTTTTTAGAGCATCTTCTAAAATCCATTTTATTCTGTAAAGATCTTGTTTAGTATAAAATCCTGTGAATCCATCATTGTAAGGACTCATACATTCGTAGGCAGCAGAGTTGATTTGTTGTGCGATGTTAGCAACATCCCAGGATTTTTTAAAGCCCATGATCAGCCCAACGAACGATAGTAATCAACAGCAGGTGCTTCGTCTGAGGCTAGCATAATTGCAGATGATTCCACCATCCTAACTTCTAGAATAGAACCATCTTCTTGTTCGACTTCAACAGTTCGAGTCCATCGTCCGTGTTCTATAAGGATCCATTGACCAACTTCAACATCTTCCTGTTCTGGACCAATTGCCCATACCTTGCCCCATCGTGGAGTAATGCCTTCTGGTTTACCGTTAGCACTGGGAATAAAAATTCCTCCCGAAGTTTGCTGTTCTCCAAATTCCATGTCGCTGACAAATACCTTGTCGTGTAACGGTTTAATAGTTCCTTTTACTTTCATTTATTCCTCTGATTGAGCTTTCTTTGTTTTAGGGGCAGCAGTTGCAGTCGGGACCGGTTGCGGAGTATTTGTTTCTACTACTCTAGTACCAGCAGCCTTAACTTTAGCCTTGGGATTATTTTCGTAATACTCTGCCACTACCTGCTCTCGCGTTTTTTCAATTTTACCACCGGGCCCTAACTTGTCGCCTCTAGCGTTCATTTTAGCATTTCCTACAGCAGGTGTCAACTCATGCTTCTGCATAAGTTTGTCCATATCAATAACTTGTCCTTGCATAGTTCTGTAAACCATTTTATTTCTCCTTAAGAAACTCGTGTATATCGAGTTCGTATTTAATACTATCTATTTTATGAACACCTAAAAGATATAGTATATAGCTGGCAACACTTGATCCTCGACCTACTCCCCACACTATATTATTGGCTTTCATTGTATCTACCAAATATTTAAGATAGTAAAGTAGGTTAAGCATATCGTGATTGATAAAAAGTATAAGCTCTTGATCTACTCTTGCTCTTTGCTCATCAGTAGTACATTTGCTATGCAAAAAATCCACAATAGGAAATTCGTAACATTCTGTGGGCATATACCATTTGTGTTGATTTATTTCATCGAACTCGTTGACACTTATATCAGATATGTCTTGTACGGGCTCCAGTAATGGAATAGGATCTGCGTTTTTCTTCTGAGCAGAATTGTATGCATCTATGCCACTGGCAATGGTAACACCTGATAAGTTTTTGAGTTTACCTGTGTACAGTGCTTCGAACGCTTCTTCTGGGGATATTGTTACTCTACCGTAACTATCAACTTTCACTCTTCTTTCCGCCTTTGATAATTTTAGGCTCAAATCGCGGACTTTCTTCGTTGGCTAGATCTCCCCAACTTTCTATAATACCATGTCCTGTATAAGGAGAATCCATATTCCACCAATGGTTACCAACAATTTCTAATCCGCAGGTATCTGAGTCTGATATATTATAGCATATATTATCTCCTACGGCGCTGTCAATACTGATCATGTCAATATGGAAATATTTTTCAGAAATGGAAAGAAATTTGGAGTAGAGAACATGACCTACAAACAGATCATATGGTTCGGTTGGAAAGAGTACAATATTGTTACTTGATTTAACAAATGTCTCTAATAGAGGATTTTCTTTGTTTATAAAGATACTGTTATGTAGATATTGATCAATGAAATATCTAATTTTTTTATAACCAGTTGATATTCCACCGGGTGCTGTTTCGATGGGTAATATGCTTATGTTGAACGTATATGAGTTTGGTAAAATTCTATCTTCAGTTGCCAGGGTACATACAAAGCTAACCGGCCAAACAATTTGACTGCTTTCAATCGACATTTATTAAATCATCAAGCCCTTGTTCTTTTTGTTTTTCGTCTAACTTCTTCATTGCTGCTCTTTGACGGACTTGGTATTCGTATTTGTATTGTTCAAGAGTTACAACAATTTGATGTGCTAGTCCTCCTTGACCGAGTCTAAGAGCAAGACTATATTTTTGACTTAGATCTAGAATTTTCTTTTCTAAATCCAAGTCTTTAAGTTTAGTTACATCTTCAATGAGAGGATTAAACATTAGTGGAAGTTGTTAGCGCATTAACCTGTGCTTGTAATGTATCTACTTTACTGCTTAGTTCTTTAATTGCTTCAATTAGCAGACCGGTAAATTTTTCATACTTAACACTCAAGTCGCCGTTTGCTTTCATGAATACAACTCGTGGAAATACTTCTTGTACTTCTTGAGCAATAACACCAGTGTCATTTTTATTCAACAAAGGACTGAAGTTTAAGTTTTGCATATATGCATCTGACCAATCATAGTAAACACCACGAAGTTGGTTAACCATGTCAAGCGCCTGTGTAATAGTTGCTACATTTTCTTTTAGACGGGCATCCGATGGGCTACCTGCAAAAGCTGTAACATTACCTGTGACGACAATATCGCCGTCGATATATAAATTACCCGTTGGGGTTTGGTGGGGGTTTCTGAATGTCAAAGTATCACCTACTGAAAAAGAACCTACAGGAAACGGAGAGCTTACTGTAACATAATTAGTCGCAGCATCTATGTTAGTTACGGTATATGGTTGAGAACCAATTGTTACAGTTGCACCTACTGCAATTTCCTTTACTGAAGTTACCGCAAATACGGTAGCTGTTGTATCTGTTACTGAATCTGTTAAGGCATACGCTGCCTGTGTTGTAACGGTGTGTGTTACACCAATAAGTTGAATACTGTTATCTTGACTTTGTGCTATAATCCCGCCAGCTCCGTTGGAAACAAGTACAACTGAACCTGTAGTTCCAACAGTTAGATCCTGCAGGGCATGAATATGCGTAGCTGTAGAAAATTCAGTGCCTCCAAAGGTACTGATAACACCGCTGATATTATCAATTTCTCCCTGTGTAGCCAATAGACTTTGTTGAATAATTGAAAAATTATTCCTAAATCCTTGACTATCGTTGTCCTGTCCTGCTACAGGAAATCCCGTATCAATGGTATTAATAAGATTTGTTATGGTAGATGCCATTTAGTAAACTCCGCAAATAACTTGTATTATTTATTATCAAAATATGTAACCTATTTTTTTATCCGATAGGTTGTGTGTTAAACGCTATGTATGCTGTTCCTGAATTATCTAGACTATTTTGTACCACTAATCTATCGATAAAAAAGTCTAAATTATCAAAATTGAACTTAGATGCCTTAATTCTGCTTACAATTTTATGGGATTCTCCGGGTAGCGTATAGCATAAAACCGCTGCCTTAAAGTAACCATAGGGCTGATTCGAGTCAACAGTTGTCATAAATTTAGGTAAATGATGTCCGTCAACAGAAATATTTGTGTTATCTGTTAGAGTTACAGATTCGAGACTGTTTCTTATATTATCTATACTACCGGGATAATAGGTGGTACCGTTTATTGAGATGCTAGATTTTGATCCATCAAGAGAATCTACAATGTCAACGTAGACTGCATCATAGATATGATTTCCTTTGCTGTCCTTTGCTATAGCCGATTTAACAGATCCAAAAGTTAGTCTTCTTAGATATAGATTTTGGTAAAGTGACTGTGCATAATCACTAATATTAATTTTTTCTATTCCAAATTCTAAAAATACTCTAAGATCTTTCTGTATTCCAAATGACGGATCGTCGCCTCTGTAGATTGTATCTGGTAAAAATATACTGTCATTGTTAATGAAACTTTCCCAGAAATTTCTCTGTGTTGGTGTAAGGAAGGGTTTAATCCAGATGCTGGTATAGTCTTTACTAACAGGCTTAACAGTTAAATTAAATGTGTTAAAAGACACAGGATGAGATAATACTGGCCATATTAGTTGAGATTCGACTCCGACATAACTAGCAGTACTGGCAGCAATTGTAAAGGAAAAATTTCCGCTGGTTGTTGCATTTCCGATCAGATGTCCTGTGCTGGTAGATAGATGTAATCCTTCTGGCAAATTTGCATCTGGCACTACAAAATAGTTTAATGGATATGTGTCATCATACTGCTTGGCAGTAACAGATAATTCACTGGGTAGACCTTCGGTAAGCACTCCTAGAGAAGACAATGGCCATTTTACATTATTATACCATTGATTAACCACAGTTAGATAAAAAGTTCCAGTTTGCGATACAGTATTCTTTAAGGAAATATCTGTCTTAGTTGCCTTAACTCTAAAATTATATCTATGAGAATAATCTGCCTGTGGACTTAGTTGTCCGTAGAGATAACCAAGTGTAGGATCTAGGGATAATCCTGCTGGGGGTGTGTCTAATAGTGTGTAGACAACTGGACCTTTTCCGGGATTAGGATCAAATGCACTGACATTTATATATTGTTTTTCGTTGGCTAGTGCTATACCTAAATCGGGGCTTCTAATAAATTCCGGCGCCTGTAGAGACGAGTATGAAACTGTTCCTGTGTTGCCTAGATCAATAATACCTACAGTCTGATCGCCTAAAATAAAATTTGTGTTATCAACTGTAAAACTAACACTATCAATAATATCAAAAATAAATGTCTGACGGTGATCTTTTACCCCGTCAGTGGCTACAATATCAACTCTATATGCTTCCGCTTGGTTTGGAGACAAAATAAGGTTTGGCATTCCATATATTTTTCCTTCTTTTGTCATAGAAAGACCGAATGGTAATCGACCTGTTGTTTTGTCTACATAGTAGGTAACAGGATGGTCAACATTAGCATTTAAATTAATTTCAATGTAATCTTTATTAATTAATAATTTTTTAAGAACGGATCCGCTTAGAGAAAATCCATCTGCGCCCCAAAGAGGTACATCTGGTTTTATAACTTCTATGTGAAAAGTTCTATCTCTTAGAGATGCTGTATTTGCTGCTCGTACAACAAATGTTGATGTAGTACTGTTTTCGACGTAGTCAATAGTTCCATAGATGGTTCCCGTTGACGAAAAGTCAAGACCATCGGGCAGTTTGCCACTAATGATACTGTATAAAGAAGCATCCTCTGCAACAACGGTCGTAGATGTACTCAACCCAATTGTGGTTGTGAATAGTAAACCCGTGGGTGTTGTCCATCTTAAAGCCATAGTATACTATTTAATCAACCGCCAGAAGGTTGAGCACCGACACCGTCGCCGGGAATTCCTGCCTGTACATCGTATCCGGCGTTATTCAATTCTGTTAGTACGATGTTATAAAGTTCTGAATTTAGCGTTTGATAAATTCCAGGAACATCGATGTGAAGGTGATCTAGCACCTTGGTAATAGAGCCAGTTTTTTCTACAATATGTAGACTTACCCGAGTTGTTTGGTTTGGAAACTCAACCGCCACTGTAAAAATATTAATTGTTCTCATATAAATCTTCCATAATAAAGTGTGTAAGCATAGGTTAATCCCATGTTACCGTTAGTATTTGTGCTATCTGTGGGCCATAGTCCGCCTGGCACAACATTGTTTGTGTTATCAGCATATTGCCATTCTTCTCTAAATCCTATGCCACCTGCGTACATCATTGGAGTCACAATATACGACCCTCGTAGAGAGTTGTTATTGATATAGAATCTTAAAAGAATAGATCCTGTTAAAAATACAGGACTATTTATTTGTAAGTCTGTTCTAGTAGGATTACCTGTTATTTTAAACCAAGCCCAAACAAAAGAATTGGCAGACTGATAATAGCTTTTTGAATCTACAATATTATCAGTTACAGTGTTAACATATACACCACCGTTGGCAGTTATAGCGGCATTTGTGCTGTTAAACGATCCAGAAACGCTACTCAGGATGTGAGGCATCCTGTAAGAGGTGTCAAAAATAGTTTGACTGCCGTTACTTATTTTTATAGAGTTTGCACTGGCGTTAAATCTATCTACCATGATTAAACTGAACTTGCTGGGTTCTCCGTGTTGGATTGTAAGTAGTCAACAAAGCTATCGCTGGTGATACTTGGATTTAATGCCCGCATAGGCATAATATAGGTATCAAAGGTAACAGGAACTCCTGCTACGTAATATAGGTTATGTATAATTATCTGTTGCCCGTTGAGTTGCCACGTTAGGTTACCGCCTGAGCTACGCATGGTAGGTGATACAGGCCATATAATTGTTCCTGCAGGGTCGTAGGTTAGATAGTTGTAGTCTGTACTAAAAATTGTACTACCATCCGCGGCACGAGTGATAGTTACCGCAGATGGTGTAATGTTAATTGAGTATGTATCTGGCATAATTTATTAAGGTGCAATGTAAAAACTTACCACCCCTCCCCATTGATCTCCAAAAGTTTGTCCTGTGACTGTATTGGTAAACCTTACAGCATATCTTGGAGTATAATATACATATTTGTTTTTACCAATAGCATCTGTTTTTGCTATATCTGTGACCTGCACGCTCATTGTCCATGTTGTTTGTTGAGTTGGATAGGTATAAGTCTGACCGGCTGCATATGATGTACCATATGGGTCGTAAGGAGTTACAGCTTGGTTATTGATATATATTATTTTATAAGGATTTCCGTAAGAAGTAGGAGCACCTCCGCCAAATCTATATACCTCAACTTTGTCAAAAGTTTGCCCTTGCTGTGCTGTAAATGTAACTGTATTATTTGAAGCTCTTCCCCGTGCTGGTGCCGCATAAGCACTTACGTCATTAAAGGTTGTTGGACTATGTAGAATGGCCAACGCACTTGATGCATTAATGCTGGTAGGGTTATTATAGAAATATGCTGTACAGTTTAAAGTTGTAGCAGGAAGGCTATTTTGATATACCTGATATCTTTCTCTTAATATCAAGTATTGGTCAGTAGAATATACTACTCCTAGCCTAAAGCTGTTGTTACTTTGATACTGTAGAGGAACACTGCCTGCAATAGGAGCACCGTTACCTAATAATGTTCCTCCTGTACTAGATGCACTATTCAGATACATGCTAAATGCCGGAGGTGGACTTCCGTAACTATGTTGGTAAATGACCCAGTCGGCGTATCCGTTATAGCTGGTTAGTTTACTACCGCCCTTTTTTCCTCCCCCGCTGGCTCTTGTATTTCTATCTGGCAGGTTAACAGTGAAATTAACCGCAGACCTAACACGCATATAGTCGAAGCTAGAATGGAAGAATATCTTATCTAGATTCCCTAAAGGGTTTGAAAGTATTGTTGCATCTCCCCCTCCAAAAATTGATATAGTAGGAGACCCACCGTAGTTGCCTATGTATAAACTTTTAGAAGTAGTTGCCGTTGAATTGTTCGCCAGCGTAGTTGCATCAATATTGAGTAAATTACTGGCCATATCTTAGAACACCTACTAAATTTATTTTATATGCTCCGTCATATGGTTCTATACAGCTGATTCTTCCTAGCATATGGTGTAGCATCATTCCGTCACCCATATAGATGGCACTATGACTAGGTGCTCCTGTGTCAAATCTAAATAGAAGGACATCGTCCTTTTTAATGTAATCCCGTGTTTCAAAAAATCCATAATTAGAAAAATTATCTGTGTACAGGTCCCTGCCCATAAACCACCAACCGAATGATCTGTCAATGTTTGATGGAAGATAGACATTATAATTATCTCTGAAATAATCTCGTATCAGAGTAAAGCAGTCTGTTAACCCATAGATATAAATTCTATCTTCATACCCAATTTTTTCTAGGTATCTATCCGGTAAAAAACTTTTACTATTGTTTGGATTGTCTGCAGAGATAGCTGTATATACATAGTTATTTGCGTTCATCTCTTCGCGAATATCATCTGGTACAGACATGTCAGTTACATTGGTCTGCATAATAGCAACTGTTTTATCTACTGCCGTAGGAGAAAACGCAAGTTTTCCTTGATAGTTGTACAGATAGCCTCGATTACCTGCTGCCGTGCAAGCATCGGTTATAATAGTAGGGATTTCGATTCCGAACATTTTATTCCTTTTTTATATAGTTATCTGTATAAATTTGTTGGCAAAGTCAATCACGAATTTACCGTCTGTAGATTGAATCTTAACCCCTACACTGATTGTACCTGCTAGAATACTACCAGCAGCCACGGTTCCGATTTGAGCACTGCCAATGGCCGCACTAGCAATATATGTACTTGCGTTTGCAGAAGTGATACCGTCAATTAACCCCATTGCTTTACCACCAACACCTGCATAGGTAACTTGACCGCCACCTGCACCACTCAGAGCACCGTTGCTTCCGATGCTGATAGCCATGTTAGAAACAGTGCTTCCTGCGCCAGTTCCAATACCCTGTAGTCTTCCGTTTACATCGACATTGATTGTTGAATTCAATACAGAACTAGGTGCGTTACTAGCGTCAGTTTTAATAGCACCAACACCTACGGCTGTAACCTGCCCGCCACCACCACCGCTCAATGTTCCATCACTACTAATGCTAATACCTCCGTTAGCAACTGCGGTACCGTTACCTGTACCAATACCACTAATTGCATTTCCACTAATTGTAATTTGAGTGTTTTGAATTGCTTCGGTTCCAGCTAGAGAACTTAGGTTAGCAGGTCTACTACCTATGTTTGTACCCCATGTAGCACCGTAGGTAGCATTGGTATCTCCAGTAAATCCAACACCTGATAATGTAACCTGGCCACCTCCACCTCCGCTTAATGCACCGTTACTTGCAATGCTAATATTACCGTTAGCTACCGCTGTGTTAGTTCCAGTTGCTACACCCTGGATCTTACCAGTACCGTCGACCCAAGATCTGTTAGCACCTAGATCTCCTGTATATCCTAGACCACCGATTGTAACACTACCACCGCCTGCACCACTTAGAGCACCGTTTGATCCGATGCTAATGCTACTATTCAACACACTAGAAGGTGCATTAGTTGCATCTGTTTTAATAGCGCCAATACCTACAGGAGTAACTGTACCGCCACCTGCACCGCTAAGGACACCTCCTGCACTAATACTGATACTGCTGTTAAGGATGCTAGAAGGTGCATTAGATAAGCTAGTTGCAATAGCACCAATACCGGATGGAGTAACGTTGCTGTTCAACCAACCTGGGTCGGCACTAATATTTGAGTAGTTTAGCGCGGTGCCTGCGGCAAAGATAACATTACCTGCGGCGTCTTTAATACTTAGGCCTCTACTATCGATCTGAGTAGGTGTAACACTATTTGGAGCAATTAAGCTACCAGTAATAACCACATTGGCCATTGTTACAGTATTGCCGTTTACAACGAACGGAGTATAGGCACCACCATTGGTGTACAACTTAAAGCTATCGGCCATTACAGTAAATGTACTGGTACCACCACTGCTGTTTAACTTGTATCCGCTGATAGCACCGTTTGTATTAACAGTTAGGCTATAGGTAGCGGTTAGTCCGTTAATAGTGCTGGCCTGTGTTTGTACACTAGCGTTCAATCCATTGTAACTACTCTGTAGTGTGTTGATACTGGTCGCTAAACTTCCAGTACTGTTACTTACGGCTGTATCAACATAGCTGATGTTAGCCTTGCTGCCTATTGCAGAGTATGCATTAGTTAAGCTGTTGTTGATATTTCCAATAGCATTGTTCTGGTTAGTTAGGCTGCTAGCCACATTGGTGTAACTTGTTTCTAAACTACTAGTTCTAGTTGCTAAACTTGCTGTACTATTACTGATAGCAGTTTGAAGGTTGCTAATGGCTGCATTGTTAGAAATATTAATCCAGCTACCAGCATTGGTTAAGCTGTTGTTGATATTTCCAATAGTATTGTTCTGGTTAGTTAAACTATTAGCAACATTGGTATAGCTAGTCTGTAGACCACTTACGCTAGTAGCTAAACTACCTGTACTATTACTGATAGCGGTATTCATTGCTGTAATGGTTGCATAGTTACTTGCAACATTATTCACAATGTTAGTTAAACTATTGTTAATGTTAGTTAAACTACTATTAATACCTGTAATTTGTCCCTGCTGAGCACTGTAATTTGTCTGTAGAGTATTAACACTACTTGCTAGAGAACCGGTACTTGCGCTGATACTGTTCTGAAGATTTGTAATAGCCGCGTTACTATTAATATTAATCCAACTACCGGCATTGGTCAAGCTGTTGTTAATATTACCTAGTGTGTTGTTTTGGTTAGTTAGACTGTTAGCAACATTGGTCAGTGTGCTATTGATATTGTTAATAGCAGTTTGCTGACTCGAGTAATTTGTCTGTAGCGTACCAACTGTACTGGCCAAGCTACCTGTGCTATTACTGATAGCATTTTGTGTAAAGGAAATTGTAGCAAAGCTGGTATTAAACACAGTTAACGAATTTAACACATTGGTCATTGAGTTGTTAAGTTGATTGATCTGTGTTTGTTGTGTCGAATAGTTTGTCTGTAGGCCACTTACACTACTTGCCAAACTGGCTGTGCTGTTACTGATAGCAGTCTGTAGGCTAGTAATACTAGCGTTATTGCTCAAGTTGGCCCAGTTACCTACATTGGTTACACTATTGTTGATATTGGTTAGGCTATTATTAATACCTGTAATCTGACCTTGTTGACTGCTGTAGTTTGTCTGTAGAGTACTGACACTACTTGCCAAACTTCCGGTACTTGCACTAATACTATTTTGTAGATTTGTAATGGCCGCATTACTACTTAGGTTAGCCCAATTACCCACATTGGTTAAGCTATTATTAATGTTGGTTAATGTATTAAGAACATTGGTTAACGACCCTTGTAGACCTGTAATAGTTCCTTGCTGAGTACTGTAGTTTGTCTGTAGGCCACTTACACTACTTGCCAAACTGGCTGTGCTGTTACTGATAGCAGTCTGTAGGTTTGTAATAGCCGCATTGTTGGTTAGGTTAACCCAGTTGGCCACATTGGTTAGACTGCTGTTGACATTTGATAATGTACTGTTAATACCATTAATCTGTGTCTGCTGATTAGTATAGTTTGTTTGTAGACCTGCAACACTAGTTGCTAGCGATCCTGTGCTGTTTGTTATAGCGGTCTTGAGATCTGTAATAGCCGCATTACTACTTAGATTGACCCATGTAGCCACATTGGTCAAACTGTTATTCAATGTACCTAGAGTATTGTTCTGATTGGTTAAACTATTAGCAACATTGGTTAGCGTGTTATTGATGTTGTTGATAGTTGCCTGTTGACTACTATAATTTGTTTGTAGACTGTTAACCTGCGTAGCAATGCTGGCTGTAGAATTACTGATAGCACTTTGTAGGCTGGTAATACTAGCGTTGTTACTTAGGTTAGCCCATGAGCCTACATTGGTTAAACTATTATTGATGCCAAGTATGGCCAAGTTATTTTGTAGGTTAGCCCACGAACCTGCATTGGTTAAGCTATTATTAATTGAAGTGACACTTGGATTGCTTGCTAGGTTAGCCCAGTATCCAACATTAGTCAAACTGCTGAATGCATTGGTTAGACTATTGTTAATGTTGGTTAGTGTGTTTTCAATACTGGTATAGTTTGTCTGTAGTGTACCTACAGTCGTTGCCAAACTTTGTGTACTGTTTGCTACGGCCTGTTGAACATAATCAACAGTTGCTCCTGTGCCTGTTGATAGTGTATTGAATTGTGCCTTCAAGCTGTCAATGGCGCTAATAACATTGGTGAAGCTGTTACTGATTGCAACAACCTGATTTGTATAGGTAGCAACAGTTGTTACACTATTGGCAAGATCAACGAAGTTAGTTGCTAGTGTGTTTACTGCACTGGCTAAACTTCCTGTGCTGTTACTGATAGCATTTTGTGTATAAGAAATTGTAGCATAGGTTGTAACAAGGGTAGTTAGAGTATTGTTAATACCATCAATCTGTCCCTGTTGCACACTGAAATTGGTCTGTAATCCATTTATACTACTTGCCAGGCTTGCTGTACTGTTACTGATAGCATTTTGCAGACTGGTTATAGAACTGTTACCACTTAGGTTGACCCATGTAGCCACATTGGTTAGACTACCTGTTAGTCCGGTTAGGCTATTATTAATACCTGTAATCTGACCTTGCTGACTAGAGAAGTTTGTCTGAAGACTATTAACTTGAGAAGCGATACTGGCGGTGCTGTTACTGATACTATTTTGCAAATTAGTAATAGCCGCATTACTAGCAATATTAATCCAACTGCCGGCGTTGGTTAGACTGCTGTTTATTCCTAAGATAGCAGGGTTACTGTGAATATCTACCCATCCGCTAACGTTGGTTAGACTATTGTTTATGGTATTGAAATTAGTTTCTAGACCGCTGACCTTTAGGGCAATACTTGCGGTGGCATTGCTGATAGCACTACTAACATCTGTAATATTAGCTTTAGAATTTACTGCCGATGTTAGATTTGTTAGGCTACCTTGTAAACTGGTAAATTGTGTATCAAGACCTGCAACGTGTGTAGCAATACTGGCAGTGGCATTGCTGATAGCAAATTGAACATCCGTGATATTTGCCTTGGCGTTGATTACAGAATTAAGCTGTGTAAGTGTACCTTGTAGTTGAGTAAACTGAGTGTCTAATCCAGAAACTTTTAATGCCAGACTGGAAGTACTGTTGCTAATTGCAAGCTGAACATCAGTAATATTTGCCTTGGAATTTACAACAGAAATTAATCCGGTTAAACTGCCTTGAATCTTTGTAAAGTTTGTATCTAGTCCCGATACTCTGGTTGCCAAACTTGCTGTACTGTTACTAACTGCAAATTGTACATCGGATATACTGGCCTTACTGTCAACAACAGAAATTAAGCCGGTTAAACTGTTATTAATATTTGTATACCCAGTTTGTAGCCCAGAAACACTCAGTGCTAAACTTTGTGTACTATCATGAACAACCTGTTGTAACTGTAGAATACTGGCTTTGCTTGAAACAGTATTCTGTAAACTGGTTAAAGAGTTTGTTAAATTTGTATAGCCAGAATTTATTGTGTTAAATTGGCTTTGAAAACTTGCGGTGCTATTTGTTACTAACCCAACAACTTGTTGTAATTGCTGAGGTGTTAATGTTGTGTTTGTGCTAACACTGGTTCCTGTGATACCTAGACCGGAAAGGAAAGAACTAAAAGTAGACGAATTTTCTGCTAGAATACCTAAAAGAGTATCATATCCAATGGATCCTGCGGTGATTCCAAGGTTACCTAGTAAACTTGAAAAGCTCGCAGTATTCTCTGCCAATATTGCAGCCAGTGAGTCATAGCTTAATCCTGTGGGATTAACTGTTCCGTATATCTCTGAAAAGTTATTGTTGACCTTCTCGAACGCCGATAATATGCTATCGCCTGTTCCGCTATTTGGTCCTTGGCCAAGATTAATTAACTGTAAACTCATTGATTTTCCTCAATAAAACCGCTTTTTGTTATTTACCAAAAACACGGTTTTACCAAATCAGTGAATTGTTTTATTGTGCAATTCGTGTATGTCGTCGATCCCGAACAGCTCAAGAATCATTTGAACTTCGTCGGGCATGTTGTCCATGAAATGTTGTGGAATAGAAAAAGATTTTAATCTACCATCTGAGCCGAGCGTGAAAGTAAAATCATCGGCTGCGTCTTCGTTAGTTTCTTCGTACTCGTCGATGAGTACGTCTGTGGATTGTATGCTATTGGGCATTATAGAACTCCAAAAAGATTATTTGGTAGATAACTACCTAGTTAATATGGTTGTGTTGCCCTCCACTTTTTGTACACAGGTATTTATAGCCTGTTAAATATATTCACATTTTATGTAAAGGAATCCATATATGGAACTCATTATTGGTGTTATCGCTATTGCGGTAGTTGGTTATTTTGTATTCTTCCGTAAGAAAGAGGAGATTGCTTCTCCTGCTCCGTACAAGGTAGAAACTCCTCAGCAAGATATTATGACAGGTATTATAGTTTCTCCTAAAGAAGCTCCTGCACCCGTCGTAGAAGAAGTCAAAGCTGAAGCTCCTGCACCTGTTGTAGAAGCCGCACCTGCTAAGAAGCCACGCAAACCACGTGCTCCTAAAGCAGAAAAACCAGCCGCAAAAAAAGCCGCTCCTAAAAAGGTAGCGGCTATTAAAGTAACTAAGAAATCAAAGAAGGCTTAATTTACGAGCCTGCTCGGCAAGTGCAAAACTTGCCAAGTTCTTAGCCTTGGACTCGCACATAATGTCGAAGTCGTGAAGGAAACTGAGGGCCCATTCGTTCACTGCTGTATTCCAGTAGAAGTCCGAGTGGGCCCTTAGCTTTTGAACCTTGTGCCCTGCCTCTAATAGAATCTGCTTGTTGGGCGGAACTAGAGAGTCGTGACCAGCCAGTAGATCTTCGCGGCTGACAGAGTAATGGCAAGTAGGCCGAACACCACGCCAGCTATCAACGACCCTTTTAACGCGGGGGTCCATAGCAGAGACATATTCGCCCGTCTTACACCAATGGTGATGAATATCCAATACGATAGGAACGAGATCAGCCAACTCAAGGCAATCATCCAACCCATAACTTATTTCCTCGTTTTCGATAGTAATACAATTGCGGGCTTCGGGGGATAGTCTTTTGTACGCGGCGCGGATACCTTCTGGACCGGCTCGACCCGCAATGTGGACGTTGATCTTAAAGTCTTGGAAGGTCTGACCATATCCCATCCAGCGTACCATGTCCGTATGGTATTCAAATTCATCGATACTCCGATCTACAATATCTGGGTTATCACTGGCCAGAACAGTAAACTGGCCAGGATGCATACTGAGCTTAACATTGTTCTTGCGAGCCAAATCTCCGATTTGCTTAAAGCCTCTTTCGCAATAGGCTCTGACATCGGAAAGCCGCCAAAACCGGCTCCAAACTGGCTCAGTGTAAACAGGCAGTATATCGCTACTGAGTCGAACCATTCTAAGATTTTCATCAAGTTCTCCTACTCGTTGTACCAGTAGCCGAGTAGATTCAATGTTACCTTTCATAAGGTCCCACAGTTTTTCTTCAGCTACCGCGGTAGTTTGTCTATTTAGCCAAGCTACAGTTGTAGCGCCAGTGTTGTATTTCTTAGCATCATCTTTGGGTTTGATGCCATCGACTTGCCCTGCGTGATCAATCCACTTACAGGCAAAGCCTAGTTTCTTAGTCATAGTGTCTTTCTGTATTGATACATCCAATCGAGCCCATCACGATCTAATCCTCGTCCTATAAACTCAAAGTTATAGTTTTCAAGGTGTTGTTTTACAGAATCTGTCTGTCCACCTAAATTAGTATATTCGAAACTTAACTGATCAATGTTAAACATATTCCAATTTGTATCAATGATAACATCACCATCGATGCCCTCAATATCTAATGATAACACATCTATATAGGTTTTGTCAACTGTTCTGGTTAAAAACTCAGTAAGAGTTTCACAGGGTGCAATAAATTCACCCAAATTGCTTTGCCTAGTATGTTCTTTTTTAATACTAGTACATTGAAAATGCGGACCGTCTGATAATGCGTAGTAAAAAGTAATAGACCGTTCTGAGTAAGAACTTGGAACTATTCCGATATTATAAATTTCGGCCTGGGGATAATCTTTCCAACATTCTTGCAAAAATGGAATATTAATAGGATTTGGTTCTACCAGGAGTACTCGTCCTACAGTTTCTTTATCTAGAGACTTAACCATTCCGGTAAAGCCGTCGACAAAGTTTGCACTTGGATCTCTATCTCCTGCACCTGCACCTATCTGTACAAAAGTTTTTTTCATTTTACCTTTTGTAAGGACCAGCTACCGTCTTTGTTGTCAATCCACTCAAGTGTGTCACCTTCGACCCACCCTTGTAATTGTAGCATATCTTCAGGCAATGGCAAAATTAATTCACCTGTTTCGGGATCTTCCTCTATAGTGATAGTCCACTGTTGAGTACTCATAGTCTGGCCATTTTGATATTAGCATAGGATAGGAAGGCGTTAAATGCCGCCCAACCATAATTGCCTCTTGCTAAATTATCTAGGAACGCATAGGCGCACCAACCTGCGACAAAAAAACTAATTGCATAACCGTTTTCTCTGAACCAATTTAACACAGTATCCATTTGTTACTCCTTTGTTAGAGCCGCCCAAATTAAAAATTGCCGCATTGCTCTGTAAACATGCTCGGCTTCGTTATCATCTATGTCAAGTTTCTTACCTCGAACATAGAACCCGTCACTGGCCACTTTGAGCATTTCACTCTGACCCGTATAGAAAGTTATATTGGCACCGTCGCCATTCTCTGGCGGAGAGCTTATACTCAGTGCCGGGGTAGGCACAGGAATATCCTCTTCAAACATAAATCCACAAGCATCACACATAGTATTATTTTAAATGATATTACGGAAATAGTCAATGGTTTTTTTGAGTCCTTCTTCCAAAGAAATTTTTGGTTCCCATCCCAAAATTCTCTTGGCTTTCTCAATATTTGGTTTACGCTGTTTTGGATCATCCTGCGGCAATGGAGGATGTAAAATTGTATTAGAAGTACCCGTTAGCGCAATAACTTTTTCTGCCAATTCGTTCATGGTAAACTCTCCAGGATTGCCTAAATTAATCGGACCCGGAAGACCGTCTGGAGCATCTAACGACATATACTTTGTCATTCCGTCAATTAGGTCATCTACATAGCAAAAACTGCGAGTTTGTTCGCCGCTACCATAGACCGTGATATCTTTGCCTTGTAAGGCCTGAACAACAAAATTACTGACTACACGACCATCATTTTGCGCCATTCTAGGACCGTAAGTATTAAAGATACGAATAATGCGTACATCTACATTATGCATACGGAAGTAGTCCATGCATAAAGTTTCTGCGGCTCTTTTGCCTTCGTCGTAACAACTGCGAATGCCGATTGGATTTACATTACCCCAATAGTCTTCGGTTTGTGGATGAACTGCAGGATCACCGTAGACTTCAGATGTGCTAGCCTGTAGAATCTTAGCGCCTGTTCTTTTGGCAAGACCTAGCATATTGTAAGTACCAATTACACTGGTCTTCATTGTTTGTATAGGATCCCATTGATAATAAAATGGACTTGCAGGACAGGCAAGGTTGTAAATTTCATCTACCTCAACATACAGAGGAATACAGATATCTTGACGAATAACTTCAAAATTTTTGTAGTCTAGTAGATGTTCAATATTCTTTTTGCTACCTGTAAAATAGTTGTCAACACAAAGAACATGATGTCCTTCCTTTACTAGGCGTTCACAGAGGTGGCTACCTAAAAAGCCGGCACCCCCGGTTACTAAAATCTTTTTCATTAATGATTCCTTATTCCGTCAAACACACAGACAAAATATAAATCTGTATCGCCTGTATTATGTACTCTATGAAAAGCACCATCGGCAATTAAAACAACATCTCCGGGATTTACTACAAACTTATCGTTGTCGATTTCCATCATGCCGCTGCCGTGTACAAATTGGTACACTTCTTCTTGCCCGGCATGACTATGGCCGCTGGTGCTTTTACCAGGATGTAGAGTTGTTGAACTTACAACTAAATTTTTTAATGTCTTATTATCTTTTACAATATAGCGGTCGTCATTTTTTACAACTTCGCCGCCTATATCAAAACCGCCTAGTTTCATTTACTTCCTTTCTTTTCAACGATACCGTATTGATTATACAACCAAGAAATAAATCTTTCAATATCTTTGTTAGGAAAAGGGTAAACTCTATAGGCTATTTCAATTTTTTCTAACCAATCTTTATCTATCATTTTAAAATACTTGACTAAAACTGTTAATGTCTCTAGTAATTTTTTCGCCTTCCGGTAAGCCCAATCTAGTCCTTGGAACATCAATGGCTGCAAATACTAGCCAACTATCCGAATCGTTATATATTTCTGTAAACTTATGTACATCGTGTACAAACAGTTCTTTAAATTCCGAAATACGATTTTTATCAACTCTAGGGAGTTCTCCCCCTGGTAGCATATGAAATGCTGCACCCGATTCTGGTGCAAACAATGGAATAATAATTCTAACTAGGTGGTTGTCTGTGTGTGCGTATTCTCGTACGATTGTTCTAAATTTAATTGTGCGAGGTGCAACTGCGGTGTAGTGTAAATTTACACAATCACTATCTAACAGTTGTGCTAAATTATAAGCTGAAGAATATTGAGCGGCATTAAATGTTCCGTAGACATCTGGGTTACTGATGCTTCTATGAATATTGTGTAATTCGTCTTCAAATGTATAAACTAAAGATCTGAATCTAATGCCGTCAGGATTTACCTCAAATTTATTTTGTTCAGCGTTAAAAGTTTGTACTTTGTGCTCGTACAGTGCGCTTACTTCTGGCCCCAATACATTGTTAATGTCTTCGTGATTATCCCACCAGGTTACTGCACTTTCAATGTCAGAAAAGTTTTTCATAACATCGTCCTTCAACCCTTGTATATAAGGTTGAAGTAAAGTATAAAAATCAGGAATATCTTCCTTTGTCCAGGTTTGTTTTGGTGGTTGATACATTAAGTTTCTCCAATTATTCTACTATTTAACTTAATCACCAATGTCTTATAGTGTTTGCAATAATAAAAAAACAGGTAATAATATGAATAATTACCCAAAATGTTTTTAAAAAAAGCGCTATCCTGGCCTCTTTTAGTGTTAAAATAGGAACATCGGGCCGGTCATCATCTGTATTACCCATTAGATGACCTGTGGCCCTTGCCCAAATACGCTCTAGGCTATTCATAGTTTTCTTATATTATGCAAACAAGTCCTCGCCCCATTCGCGGTGTCCTTCGCGGAAAGCCATATTACTTTGTGTTTCACGCACTTCGACACGATAACACCACAGTCTTTCCGATTCAGCAGGTCCCCAATAGTCAGGAACATAAACCCCGTTTACGAACTTATATAGCATATCTGCTAATCCTTCACAGCCAAGGCGTGGAAGAATAGTTAATTTTGCCATCTTCTTGCTTTCTAGTAACTTGTATGTTTCCAGTTCTGGATCATCTTGTGCTACAAGCAAGGTATGATCAAATTGATCCTCGAGGATTTTTTTGAGCTCTTTAAGACCGCCGTAATCTGCACACCAGTTACGAACATCAAGGTCGTCGGTTCCAAAATAGAACTTCATACTAAATGAGTAGCCGTGAATTAGATTACAATGGCTGTCAGCCCTCCATTGTCGGTAGGCACAAGGGAACGCATCGTGGTATTCCTTAGTACTTACAAATTTATAGTCAATATGTTGTTTTGCCATCTCTTCTCTCCTTTATAAAAGTAGCAAGTTTGATGACATGCAGAATTTATAAAGCGGGATGAATGTCTTAGAGCCGCTGTATGTTTATGTTACTATTTAAGTATGTAGATGTCAAGCATTATTTTTTCAAATCGTCAACATCGTTGCGTAGGCTTTTAATTTCGTCTGCTAGAAATTTCACAAGTCCGCGCTCCTTGTTTCTACCGTCACACTCTTTTTTGAGAAGTGATAAGATCCAGATAATTCCGATGCCTGTGATGCCTAATATTGTTATTCCATATGCCATAATAAATCTCCCATGAGCAGTATTATTTACACCACTTGATGGGAGATTTTAGTCTGTAGTTTATTATCGACTCTCTACAATACGATCACATAGTCCGTATGCAAGTGCTTCACTGGCGCTCATAAATGTATCTCGATCCATGTCGCGCTCAAATTCTTCATAGGTTTTGCCTGCGGTATTATGCTTAACATATAGTTTAGTCAGCATTTCTTTCATATATGTAATCTCTTTATATTGAATTTCAATGTCGCTTTGCATACCACGGGCGCCGCCACTGGGTTGATGGATCATATGACGCGAATGCGGTAACATAAATCTTTTTCCTGGAGTGCCAGACTGCGCCAAGAAACTACCCATACTACAGGCTTGACCGAGTACATAGGTAGCAACATCGGGTTTAACAAACTGCATCACATCATAGATAGCCATACCACTGGTAATAACACCACCGGGGCTGTTGATGTAGAAGTTTATATCCTTCTCACTGTCTTGACTCTCTAGGTGAAGCATCTGTGCTACGATCAGATTGCTACTGGCATCATCAACTGGCCCGTTGAGGAACACAATACGCTCATTGAGCAAGCGACTGTAAATATCAAAGGCTCGTTCGCCTTGACCAGTCTTTTCGATTACCATCGGTACTAACATTAAAATTCATCCTTTAAAATTGGTGTAGATTTACTCAGACCTGCTACAATCTGAAATTGTTCCCAAGCCTTTTTAACAGCAGGGTTTGATTCTAGTTCTTCTGTTGGCAGACTTGCTTCTAGCCAGTAGTAAGGCAACCGGCTAGGATGTGCGCCAAATTGTCGAGGCTGGTGCAGTTTGCCCGACTCCATTAGTTCAATGCTTACGCTACGGAAACGATCTTCGTCTTCGTCTGAAAATCCTGCCCATTCGGGATTAGCGCCGCTGAACATTCCGCGGAAAGGATTTCCGTCAGTGCCCCCGCCGTATCCTTCCCAAATACCCTGCCATTGTTCGTCGTTGTGCGGATCAAAATCGGTGCGGGCAATAACAACTAACACATCTGAAATATCTACCTTGCCTTCGACAATATCACGAATACAACGGCTATAACTTAGTCCAATTTTCATTTTGCAACCCTTTCTTTATAACGAGCCTGTCGCTCTTCATTGTGTTCGTCACATAGGACCTTAATCCAACCTTCATTGCGGCTTTCGCCCGGCTTACCACAAACCTCGCAGGTAACTCCGCTCATACTTTCGGCCATAGCACACAATCCGTTAATATAATCATCGCCGCCGCTGTAATAGAAGCGCAAGGTTCCAAATTTTTCTTTAATTTGCATGGCAACAACCTGCGGAACAACTTCGCTATCTTTATTCTTCCAATCAATATGATGTTGGATGTTGTTGCAAAGTTGATTGATAATTTGAAACCAACCATCGCCGCATTCAAAACCCCAGCACATTAAAGTTTCTTTCATGTTGCCGTGTCTATCCTTAAAGATTTTAGGATAGACCTTACATAGATATTCGTCAAGTTCCTGTTTCATTTTGTTTATCCAGTTCGTGTTGTTTAACCATTCTATACAAAGGCTCCATTCGTTCTTGGAAAACTTCTGGAGCCTTGTCTGCAGCCTGTTTTAGATCAGAAGCAAACGGATAGTGCCGCAAAATACTATATGCCTCCTGCCTAACAGCCTTGGGTATTCGAGGATACTTCTTTCTATCGTGAGCAATTTCTTGTAGGAAACGACTTGCCCACATTACAGCACGGTATCGTTCGTCAGGCAATGTCATTTTTCTTTTGCTTCTTTAAGTTTTTCATAGACTTTTCCCACATTCTTTCGTCAAAAGTTTTCTCTTTTTTGAGTTCTTCAAAATATTTTTTATTCTTTTCTTCAAAAGAAACAGGATCACGCTGGTGTTCTTCAATGGCAGCTCGTAATGCTTCCTCAATAAAATCGTTAAATTTCATATCGCGTTCGTGTGCTATAACCATATACTTGAGTAGTTCTTCATCGGTAAAATCCACCGGAATGCTAATTCGAGTATCATATTCTTCCCCGGCAACAATAGCCAGGGCTTTTTGAATCCAATCGTCGTTGACTTCAAGATCAGTGTAGTCTACATCATCCCAGGCTTGGTTAGCATAAGAATCATTCTTAGATTGCTTTTCTACAGCCTCTTTATAAAGAGGGTTGATCAACCTATAGGCACGATCGTTGGTGTAGTCACAGGCTTCTACCTGGTAGACAAGTTGAGTTTTTGTGTCAAACACAATATTGAAACTCCAGCCACCGTGGCCGTGAACACCATTCCAGGCACTTAGGCAATGAGCATCATATCCAAATGCTTCTGAATACCATGCATCGCCCTCGGTGATACGATAGCCAACTACTTCCATCCATTCTTTTAAGGTAATCATGTTATCTTCCTTGAGTTAAGTTTACGACATTCTTGCTTGACAGATTCGGGATAATCCGGACTGATTTCAGCAATACTGCAATCATAGCGTATAACACCATGCCTAGGATAATAGCTAATGATAATATACATTGTAGCACAAATTGCCAGTATCTGTAAGAAAATAATTGCCAATCCTTTATGTGTCATTTAAACACCTTCAGGATAACAGTATCTTCGTTGAAGCGACCATTTAGTAAAGTTTCTGTAGTCTTAATACCTTTGAACCAGGTTTCGACACGCTTCTGCGTATTCTGTTCCTTAAACTCTTTGAGTTGTTCGACAGGCTTACGCAGAGTCTTTTGGAAACTTTTATCTGAAAAGTTTAGTAGGCTAGTACCTTTAACACTAATGCCTTCGGAACTCTTGCTGATATAGTAGCCAACCTTGCGAGTCTTGGCATTAAACACAGCAACAGCCTGCGCTCCAATGATACCTGTAGGCGGCACTGACACAACGCCCAACTTGTCATCCTTGATAAGGAATTTAAGTTTAGATACCAACTGTTCAGCAGGTTTAACCTTTTTAGCGCGAGGCTTCTTCATGACCTTAGCTTCTGCGGCAATTTGGTCACAAGCGGCCATAATGCTGTCGTAGAACTCGATCAGTTTCTTAACATTCTTACGGGGAAGATGCTTATACCCTTCTCTCAGTTGTTCATCGGCATTACCGCTAGCTAGTTCTAGCAGTTCATCTTGCCCTCGCTTGAAGAAGCCTTTGATATAGCGAGCATGAGCGGCTTTGGCACCCTTACCTCGCAACAGATTTACAATTTTAAATGCCTTAGGATCAAATGCATCCGGATCGGTAATAAAGCTGTCAATGGCATAGTCCAGTTCTTCACTCATATCGCCTGCGGTTTCACGCAGACGATCTTGAATGTTAGGTACATAGACAGCAACCTTTTCAACTTTCTTAGGTGCGTCCTCGTCCTCGTCAAGGTCGTTAGCACCTTCTTTGAGAACTTTTTCAATTTCGCTACGCAACCAAGCACCTGTATCTTTACCGCTGTTAAATCCTGCGTGAATTTCGGGCATACCCTTAACAAGACACGCGGCAACACCAACCATAGTGCCGTTAAAATACTTGTCTTTGGTTTTGCGAATGGAATCCGAATCGCTCTTATCGTAGCCGTTCATATTCATCCATTCAACTAGTTTGGGCTTGAGTTCTTTAACACCAGACTCAAGGCGGTACCATTCCATAGAACGACGGAAATGGGCAGTAAACTTATCTGCATCCCATTCGTCTGCACCGTCCCACTTAGGACTCATATCTCGACTCTTATTTTGGCGAATTGCAATGCTTGCTTTTTGAAGTTTAGTAGCCATTTAGTGCTCCTTTGTGCGTCAGTATAGTTATATTATAGAGCATTTTTACCAATTTGTCAACAGTCTCTTAGGTCTATTTTACCAGATTTATCCAAATATTCTGAGTATTTGAGTAAGAACATTGTCCGTTTTGGCTCATCGTAAAAGTCCAAATGTATTTGGTCGACAGGATAACTGCCACCTACATCGTGTCTCCATACTCTGTGTGTTCTGGATGTAAATCCTAGCACTCGCCGCATGACGGGACGAATCAAAAGAACACTAGCGGGATAGTTTCTGGCTATTTGCTGATAAATTTTTGCCCACTGTTCTTGATTAAGTATCAGTGCCTTGCTCATCAAAGTTTTCCCAATCTCCGCCTTTGGCGGGTATCCAACCTAGTCGTTTAAAATCTTCGCGGATCTCGTCGGTGATGCGACCCTCGGGCGCATATCCATTATCTGGGGCATCGTGATCTCTAATACCCGAACAGTACCAATCAATGTAGTCACCTTTTTGTAGCATATGAGCCACAATGCCTCCGGCATAGCGCCACGAACACGACCATTCTTCTTCTTTGAGAAGCGGAATGACTTCTAGTTTGGTAAAGCCATTATTACATAGAGCCGCATAGATGTTTTGGGCATACGAGTCACTTGCACGAGCCTTCTCTAGAATCCAATCTGTGGTACGCAGGTCCCATTCGAGATTAATCTTGCGCCATTCTGGATCGGCTTCTTGTTCGTCTTCTCTAGAATCCCAACTATCGTAATACTCGAGCATAGCCCGAGTATCCTCATCGTTATCCGGCGTCTTGCCCTTTTCAGCCTGACGCTTAAGGTAGTTTTCCTTTTGGAAAGTATTACGCTCGGGGCTTTTTGAGATCATTGCAAATTGCGATTGTTATCGGGACCGTTGATGTCACGATCAATAGCTTGAAGTAGTTTGGTTGCTAGTGCTTGATCGTCTGGGTCATCGCTTTCTACTAGTTCGTCGAGATCCACGGTACGAGCTTTTTCAAACAAGGTGCCGTCTTGGATCATCTTTTGAAGTTCTGCCATCATTGCATCTAGTTCTTCTTGAGTACCGTCAAAGGTATCAAAACAACCTGGCGCAAATTCTACCTTAAGCTCTTTGCGTTCTTCGGGAGTCATATTTTCGGGTTTTTTCTTTGCCATGTTAAGTCCAAAGTGATTTACGGATTTTAATTAAACGGATAAGCATTTCCTCATCCTCTTGTTCATACTGTTCTTCTATCTTGTGACAGAGATCTAGTATTCTGCGGCTTTCGGCCTTTTCTTCTTCAGTTTCACTTTCAAAGTCTAGGAAGTGTCGATCTTGACCGCGTCTACGATCACAGAACTCACTCCACCCACTAGCATCGTGTGGATCAGGACGATTAGGATAAACTTCAATCCACCACTTGTAAAGTGCTAGAATTTCCAGTGCCTTTTCAGCTTGGTAAGTAGGTTGACCAATTTTAGGATCACCTTCTGGAAATCCTTCGTCGGCATGCCAGACTAATTTACTTTGCCAATCTAAATTGTCAAGACCGGCCTGTGGGCAACGCCAGGTACGGACACGCCACCAACCAACAGCCCACCAGGGCATGTTATACTTAGAGCGGTCTTCTGCGTTCCAGGCAAGATGCCACCATGCTAGTTCTATTTCAACAAAATCGCGGAGCTCATTAAAAAGACAAGGGAGAAAACGATAACCCACATCACGCCACTCACCCCGTTTAATGTCGGATGGGTGGGCAGTAAGACAATGAGTATGAGTAATGTAGCGATTATTAATATAATACTTGATAGCATAGAGTCGGTCAGGTATGAACATAACAATGTTCTGCAGAAGGTCCAACCCTTCCTCGGCAATCCAGTATCGAACAGGATGAGACTCTTTTGCAGCCTTTTCCCACTCGTACCATCCACGCCCGGTCTTGGCGCCGCCTTTAGCGGTACCTCGTAGCCAATCGGCAAATTTTGAACAAGTCCAGTAATTTCTCATAGTGCTATTATTATATAGCAGAATTACTGTTTAGTCAAGACTTTTTAGTAAACGGTGCTAGATTTGGTGGAGTCCAACCTAATGGTTTGAGAACCTTGCCATCTTCACGCTTGCGGACCTTACCTGTTTTAATATCAATTTTGGAGAAGTTAGTACGCATTACTTCTTTCCAGGCACCTTCGGCATCAAATCCTGCTGAGTGAATAGCACCGATAGTGACAACTAGAATATCAATAAGTGCATCTAGCTGTTCTACTCGATCACCGTTGGCCAGTGCTGTTTTAAACTCATCGTTGTATTCTTCTTCGATTAGGTCACAATACATTTTATATTGCGCTTCGTTTGAGCCATTGACACTTTGGTCGCAGGCTCGCATAAATTTTTCTTGGTCTCTAAACGGATTCATTTATCTTCCTGTACTGGTTTTTGTTACCTTTGGTCCGCTGGTAGTAAAATCTAGTCCGGCCATGCGACCTTCATAGAGTTTACCATTCCACTTCATTGGCAACTTTACGCTCTTGTTTAATACAACTGTGAGTCTGTCTTGTTCTTTAAATTCCATTACTTCTGCTCGAACAGTTTTACTACTGTTGGCCTGCTTTACTTCGCAGTGATCATCGTGTCTAACGATTTCCATTTTTTCCAAACCTTAAATAAAATTCTGACAGCTTTTTCTTTTCTAGTTCTGCGGTTATTGCGTATCGATAGCCATAGATTGTATGATCCATCTGTTTATGATAAGAAGGTACATCGACTGCATGTTCCATGACAAATTTACCTGCATCTGATTGTTGCCATTCCCATATCGGTTGAGCGGCATAAATTTCTGGATCGTCAACATCACCTAATGTAAATTGGTATACAACAACCTTGTGAATTTCTTCGACAATCCGGTCACCGTCGATGTCCTTAACTTTATATCTTACTCCGATCCCCATGCTAGATTATATAATGTTTGAAATTTTTCAGCATCTCGTTTTCTCTTGAAATACCATATGTCGTGCGCCATTCTACGCACATCCGGCCACTCTTTTAATTGTTCAATGGTCCAGTTTACTCTTTCATCTAGCTTTCCAAAGTCTGACCATACAGGATTTACTTCAGGAAGTCTTGATTTTTCTTTTAGTGTAATGGTCCAACTGTAATCTCGACGACCAAGTTCAGCAAGAATTAAAGGACCCATTTCTAATACAGATTTTAGTGTAGTATATTCCGGTTCAATTGCAGTAAGCACCTGCTGCCAAATATTACCCATTTTTAACTTTTTTCTTAAAGTATCTACGCTTGGGCTTTTCAGGCTTTAAATTTAGCGGTTGTAGCTTTGTTGCTTCTTGTGCTTTTTCTATAGCGGCATGAATTATATCTGGATCGATTTCATCATCATCGTCGATCTGTTTATCTGTATCTAAGGACGGATCGTCGTCAAAGGCAAACCCCACTGTGCTGACAAATTTGATAGTTGATTCAACATTGCCAATTTCTCGTAGACTGCCTACTGGGCCGCGAGCGTCCTGACTAATATTATGCCAGGTACGAATTTCTAGTAGATTTTCAATATGTGTTGGAACGGAGATAACATAATGAGGGCCATCTGTATGACCCGAATCTGTTAGATCTACAACCTTGATAACTGTACCTTCTACTGGTTTAACATTACTTCGACTAACACCGTATATCCATACGGTGTCGCCTACATTGTATTTCTTTTTAGTTGTCATTCTTAATTTGTCTCAGAGACCGAGACCTTACCTTTGCTTTCGAGAAGATCTTTGACAAACTTAATCGCCTTTCGATCATTGTCGTAGACATATTCTTGATCTTCGTCTTCTTCGCTCCGTAGCGTAACGATAACACCGTTACATACTTTACGAATTTCTATGCTTTCAAATAACATAGGGTACCTTTCTATTTAAGATTTTGGAACACTAAGATTGTAGTTGAAGTGGAAAATACCAATGTGTGCTACTTCTCTGCTTAGTTCCTGATCACACCAAACATCGTATCCTGCCTTTTGCGCCTGCTGGCAGAAATAGATGTCTTCTCCAATCTCAAGATTCTTCTCGGGTAAATACTCTTGAAGATAATGAGGATGGGGTACCTTCTCATAAACTTCACGCTTAACTAAAACAAGTCCATGAGGAAGAACATCAATCTTCTCCATAGCAGGACTGTTGTCTGTAGTTTGGAATTCCGTAAAGTTACCACTGGTACCCATCATACCAGTAAAGTTTGGATTTGGAAAACGACGGCGACGGTAGTTACACCCGACAATTTCTTTGTTGCGTTTTAGTAAACGAATAGGTGCATCAATTGGGAACTTCATGTCCGAATCGATCCACCAAATGTAATCAAAGTCGCTCTTTAAGAAAATATCAACGAGATTGCGGCGTGCAATGGTAATAACTGATCCGATGTTAAACGCACAGTTGATCTTAATGCCGTTTGCAACCAAATTTGCCGCAGCCATTGCCAAGTGTTGTGCAAATTCTGCATTGACCATTTCCATAGCAGGAACAGCAATCATAATAGATGGCGGCCGTTGCCCTGTTTGTACAGTAGGAGTATTTGGAGCCGCTTGTGGCGGGCGTTGTTGTACTTGTTGTCTGCTAGGAATGTTTAACTTTGGTTTTTTCATGTGATACCTTATAGTGTTTATTATATAGAACTAAATGGAAAAAGTCAATTGATGTTTTTGCCATTATTTCAAAAATACATCGTTTACCTGACGATTTACCCGAATAAATGTTGTACATTTACTCAATTGTTTTAATGTTGGTGCACCAACATAGGTGCAGGCGCTACGAATACCGCCTAACATATCTAATACTGTATTATGAACAGGCCCTTTAAAAGGAACCTCGACAGTACGACCTTCGCTACTACGATAGTCGGCAATACCTCCGTGATGCTTCTCCATGGCAGTATCGCTACTCATTCCATAGAATACAATTCTTGGATTTTCGCCGTCTTCGCTGATAACTTCACCGCCGCCTTCGATATGTCCGGATAACATACCGCCAAGCATGACAAAATCTGCGCCTGCACCAAATGCCTTAGCAACATCTCCGGGACAGGTACAGCCGCCGTCGGCAATAATGTGAGCACCTAAACCGTGAGCGGCATCTGCACATTCTATGATAGCAGATAATTGAGGATAGCCTACTCCTGTTTGTATACGAGTTGTGCAAACGCTTCCCGGGCCAATACCAACTTTAACAATGTCAGCACCACGCAAAATAAGTTCTTGCGTCATGTCGGCGGTAACAACATTACCTGCAATAATTGTACTCTTTGGAAACATTTTTCGAACACGCTGTACATAATCGCCAAAATGTTCGCTGTATCCATTTGCTACATCGATGCAGATAAAATGTAATTCTGGATAGGCGTCCATTATATTCTGAAGTCTTTCAAAATCCGAGTTACCTGTGCCTGTACTAACAGCCATATAATTTCCACCGATTTTTTTCACAGTCGGCTCAAAATCTGGCACATCATAATTTTTAACTAAACAGGTGAATAGTCTGTGCTCGTAAAGTGCTTCGGCCATTTCCAGTGTTCCTACACCGTCCATGTTTGCGGCCATAATAGGAATGCCCGACCATTCCCATCCGCTATGTTTAAATTTGTAGGTCCTATTCAGATCTACGAGCTTGCGGCTGCTTAGTGTACTACGTTTTGGGCGAATGAGCACATCTTTAAAATCAAGTTTGATTTCGTCTTCAATTCTCATCTTGGCGCAAACTCTTGTTGTAGTTTAATATTGTCCATAAATTCCTTCTTTGTAGCAGGATCATCTTTGAAGGATCCTTTGAGGACTGTGGTTTGAGTAAGGCTACTGTGTGCCATAATTCCTCGATTTTCACAGCAACCGTGAACGGCTTGAATATAAACTCCTAGGTCTTTGGCACCTGTTGCCTTGGCAATCTCCCGAGCAATGTCGTTACAAAGTTCCTCCTGGAGAGTACCTCGTCTCGCACACCACTGCGCGATGCGTGTATACTTTGAGAGCCCAATGAGTTTCTCTGCCGCAATAATACCAATATAAGCAACGCCACTAACGGGTTGGTGATGATGGCTACACATACTGCGAAGCTCGCTACGAACAACCAACATGCCTTCGTAGCGGTCCTCCGAATCATTTGGAAATGCTGTTGCATCTGGTGGTGGTTCATATCTTCCTGCCATTATTTCATTAAAGTACATTTTGGCCAGTCGTCTTGCTGTACCTTTACTGTTAGGATCGTTTTCACGATCAATTAGTAGTCGATCTAGAACTAGTTCAAATGCTTCTGTGGCTTCGTCGATAAGTTTTTCTTTATCGCCTTCGTGTAGGAAGTCACTGATATTATCACCTGCCCAAAAGCGTTTTCCTTCACGCTTCATTTTAAAACGCAAGTGGTCGCCTAGATATGCTTCTTCGTAGCCGCCATCACCGGCCATAACTTCAAGGCCTGTTTCACTTATGTATGTTCTTGATTTTGTCAATTATTATTCTCCGAGTTATAGTCGTGGATGACTAAGTTTACTATTTTATTTAGGTTCCGTCAACCGCAGTAGAGTATTTTTTCTTACAGCGGCATCCAACACCATTGGTGTTTCTCCAACACTTTCTGCGTATTTTAACAATGCCGCAGTATCTTTAGGAAAGCAAGCCCCACCAAATCCGAAAGCACCATCGGGTCCCGGAACACGCATATGGCTAGATCCGATTCTTTTATCCATATTAACCATTTTAGCAATATGTTCATAATTAAATCCTGCTAATTCTGCTATACGGTAAATTTCGTTCATAAAAATTACCTTAGTAGCCAAGAAGCTGTTTATTGTATACTTGGCCAATGCCGCTTCACCGGGCCTGCAGAATACCACCATATCTTCAATGTTACGCTGAGTAAGTCGTATAATTCGTTCGGCTTCTCTCATATATGCCATAACAGTACCACCGATAATGGCAAAGGTTCCGTTTGCATAATCATTTATAGAATTTGCCGCAGTTAAGAATTCAGGAGCATGAACTAGATTAGGAAATTCTTTACATTTTCGTTCATAGAACTCTGGAGGCGCAGTACATTTACTAATAATTACACCTTTGTAGTCCACCTGCTTTAAATTTTCAAGTACACTTTCTAAGATACTTGTATCGCAACTACCATCGTTACTCATTGGACTAGGTACACAAATGAATACACCTTCTGTTTTTTCTTTGAGCTCATTATATGTGTTATTGTGCCCTTGGTACGGGTCAATAATGAATGGGCTATCTCCCCAATCTAATGATTCTTTAATTGCTTTTCCTACAAATCCTAGTCCGATAATTCCTACTGTCATCATTTCGCCACTTTTACTTTTGTTTATTCTATGGATAATTTGTGCAGATCCAAGAGTCCCTGGCATATTTAACTTCATTCTTTGGTCAGTCCTATAAAAAGCATTTCACGCTCGGTAACTGTAGCCACAGGTTTAAGCCATCCATTGTTAATACATTCGGAGATAATCATCTTATATTCTTGTGGACATTGTGGAAGAATATGAAATCCTGCTCTAGGACTACGAACAAACCCGTCATTGATATAAAATTCCGGATCAGTGTTGCGAATGGTCTTAGTTTGGCTTTTATGGAGAGTGTATGTCATGCTACACTGTAGCACAATTTTTTACAGTTGTCAACGATTGATCCAATCACTATTTCGATATGGTTTACCTTGGAGCGCATGTGGTATATAACGAATAACCTTGCTTTTAACACGACGAACTATTGGATGATTGTGATCGTAGTCAAATGCTTTGAGATACATTATCCAACAGCTATGTCTACGCCTGTGTCCTTTTTGATTTTCGTTAAGATAGTTTACAATGTTTTTAGATTTATTTCCAAATTTATCAATTAGTTCACAGGCTATATTAAAACTGTATGCATCAATTTCGTCACTGTTGCCCAGATATTCTTGCTCTCTACGCTTCTCTTCTCTGGCAGCGGTGCTGGCGTAGTCTGGAAGGTCTTTAAATTTTCTACGACGATACTGACGCATGTGCATGATTTCATGTAGTAGCGTATCGGCCATAGTTATACACATTCTATAAAATCTTCGTCGAGGCATTAGAATTTCTTCGTCAAAGAGGTTATATGAAAAGTTAAGCTCAATACATTGATGTTTTACCTGATCTCTGTCACTGTAGTATACACCACCGACCCAGACCCAACCCGGGTCTACTTTATTACTTCTTAGTTTGGCGATCCTAACCGGAACAAGTTTTTTAATGTGACGGGATAATTTGGTATGAAATTGATTGACGGAATAGGTTACGCCTTCGATTTCAGAGTATAGGCTAAAAAAATATTCAACAAGGCCTTCTCGATCAAGAATTGACCAATTGAACTTATAGCGACTGCTAGCCATACTAAACTCCTCCAACGCGAGTTTTAATTGTAACGCTAGAATTTGGAAAAAGTCAAAAAACTTTTACGCCGTTTAGTTTTTCCCAGCGTTGTGCATCCTCTAAACTATTTACCAAGGGCTCGCCCTTTACATTTAAGCTAGTATTCATAAGCATTGGACAACCGGTTTTTTCGTACCAAAGTTCTAAAATCTTTCTAAAATTTGGATTATCTGAGTAGTTAACGGTCTGTACCCTACTGGTATTATCATAATGACAAATTCCTGGAAAATTGTCCGGATCCTTGCATTTCATAACGAACTGCATATAAGGACTACGGTCAATAACCATATCAAAATACTCTGATGCAAGTTCGTCTAATATAGCAGGTGCAAAAGGTCTAAACGGTTCTCTCTTCTTAAGAGTGTTCATCCTAGCTTTAGCATCGGGTCCTCGGGGGTCGCATAGTAAACTTCTGTTCCCTAGTGCCCTTGGACCAAATTCTGCCCTACCATTTGCCACAGCAACTACTTCGCCTTTAACTAGTCTATCAACAACTCCTTCGATGTCAAGAACTCTGTTAATGTTAGTTCCTAGATAAGGATGTCGCCAGTCGAGATGCTTTCTCTCAAGCGCCGCCACTGCACCAATTGCACTACCTGCATCACCTGGGTTAGGCATAACCCATAACCGTTTGAATCCTGATTCTCTGGCAATTAGGCTATTCGCTACACAGTTTAATGCACACCCTCCCATAAACACTAGGTTATCGCTATTAACAGTTCGTTTTATGTATCGTGCAGTTTCTAATAAGTATTCTTCAATGATTGCCTGAACGCTGGCAGCAATATCGTATTTGCTAACATCTTTAGGTGATTCCCACCAACGACACCCTCTATGTAAATTGTGCTTTAGTTTAATAAAAGGTGCCGAAAACTCATCAAAGAAATCATCTTTTAATTTCTCAACAAGTGTAGGTTTACCTAGAGCAGCCATGCCCATTAAGATGTATTCTTCCTCGTTGGGTTTGAGTCCTAGATATTGTGTAAATGCGGTATAAAACAGTCCTATGCTATCCGGGTATTTCATACTCCATACTTTTGTAAGACCGTAATGGTTAGCCCTCCAAATACTAACAGTATCCCATTCGCCAATGGCATCGACTACTAATACAGCAGCATCAGAAAACTGACTGGTATAAAATCCTGCAGCCGCATGGCTCTCGTGGTGCCCAACTTTTTCTAAACTAAGATGTCCTAGGCCAACACGCCGTAATTCTTCTTTAGGATTACACCACCATGGACGCTCGCCACTGTAGAGCTTACGAATTGATTTAGAAAAAGGTCGTTCAAACCATACAGCATACTTAGGACTTCCATACTCGTACATATCATCAATCATGTATTGATTGAGGAGTTTGTCATTTTTAATTCTCGAATAACGCTCTGCGTGTGCAGCCCAAAGAATAGATTCATTATCTATTAAGGCTAGACTAGCATCGTGATTTTGACCATTAATACCTAAAATCATATTAGTAGATAAAAGGGTCTCGTTTACGAAGCTCCGCTAATCGTTTTTCAAGTTCTCTTTTTTGTTTTCGGCGTCGTAGCCAGTTAAATATAGCTTTAAAGGGATTCATGAAAATATTTATTGAAGGAACCTCGATGGCATTTGATTATAGATTTCTAAATTTATCCGATTACGACGACTTTATAAACCTGCACAGGTCAAAGGATACATTTATGAATAGACATCTCGGCGATGACGAAAAAACAAAATACCTTGACAGACTAACTAGCAATTTCTACGAAACAAACTATAAGGTTGCAGGATGTTATGAAAACGGAAATTTAATTGCGGTAACTGGCGGCAAGTTTTTTCAACAGCAAGGAGTATTTTATGGGCACGGTCAATGTCTAGATATGAGTAACCAATCTCTGGGTGCAGGAAATCTATTCTTTGATGTTTGGAGTAAATTTGCCTGTATGATAACAGATCACGCAACTTCTTTAAAAATATATCAAGGGTTTAACGCAAGAGAGTTAAAACAAGGTCTAGCATTTTACAAATACGCAAAAAGAATGCCAATGACTGAATTAAGAAAAAAGTATCTTTGGGGTGTGGACAGGATTTATAAACCCGGGGATATCATAACCGATCATCATAAATTTTTCTTTAGACCTTACAATGAGGTTAGATATCCTACTCTGGTATTGTTTATGACATTGAATCCCGAAGAAAGAGAACGGCAGGTTTTAGAATAAGTCGTTCATATGAACAGACTGGTCCATAACTAAATTCCAGTCGTTATCATATACTTCTACTTTCATTGGTAATCTAGTAGCACCTGTGGATATACAGAATTCTTGCATAAAAATGTGTACTTCGTAGAATGTAGGATCCATACGACGAGCAGCCAGTACAGCAGGAAAATCTGAATAAGTTTCCACATAATGCACAATTCTTCTAACCTGTAGTAGAGGATCGTCGGGATCAATAATTGGCCCGGAGATCTCAGTTATACCTCTCCTTTTCAACGAGAAAAAATATTCTTTGTGTTCATCAGAAAGTTCACAATGTACACTATTTTCATCTTTAAGACGGATAGCGTTTTGTACAATGAAAAATGGCATGGTTATGTTCCTTTTCTGATATTTATCTTTTAGCAGTTTCTTTTATTAAATACCTACATAATTTAGGAAATATCATGAACAAGCAAGAACAATGGAATACATTGCTAAAACTAAAAAGTTTACCATATGGTAGTGTGCATTGTATTAAAAACAACGATTTAGAAGCAGAGGTTGCAGACATTATCAACAGTGTAATTTCTGCAGGATGTTTAAATGATACAGATGTTCACGATCGATTTTGTAAAAAATATTTGGCCTGGATATCTAGCACAAAAAATAATACCATCACAGGGCTTGAGAATTTTAATGCACTTGCATTCAGTAATGGAACCACAGAAGCCTTTGACAAATTCTACTTGAAACATAAAACCAAGCGTCTACGATATTTTAAAGGCGAGTATATGTACCATCTTGCCTCGGCTAAAGCATATTTTAACGATTATGCTGTTATTGAAGATGACGCACTTCGACAAAACGATGTTGTTGTTTTTAGTTTACCGTTTGCAGACAACGGAGCAGAGCATCCTCTAATGGAAGATATACTTACCGCCTGTGATAAATTAAGCATTCCTGTACTTGTGGATTGTTGCTATTTTGGAGTTTGTGCAGGTGTAAATTTTAATTTCAATCACAGTTGCATAGAAGAAGTAGTATTCAGTCTAAGCAAGAATTTTCCAGTTCAGCATCTTCGTATAGGTATGCGATGCACCAGAGTGGACAACGATGATCCATTATTTGTGTATAATAAAAACAAATATGTTAATAGGTTAGGAGCCGCAGTTGGGGAAGTCTTATTAGATAGATACTCACCTGATTATAATTATGACACCTATAGAGGTAAACAAGAGCAGTTCTCAAGAGAATTAGGGGTTACTCCTACCAAGTGCGTCTTTTTTGCAAATTCTGAGGATAAGTTTGCAGAGTATAATAGAGGAACACAGCAGAATAGATTATGCTTTTCTAAATATCTAAAACAAGGGTCTTTGCCTTAATAGGTAATTGCTGCCGCGTAATATTTTCTAACAAACTCGTTGATATGTTTGATATTGTGTATATCAAAATCTTTTATCAAAGTAGGAATAGTATTTTTAGTTAGAGTTTCGTGGCTGAACCCAAGATTTTTTAAACTAAGATATTCCCAACAGGTATTGTATTTTTTTCTCATGTAACTGGTTTTATTTTCAACAACCCAGTTCATTGCTCTGCCTACAGTCATTGTATCTGTATACCAGTGTCCTGTCTTGTTAAATTTGTATCCATACTTTTCTGGTTCTTGTTCAAACAAACTTAAACGAAGATCTTCTTGTAAATCTAATATATTAAAAAACCAAAAGTGTGCTCCGCTATCTGCAAACCACTTATTGGTTTCTTCCCAATCTGATTCTACTTCTTTTCCTAGCCCTGCAATTAAAGAACATCTTATACTAACTTTGTCCTTCCATTTTTCTACCATTTTAGGTATCCAAATTTTATGATTCTTGGCTCCCCAACCTTTGCCTATAATTTTACAAGAATACGGATCCAGAGATTCGATACCAAAGTGGCAACTTACTAGTCCCATTTCGGGTAGTATGTCTTGCTGTTCGGGCCAGATATCTAATAAATCTAATCGAGTCCACCCGACAAAATTAATTTTAAAAGGCAGTTTGGTTAATTCTTTGTGCAGGTTTATTGTTCTATCTCTATGAGAGTTAAATGTATCGTCGGCAACATAATAATCTGTTGTTCCAAAGTTTTCGTAATTATAGATAATTGTATCTACGATATTTGCAACACTTCTATTAAAATCATCTTTGTCTTTTCCGAGGTTAGGATATTGGCAGAATTTACACTTAAAAATACATCCTCTACTAAACTCAATTGGCAGAGCTTCGCCGGGTAATATAAAATCGCGCTCGTGATATCTCATCCTACAATTTTGTATATTATATGTCTTAGTAGGAAATATAACTTTCAAACCGTCCTGAAGTTTAAACGCAGGAAATTTACTAGACTTTTGAAATATATAGTCGCAGTATTCTAAAAAGCTGTCTTCACCTTCACCTTCAAATACCGCATCCACCTTGAAAGATAACTTATTATAAACCTTTGATCTTAAGAAATTTCTAACGAATACTCCGCCTATGACTATTTTCACCCAAGGAAAATGTTGTTTTATTTCTTCAAGTATATCTAGCAATGGTTTTAATATACCAGGAACCTTGTATATAAGATAACCAAATGGTGCAAAGGCCACTATTTTTGTTTCAGATGTGATATATTTTTTAAAAAGACTTAGACGCTCTTCGGGTGTCATCCACATTAGGAAATCAAGAACCTGTGTTTCGTAACCGTTTTCTCTAATCCACCACGATATTTGATAAGGACCTAGGTATCTTAAAAATCTAAGATTATCTGTCCCGGTAGTTAAAAGTACAACCTGCATTATGTAATCAGTCCTAGTTCGTAAAATTCTTGTCGTACTTTTAAAAAAGTAGAGAAATCTGTTTTTAATGGATCCATGTTGTTTGGAATCTTTGAAGTTGTATACGGAGCAATACTCAGCAGATATCTTGGTTTATCACTAAAGTTTGAAACCATGTGCGGAACCTGTGTATTGAACATGTAAAACCTTCTTGGTTCGTAAATCAGTCTTGTAGATTTAAAATACACCTCGCTGTATTTTTCAAGTTCAGTACAGAACAATGTTATGTAATCTGTGTTCTCGTAACTCAATAGGCAATTAATCGCAATGTATCTATATGCATCACCGTGCCAATCGTATGTAGTATGAGGCTCTAGCATGAATACCTTTGAAATCATTCCGTATTTTTCTATAACATTCAATAGCGGCGGAACGCATTCAAATTCATTTTTGCTCAATCCATATCTTAGAAATGTTCTGTCTTTGCTGTAGGCCTCGGTAGTAGCCTGACCGTATTCAAAAGTTTTAACTCTTTCGTATAAACGATGGTCTTCGGGCAACCATATGTTTAAGGGTTCGTAAGGAATCATACATTATATAATTATGATAGATACGGCAGCTACCAATGGTTTAAATTTCATAATTTTTCCTTATTGTACTAGTGTATTAAATATTGATATGATCTGTCAACCTATCAAACAAATTTCGTATCTTAATGATGTAATTATCGAAATTAACAAACTCATCGAAAATTTTCCATTTAAAGAAAATATTTTACAGCTTGGGTTACAGGTTACCGATGCCGATGATAACAGAGAAGATGCACTTTACGAATCTGCAGGAAGAATAGTTAAAGAAAATAAAATGATTGTCGAGCCTGCCTACAAGTACATCAATCCTAGACTAAAGGGCGGTGCTGTTGATCAATGGTTACAAGACCATTCAGAGTACAGAATAGTAAGATTAAGAGTTATGTATATGAATCCTAGGACATGCTATAGCATTCATAGCGATCCATATCCTAGGATACATCTACCTATTCTGACAAATAAACAATGTCTAATGGTGTGGCCAAAAGATAATTTTCTTATGCACATGCCTGCAGACGGCACTAGTTATTTTACCGATACAACTAAATTTCATACCTTTATGAATTGTTCCGAGGTTCCTCGGATTCACCTTGTAGGTGTTGTGTTACCTGGACACCCGACCGTTCAAGAAACCTAACTCCACTATCATCGCGATATTGATTGCGGTACCACACCCTACTAATACCTGATTGATAGATAAGTTTAGCACATTCAAGGCAAGGAGAATGAGTAATAAAAATATCTGCACCAAGGCCACTATTGCTACTCTTGGCCAGTTTGGCGAGTGCGTTCGATTCTGCATGTAATACCTCCGGTTTAGTTTTTAGACGATAGCGTCGAGTATACTCGTAATACGGACCGTGTTCCTCTTCTTCAAACGGCCAGCGTTCCTCAATCTCGTCGGGATTCAACCATCCGCCAGCATCCCTGCTCATATAATCTTTATCCTCACAATCATTATCCCAGCCAGCCGGCATACCATTGTAGCCATAGCTAATGACACTGTCGTCTTTAACGACCACTGCACCTACATGAAGTCTACGAGCATGACTTAACTCAGATGCTCTGTGTGCCCAGTCCATATATAGATTAATAAATTTTTCTTTCATGTCTTATTATAACATCTTAGATTTTAAAGTCAAAAAAATAGGCCCCAAAGGGCCTATTTACAGGATGGTTGAAACTGGATAAGTTTTTCTTTCTGGTCTAGCCTCTTCCCTGTATATTGGTGCAGTTTCCTAGAGCCCTATCAACATTCATGTTGCCTAGATTGTGTTGTGTCTGTACAATCATCATAGATGTCTTTCCATCAGTCAACAGTTCCATTAGCGTTATGGCTTAGACATTTCTGTCTTTCCACTACAACCTTTCCACGGGTCGCTGTCTACTGCTCTAGTGGCTTCAGTATTGTTTAATACTGCTGTATCCATCCTAATAAAATAACAGGTTAGTTGTTACACTTGATTAGCCTGGGTGTGAATCCAGAGACTGCTTTATTAGCCAGGGCCATCACACCTGGTTCGCTAGTCTATTTCAATAACTACCTTCACAGCACTCCGGCGAACCTTTGTGCTCCAGTAGTTACCATAGGGTCTAGCAGTTCACTATAAAAGTAATTTATTGCAGAACCTAACCTACATTTTATTTATAACACAGAATAACGAGGTGTGTCAACTGTGGCTAGCATGATACCATATGGTGTCATGTCTGCACCGCTAAGGATGCCCTTCATGACTGCTGGGCTGAACCCAGAAACCAACGCTGTACCGCGCTTGTCAAACTTAACAGGAACATTTTCATGGCTGTTAAGGTTCCAAAAAACCACATTTGGTACTTCGTACCCTGCGTCCTTGTACTTACGCTTGATCATTTGGTGAGCAGAGTCATCGAAGCTTACGCAACGGTCGAACTGCATGTCCGAAAGGATCAGCAAAGTCTTTGGCATGTCACTTGCGTTCACACCGCCCTTCACTGCGATGCGTAAGATTTCGTCAAACGCCGCGTGTAGGTTAGTGTTCATGCCCCAGTCGCTAGAGTTCATTTGGCTCATCTTCTGAGCAAGCGAACCCTTAACAACTTGTGCCTTTGGCTTTGCACTGAAAGTCAAAAATGTATCCTTGAATACACCTGTGTTCTTGTCAGCACAGTATAGGCCTAGGCTCAATGCAACATCAATACATTGCAGATTGGCGTTTCCGCCAACTGGGCAACACATCGATCCTGAAACATCGACTAAAGGCATAACGCTGGCATCACCGATGTAGTTTGGCAACGATGCCCATTGAGCATCTGCTACCACAGAATCTCCACCATGGCGAAGAGTCTTGATCACATCGTATGGGTAAACAGCCGAGGCGTTAACCTTGTCAGTACCCTTAGTCAAACGAGCCTTGTAGGCTTCGTAAGCCGCTGTCGCGTTCTTAGCGAATGCCTTGTTGTAACGGGCAGAAGCCAGAGATGGCAACTTACCGAATTCGATACCGTTCCAGTCTTGGGCACACATCTTGCTTTCAACAACATTTGTAAGGGCAACTAGGCTCTTACGATATTGCTTAGGCGTCATGCCGTAGAAGTTACGGATTTCGACTGCGATAGGACCTTGTCGAGGCATCCACTTTGCCGCTAGACCGTTGCGTTCACGCAGAGCGTCACCGATTAGGGTATACGCCATGTGCTTGAACTTTTCAGTCTTGAAGATGAGCAAGTCATCCCAACGACCGAATTCTGCCACGAATGGCATAGCCTTTTCCAGAACTTCTGGATGCAACTTTTCTAGATGCACAAGGATGTCACGGAAGATCTGACGTTCACCTGCGCCGCCTCGTACATCTCGAGACCAGAAAGCAATTTTCATTGCAAGATCTGCGTCTTCTTGAAATGCCTTTTCAAAGTCTGCGGTTACAGACTTACCACGACTAGCACCAATCTTGTAGAACAGATCCACTAGGGCATTGCCCGAATGAGCCTTGGCCTTCATACCGTTTTCGGTACGAGCTACTGCTGGTGTTGTCTTTACTGCTTCAGCGAATGTAGTCATCTCTTTCTCCTTTCGTTAAAATGACAGGATCGGCTTTTTTTACGATATGCTTGTAAATTAAAGTTGCTGTATCGATCCTAAAAAACTTTTGTTTGTTTCTAAGCATTAATTATAGCTTAGATCCTATTGTTTGTCAACACTTTTTTCTAACTATTTGTCCATTTCTAAGTGTTTTTATCATGCTTTGATATTCTGAATCGGACAACCCCCACCACTCATCTTTTTTACCAATAATATGTAAAATGTCAGGATGGCCAAAAATAGGACTTGTTTCAACTGTTTCGTACCCATGTAATTTCTTTCTATTTTCTAATTCGAATGCACCATTGTTATTATTATAAACTCTAAATTTGGTACTATGACTTCCTAGTTTACCAAAAATTCTATTATCTGCTAATTCTTGTATAGCAGGGTCAACTAAGAAAGAATATACCATTTCGGGAGTATAATTCATAAAAAACGGAGTACCATAGACATTATACTTCTTAAAGTAAGTTACAGCCGAATGATATACTTGATCTTCGTCGTGATACCAAATGTCGTTAACTTTTTTAAGATGTGGTGGACACTCTCCTGTAATAACTGTTCCGTCGAGTTGGCTGGTTAACCAAAATGTAGCAGGTAATTGCCATGCCCCGCAGTTAACACTGGTAGCAATCTCTAACATCTGCCCCGATTTTACAAATTCATCAAAGTCTAAATTTATAACAACAGGGTCAATATTATGAAATTCACAATAGTCAAACGCATACTGACGCTCTGTTTGATTATATTGTGTAGACATTATAACAGGAATTACTTCCATGCCTAAATGCCTAAATACGCTAAGGGCAAACTCGCTGTCTAAACCGCCGCTGTAACAGAGATATAATGGGCCTTGTTTTTGCGCCCATATCATTTCTGCGGCTAGAACAGTTTCCTCGAAGTATGTACCTACAGGTCTGCTAGGAGGATCTATTTCGACGTTCCATGATGGACCACTGCCCGAACTACGAAGATAATTGTTATGGACTATCTGCATCCAATACTTATTATCTTACATAGTTGGGCCGTTGCCGTTGCGGAAGCCAACTTCGCCACCTTCTGCTTCGATGCGCTTGATAACATCTTCGAACAAGATAGGTGCGTAGTCTGGAGTCTGTTCTACACAGACGCAATGATAACGAACATCGTTCTCGTCGCTGTATAAAACTTCGCCAGTCCTAGCATCAACTCCGCGGGCCTTCTTGACACGATTTGCGTGTAAGTGTCCGTGAATGTTAACACCAAACCGACCCATACTTGCTTCGTGAACAGGAATATGACTTAAGATCATTCCGTTCATAACATGGTATGCCCGTAATTCCCTAAAGTACTGCCTGTACTCGTCATCGCGGAAGATGTCGTGGTTACCACGAATCAAAACCTTGTCTCCGTTTAAGCGACCTAATGTTGCTAACGACCTGCGGTTGATAACAACATCACCCAAGTGGTAGACCTTGTCTGTAGGCTTGACTCTTTCGTTCCAAGCCTTGACCATGGCTTCGTCCATTTCCTCGGGACTATCCCAAGGGCGCAACTTAGTTACACCGTCGTTGCGAGTGAAGCGGCAGACGCCGGTGTGACCAAAGTGCGTGTCGCTGACTAAAAATACACTAGGCATCTTGCCCTCCTTTCTTTAAAATAATATTATAACAAAATTTTACCAAATTGTCAACCTACATTATTATATTTTTTATAATATGCAATTAATTCATCAATAGGTTTATTGATTGATACTGTAATACCAAACCGAGTTCCTGGAAATTTTGAAGACACACTATGAGCACAATCTGTCCTAACAAAGGCAGACTGGGTATCTTTGTACATATGACGGCATATATGGCTAGGTTCCCCTAGGTTATGCAATTTATGTAGAGCTCCGTTGCCCTTTATTCCTAACTTTTGGTAAATTACACCGTTATCGTAAGTAATAACCAATGGGTGGCCGGGCACAACATCTTCCCACCAATACATATCTTCATAGGGAGAATAACTTATAAAGGTGTTAAATCGTGTTAGTACAGGCCTAACGCCGTTGGGTACAGTTGGATCAAGTACCTGTGTTTCATCAATATGAGGATGAGGAGGTTTTGATTCTGTAGTTACCGAAACAAATATGTCCGGACCATTGTCATCATTATCGAAATAGTCATCAGGAATACCAAATTGTAGAAGATATGACTTAATTTCTCTAAGTGGCAGAGAATTTTTAAAACTTACTTTAACATTATGATCTGCTAACAAATTTTTAGTTCGATATAGATAGTGATGTCGAGGTTTGGTAAAAAGAAAATGAAACTTCCTTTCGATCCAATGTATCGATGTATCACTAAATCTAAAATCTAACTTAAAGTAAGGTAAAGACATATTAGCTTCGAACACGGCCTATACGGCTCGCTTTGTTCCAATCGTATTTAACACCATCCGGACACAGGCCATCCTTAATGCTGTCCACGCCAAACATGCCGCATACTTCAAAGTTGTCACCAACGATTCTTACAAATTCGTTCATGTGCTTGGCAACATTCATTGCTTCACCTAAAGTTAAAACCTTAAGTGTTTCTTCTTTACCTATTACCTTATACATCTCCTTCTCTTTCTCTGCGCTCTTTTCTTTCTCGAGCCAGTGTAAATACTTTTTCATTTTGTGTTTCCCAATCAATGGCCTTTGCAGGAACAATTATTCCACTAGGCAATGTTTGTCCATTGATTGAGTGCGGTTCATTTTCGTCGTAGGTCCAGCCCAGGACTCGCATCATTTTGTGCTTAACCAACAGGTTGGGGCTACGGAAGGCCTCTGAGTCGTCGAAACCCATCATGACACCCACTTCGGCAACAGCACCACTACGGCACACACCGGCATGGCAGTGAACCACAACATCCATTCTCTGCTCAAGAGCATGTTGTAGCAATCGTACCAATTCAGCAGCCTGCTCATCAGTAATAGCAAACTCGCTCATGTCGGTCCATGTGCCGTCACCGTTATTGGTTAGACCATCTTCTTCAATGTCAAGGAATTCAAATTGATGAACTTCCTTAAACTGATGCTTTGGCACAGGAAATTCCATAGCCGGATCCACAATTTGGATCAGCATAGAATTTTCGCCTACACGAATGTGATGTGCTCTAGCAACATCAACTAGGGCAATATTTTGAATCCACGGCATTTTAATTTCCTTTCTAACTATATTATAACATCGGTTTTGCCAAATGTCAACTTAGTTAGAAAGTATTATTCGTCAATTACCGTTTAAAAAATTCTAAAACTCGTTTAAAGGCCAGGTCAGATGCTTCTGGGTTATACCTTACAGTCTTCCACGCCAAGGATCCGCCAGTACCGTTGGCCAATACCTTTGAATCCTGCCCGGGGTTATCAAAATTGTGATATGCACCTTCATATTCAAAGTACTCACCTATTTCGACATTATCGTACATACCTCTACAGCGTTCTGCGGGTGTCCAGTCATCTGCTGTACCAATATGCACCTGAATAGGTACCTGTGGCGGAACTGTATGATCAGATTTTAGACAGTAAGGATAATATGCAACAATTTTATCAATGCCATCTGATACAGGTCGTTTACTGGCTTGTACCGCGGCCACTCCTCCGTGACTATAACCTGCTAGGAATACACCACCTTTGTGCCAGGGTTGCTTTCTAACCCAGTTAGCGGTAATGTAAAGTTCTTTCAATCTGATTCGAGGATCTACAAAATTCTTGCAAGCATACATCCAAGGAACGTTATGATACAGCCAGGAGTCAATGAGAACAGCATTGAAGCCTTGTCTTGCATATTGTTCACCCCAATGTGCATTGTGAGGATTTTCACCTGCACAACCGTGCATGAGTAGTACTGTTCCAAAATTTTCTTTGGTTCGACTGTGTACAACTTTTATAGGAACATCTTCGTTGATTCTTTCAAATCTTTCAAATATCTGTGCTTTGCACGATGTTAACCACAGACAAAATAACAGTATAAATTTTTTAAGCATACCAGATCTCTTTAAAGCCTTCTTCGTGGGTTGGTTCCTGCCATCGAGAAATCATGTCGTTGACCACATGTTCAGGTATTTCTTTTCCCGGACGACTAGCTAATCTTTTATCGAGTTCATCCCGGGGAGGAGTTTTAAAAACCACAGCAACGGCATAGTATTCTGGACAAATTCGAAACTTTCTAGCACGACTTTCTATGGTAGTACTTGTTTGGTCCCAAATAATGTCTAATCCTTTTTCTTTTGCCCGAGCTACCTGTTTCATCATGAAATTAACTGCCCGTGGCATGTAAAGCCCAAAAAATTCAGTATAGGATTTTTTTTGGTAGCGAGCATATCTTTCTACAATTCTGTCTGTAGAAATGTAGGCACAGTCTTTGAACCATTCTTGGCTGGATACCCAGGTACTTTTTCCAGATCCTGGCACTCCAACAGTTACATACAGCTTAGGCATAGTTGCTTTCATTTGGAGCGGGAGACGAGGTTCGAACTCGCGACATCTACCTTGGCAAGGTAGTGCTCTACCAACTGAGCTACTCCCGCACTTTTAAAAATTAAACAAAATTTCTCGTGCGTCATAAAATGTTACATTGTCTTCTAGTTCAGGTCTTAGAGTCAATATTATTCTGTTATTTACAGAAAGACTGTTATCAAATTTGTGATAGATATCCGAATTAAAGAGTATACACTCGTTTTGTTTCTGTGTCAATGTTTTAATAGGCTCTAGGGGATTTTTTGCCCAATCCTCATTAGAGATTATAGCTCTATTATTTTTGTCACTTAACGATGTAAAAGATTTATCAACTAATTCATTATCAAACCAACTGGTCAGACAATGTTCATCTTTAATATCTATTCCAAAGTTAAAGCTGATACTGGCTCGATCAATGTGAACATTGTGTTTAACACCGGGCTTGGTAATGATATAGGATATTCTAGATTTTTGAAATCTAAACTTGTTACCAAAGGGTAACAGGTTCAAAAAATTATCCGACAAGTTCTGATCGATAGTTCGTTGATATATCGGAATCTGCCCATCGAGCGCATGTTTCTTTAACTCAAATTGGCATTTTAATAAAAAATCTAGTATTGTATCAAAACTAAATTTAATATAAAATGGACTATGATCTTCTAATATATCGCAAAACATATTTTGGTTGCAGTGGGTGGATTCGAACCACCGACCTCAAGGTTATGAGCCTTGCCAGATACCACTTCTAACACACTGCGTCAATTTGGTGGAGGATGACGGGATCGAACCGACGACCCCCTGCTTGCAAAGCAGGTGCTCTCCCAGCTGAGCTAATCCCCCAGAATATTATTTAACCTCTTTACCAGACAGGTCAACTTTTCCTGTTTGATATTGTTCTAGTCGTTGCTGAAATTGTTCTTCGGTTAGGGCGTGCCAACCACAGCAATTGCCAGTTGGACTGCGACCACAACCGCATGTACCTTTTTTCATTTCTTCAACACTTGGACTCATTTTAATACCTTTTAAAAATTGGTCGGAGTACAAGGATTCGAACCTTGGACCTCCTGCTCCCAAAGCAGGCGCACTACCAGGCTGTGCTACACTCCGAAAAACTTGGTGGGTCGTGACGGACTCGAACCGCCGACAGCCTGCGTGTAAGGCAGGAACTCTACCAACTGAGTTAACGACCCAAAAACTTGGAGCGGGTAGTCGGATTCGAACCGGCTTCTTTAGCTTGGAAGGCTAAGTCCTCTCCCAGGAGAATACCCGCATCATGTATTTAAACTATTATAACACTACTTAATAAATATTCCTATGAATATCGGACTAAACCCTTACATGCAATATGCCAATCAAGAAATAGATTGGCTTTCAATGGATACCGAAGAGTTATACCAAGAAAATTTAAAAAACAATTATGACAAATTATTAAAGCATAACTGGATCAACAACCCATTTACCTACAAATTTAATAGTGCAGGATTTCGATCAGAAGAATTTGAAGAGTCTGCTCCGTCGATTATGTTTTTAGGCTGTAGCATGACAGTAGGAATTGGTGTGCCATGGAATACTACCTGGCCTAAAATTGTCTCTGACGAATTAGGTATGAAGTGCTATAACCTTGGTATAGGAGGATCTTCAAACGATACTGCCTTTCGATTTGCCTATACTTGGCTTAATAAACTAAAACCTACAATCTGTATATTCAATCAAACTTTTGCCGACAGGATGGAGGTTTGGCAATATAATGGAATTATTGGGGACATGTCAAAGGAACATCCGAAATTCTATCTAGGAACCTGGCAGTCGAACAATTTTAATAAAAAAATTCTTGCAGAAAAAAATCTATTGGCTATAAAGCAATTATGTGATCAATCTAACACAAAATTTGTAAACACATCTGTGCATAGTATGCCCTATCTAGATCTAGCAAGAGACCTAGCTCATCCTGGCATACAATCTAATCAAGAATATGCTAAAATGGTTTTGGCCAAGATTTGATGCAAATTATTTGCAATATCTTTATGTCCTTGTATAGAAGGATGCACATCATGTGCGGCAATGGGTTCATATGGTATACGAAGTGGAAACCAATTAAACTTTTCTAAAAAATAATCTTTTAGTTTCTTATCTATTAGATTTTCTTCTAGAAGAAAAAATAAAAAGCCACCATCCCAAAAATAATATTTTACACCGTGTCTTGTGAACAAGTTATGTAGAGCTTCACAGTAGGCTAGCACAGAATAAGCGCCTTCTATATCAGAATAGAAACATAATCTCTTATCGTTTATTTCTTGATGTAATTCGTTTAGGTCTGGTCTCCAAATATCGCTAGTAACAACTCCCGCTTTACATTTAACCCACGATTCTTCTAGATCATGTCCGTTTGCAGGAAGGTTGTATTCATAACGACTAGGTTCAGTAAATTGAATAATAGCTAATGTGTCAGACAGCGTATCGGCAGAACTGGATGTTACCCAATCGTGGGTAGTTCTAAATGTTCGTTGATTACTGCCACAACCCACAGCAAGATTTATTACTTGTGTGGCATTTAATAAATTACCTAAATGGTGCGGCCAAACTTTGGTTAATCTTTCTTCAGATTGTTCAGGTAAATCTAATCCTAGACTACCTCCATAGGTCCAACTACATCCGTTTGTAAATAGTATCATTTATAATTAACTTTATAGGTACTCTCTGTTGGATTCGAACCAAACCTGCCTAGCGCCCGTATCTTCCTTGCACTTTCGGTAGTTAGTCGACTTAGTACCTGACTCGTGTTCTCAAGTGTAGTTAGACCCAGAGAGTATTTATAAAGTGTCTAGCCACTCACACCACATGAGCCCTAAACTGGATGGTTACCCCGTCCACTAGCCTTTCCATTTAGACGATGCTAGGTCCGCCTTTGTGATTTCTCAAGTCGCCCATGTAATGCGGGCCTTGCGGCAGATCCAATGCGCCGTGTCTTTTATGGTACAGACAATTGACCCCCGTTTACTAACGGCTACGGGATGCCGGGTTACTTGGTGCCGCTTGTCGGATTCGAACTGACCACCTACGCATTACAAGTGCGTTGCTCTACCAAATGAGCTAAAGCGGCAATAATTTACTTATCTTCTTTTTGCTGTTGCTTGTCCACTTGATTTTTTTCAATAGACTTAAATGCCTCGTCTTCGGCTTGTGCATCTTCAACAACCCTAGGATCTGGTTTTCTAAAAATAGCGTCAAAGTTAGCACCAAACTGATTCTGGCTAACACTAAATGGACGAGGACGACTGCCCTTGCTCATCGTTTTTCCTTTCGAGCACCTCTTAGTTGCTCTTCCAAGATTTGGACATAGCTACGAATAAATGCACCCCGAACATGATCGTCGCGGTGATTGGCCGCAAGCCTCTTTACACTTTTGGGCACCTTAACGGCTTTAGCATCATATCCTCTACAGGTCATTTAATTCTCCTTAATAATTCTGCGCCAACATGGCCTTCTTCAATTTCTTTTAATGCTGTAATGATACTACCATCATTTCCAGAAGTTAATTTTCTGTGTCCTTTTTTAAGTTCTCGCACTCGTTGTGCCGCAACAAGAACAAGATCAAATCTGTTGCCAACGTTTTCGACACATTGATCTGTGTCTACCATGTGTCGATTTTTGTTACTTTTCATTTTGCTACTTTAAAGTGGTGCCCCAGGACGGTTAAGACCGTAGGGCTAATTTGGTGCGGCTGGTATTCCACACTCTTAAGATTGGTGCGGGCGGTGAGACTCGAACTCACACGCCTTTCGGCAATGGCTTCTAAGACCATCTCGGCTACCAGTTACGACACGCCCGCATTCTCTTTTTTCTTTCTTCCGCCTTTTCGATTTAACGCAATTTTTCTCTTGTGCTCTTCCGACTTAGGCTTTCCTTTATTTCCACACCCGTATGTATTACCAGTTTTACCTTTAGAGTTCATTTTACATGCCTCTTCGTAACCATACTTTTCAACCATCTTTTCCCAGATAGTTTTATCGCCATTATTCATTCTATCTATAGCATTTTCGCTTGCTGTACCCCAATACATATGATTAGGATTTCCACAAGCACCATTGTTACAAGCATGACACAAATGAATTTTGTGTCCTGTTGGAACAGTTGTATCTAATTGGTGAGCAAGTAACCCCTTAAAGTAGTAACTACCTGCCCCTCGTTCAATACAAGCTTCGTCTAGTTTTAAATGACGCTGCCTTTCTTCTTTTGCCAAAGTGATGTAATTGTTAATGTCTTCCATACATTTATTTATGCTAAACATACAGAAACACACTAAAATAGCGTGTCTACCAATTCCACCACCAGGGCATATTTGGAGGTCAGGGTAGGAGTCAAACCTACCTTGTCCGGGTTTGCAATCCAGCGCATCGTCGCTCTGCCACCTGACCATATATCTATTATACGAAATTACTTATCACTTGTCAATGGTGCCCGGAGCCGGATTTGAACCGGCACACCTTTCGGCGAGGGATTTTAAGTCCCTTGTGTCTACCTATTTCACCATCCGGGCCATAATTGTATTGTCTTGTTATGGATAACAATAACCCTATTATCGTTTGCTTTTATCGCCCAAACCTTATACGAGGACACCGGCCGATGTTGACTCGCTTTCCTTTGGCGCAACTGCGTACCAGGTGTTTCGAACCAGAGCTGGCATAGACAGTGCATTATCCAGGTGAACACTGGATTTTTCCAAAACAATACAATTATGGCGACCCTACGGGGATTCGAACCCCGGTACTCACCGTGAAAGGGTGATGTCCTAGGCCTCTAGACGATAGGGTCAATTGTGCCTACAAATTTTTAATGAACAAAGTATATTGTACAGTAATTTATCAAGGTAGTCAACCACTTTATAAATATTTTCATGGACGTTTCTGATATTTTATATACCCCGCTTGATGTGCCGCCTTGCCCAGATTTTGATGTAGACAAACTGCATCAGTGGATTGCAAATTTGCCAAAACAGGAAACTGTTGAATCTTCTGGAGACAAGTTCAGGGTACAGATTGTAAAAGAAATTAATACAGCTAAATCTAATTTAAATTCGTGGTATCCTTGGAACACTGTCTGGGTTAAACAAGATAACATTTGGTTAAATGGCTTTGCAGAAGAATTTCCTCAAGTTGCTAGATATATGTACGAAGCATTTGGATTGACCAATGACGAAATTCCTATTATAAATTTACTTCCTTTAAAGAATGATTTTTCCGGGATTGGTTTTTGGCACTCGGACCCAGACGAACTAGGGCTTCGATTATATCTCGAAAATGATTGTGGTTCGGATACATCGTTACTATTCAAACCCTTTGTTGAAAAGCATTATTCAAGGATAGAACTAGGACAGCTTCCTAGGGACGGAAAAACTGATTTGCTTCAACAAGATGTTATTCACGAAATTGTAACGCCTACTGGAAGATGTGCAACATTTATTAATAATCTAAGTGCTATGCATGCCGTTAATACTAGAACACCAGGAAACCCTCGCATGGCTGTTATCATAGGTGTACAACGAAAATACATGACACTTAATAAAATTAACGACTTGATAATTCGGTCGGCTAATAAATTTAAAGATCAGGCGTTGTTCTGGACACCTCCTAAATGATAAACTTTAATTTACAAAAAAATTTAAAGTATGGAATTCTGTTAAGCGGTGGGTTAGATAGTGCGGTGTTACTTTATTTGATAATAACTCAACTTCCAGAAATTCGTATACAACCGTTTACTATACCCAAACACGATGGATCTGCTTTATACGCTGATCCTATTGTAGAACATTTTAACCAAAAATTTAATCTCAATATTCCTGCAACTATTCATGTAGGAAACCCAGACGAGTATCATGCCAATCAGAGTTCAACCGCAATTAGAGAAATTTTTTCTAGATATAATATAGACTACTTGTTCATGGGGGTTAATACAAACCCTCCGGAACTCGAAACACTTGACGGTGCTCCCCAACGAAAACTTACATCGCCTAGCCCAAAATTATTATATCCATTTGCCGCACTACTTAAGGATCAAATATTACAAATAATGTTTGACCATGGGCAAGAAGATCTGGCAAATATTACACATTCTTGCACAGAGCAAAAAGTAGGTCGTTGTAATCGGTGTTGGCAATGTACAGAAAGAGCATGGGCATTTAGACAAATAGACAAACTAGATACAGGAACACTATGACAGCAGTACCACCAGGAATTAGCGGAAGACCTGCAGAATACACAGGTATGGTCCGTCCAACTGATATGGCCAACGAGCTAGCATTACTAAATCTCGGACCATTTGAACCATTAAAAATTTGGATTGATCTGGGCAAATATATGCAAGAGATTAGTCAGTTTGATAACGATTGGGTTGATTACCTGCCTAGGACAGATCGCCCTAACAATCGAAAAGCATTGACCTTGATGAACTTACCGGGCAAAACACATACCGATGTGCCTAGTCTTGCTGAAGCCAGTTACGCAGCCGGACGCAGATTAAGCGAACTTGAGTTCAACCAACCTACAGATGTCTATCGTGCCTGCACAAGCCTTCAACCCTTTTTAGATCAATTTCAACCTCTGGGCAGGACTTTTATTGTACAGAGTAACACAGGTGGATACTTTGTACCTCACAGAGACCAGCCTAGTATGCCAAGAGATGTTTTTAGGCTAATTGTATTTTTAAATAATGTTGGACCTGATCAATATGATTGGATCATGGACGGTCGTAAAATGTTTATACAACCTGGACAAGTATACTATGTTAATACCCGAATGACTCATAGGACCATTAGTTGGGTTGATAATAGTCAGCACCTGATTCTTAATGTTCCTTTTACTACACAGAATGTTGCTAAGGTTATTTCAAACCTTGCATACACTCATTGAGTTATCCGTAGAGTTTTCTTAGTTCTTCGTAAGAAGTATCGGAGTTAACACTCCAACTTAGAATAAGTCTTGCTCGTAGCGGACCACCTATGACGCTGTGAGGTAATTTGACATTCATAATAACAGGTTCTGTGAGTGTATAGCGAAAAACTTCTGTTGCCTCTGATTCGACAATATCATATACTCGTTCGTCGACCCGTTTAAGAGAAGCATTATCACCCATATCATACACTATGGTGTGACTATCTTTAGTGTAATCTATTGGTACATTTAATGTACAGTGCCTGTCAAAGTCTATGTGTATAGGTACAATATATCCGGGCGGCGTGTAAAATATATTATATGTATCGCTAAAGAATGGATAGCGTTCTTTAAGTTCTACCATATATTGTTCGTCCTTGACGTTTCTGTGATGCGAGACTCTGCCTGGTATGTAGTTATGCAAATTACGCAAAACCACAAGGCGTAGCTTATCAACACTTATGTCCATCTTGGGATAAAATATGTATTGATTATTCATATTCCTCACCAATCAAATCCCACGGATCCTCTTTGAATCTTATACTTATTGCCCTACGAACATTGTTTGTAGGGTTGTCAACACTATGCGGAAGATCTGTTCTAAAGAATGTTGGTTCAATGAGATTGAACGAGGTTACTTTTTTACATCTTACCGGATCGTAAAAGTTATAGGGTTGCATATTGGAAGTATACTGTATAGGAGGAGTATAATCGCTTTCCCAAATATATGTGGTGCTTGCTTCACAATTCTCTAATGGAATTTGTAATGCTAACTTGTCACCGTACCCTGGGGGTCGATAATCTGTATGTATTCTTCCAGTTGCATTAGGTTCTACTTGTATCAGTACAAATCGCTGAACTTCTCTTCCTAAAAAATGTGTAATGGGAAGTTTTAACTGTTGAAAGAAAAAGTTGTTATTAGGTAATTGATCTCTGTAAATCTTTTTTATTTCATTTACAATTTTTTCATCAAGTTTAAATCGTTTCCAGTAAAACATTATTACTTCCTTGTAAAAATGCTTATGCCTAATTTTGATTTAATTCCTAGGCGCCTAAAGTCACTGGCACAGTGTAATCTTACGCTATCAAAAATTAAAGCACTGGTTGGTTTCCACTCTAAGGACTTACACAGGGTTAATCCTTTAAGCCATTTAGGTTTTAGGTGAGTGAAAAATTTTATATATAGATCTGAAGAAATAGGAGCAATTGATAAATTTTCTATTTCAGAATATTCGTATATTTGTTTATTATAAAATGTAGGAATATCTTGATCGTCATTAAAGAACTTCGCAGGCCCACCGAAGTAACATTGATCAAAAAAGCACAAGGAAGGAAGTGAATTATAGCTTCCTGTAAGTTCTAGAGGAATGGTTATTCCTTTGTAAACATCATCTAATTCAAAAGTATCGTCGTTATGTATTACATGAGGATAGTTTGTCCAGAAAAAAAATCCTGCGTTTAATTCAAACTCGCCAATAACAGATTTTAGTTTTTCAAAAATTAGTTTTATAATAGGGTCATCTAAAAAAGGTCTGATATCTAGCGTTATAGGACCAGTATCTTTATATATTTTATTTTGTTCTAAATTTTGCTGGTTAAATAGATTGACAAGATACCCTACTTGCTCCGGTGTTAAAAAATTTTCAATAGAGTATGGGCTTGAAAATCTTGATCTTATTTTAGCTATTTCTTCCGAAGTTCTCATAAAAATATTTATAAGTACTCTATGACATCACTTAACAAACTTGTTAGAGAAAACAATATATGTAGTCTACCATGGTTACTTGCTGAAATACAATTACACAGAGGTTATATAGGCCCTTGTTGCAAATATGAGGGTGATTTAGGATCGTTAAAAGAAAAAGAATTTCCTGTTATCTGGTTTGGTGAAAAGTTCAAAGGGCTTAGACAAGATATGGAAAAAGGAAAGGTTCTAGAAGAATGCCGCGCTTGCCATATTGCTGAAAATGTTTTTTCTTACAAAGATAAAAAGAATAGAGATTTCTATAACTTTTTATATAAAGTTGACACATTAACTCCAATCTTACCTAAAGTAGTTCACATCGGATTAACAAATATATGTAACCTATCTTGTAGAATGTGTAATCCTAATCAAAGTTCTAAACTTAATCAGTTTATTTCTAAATCTTCTAAGCTGAAAAGTTTCTACCCTGTTCTTGATGTAGATAATAAAATTGATATACAAAAGCTAAAAGGTAGTTTTGCAGAAACTGAGATCGTTACATTCGTGGGCGGAGAGCCCATGATAGATGACTCATGCTTAGAAATTTTACGCATTATTAAACAAGAATCTACAAAACTTCGAAGCGTTGCATTTATTACCAACCTTACTCAATTGAACACAGATATCTTAGATATTGTTAACAGTCTTAATACTGAAGTAGTTCTTTCAGTAAGTATTGATGGTCCTCCAAAGTTGCAAGAATATATTCGTCATTACGCAAAATGGAACGACATATATAGTAACATGGAATACATAAGGAAGAACTATCCTAAGGTTAAATTTGGATCTAACAGTACCTTAAGTCTATTGAATATAGGGTATGTTGCTGATACTGTCAAATTCTTTCACGAACTCGAAACTGATCTTAAAATGAGATTTAAATTTGTACAACCCTCCGTAGTAACTGACAAACGATATCTCCATGCGGGTAATTTACCTGATGAAATAAAAACACTATATAGAGAAAGAATTGACAACTATAAAGGACCGGTTACTATACCGTTAGTTGATCAGTTATTGTCTAGTGCTAAAGGGTTATTAGCAGAAACTGCTAATGGCACCTTAGACGAATTTTTTGACTTTATTGAAGAATTTGATAAATTTGCAGGAACAACCTACTCGGATCTTTATCCTGAACTTGGTGCTCTTACCAAGAATCGAACTTGAAATACATCCTTACCAAGGATGCGTTATGCCATTTAACTATAAGAGCAAATTGGCTCCCCGGGCAGGGCTCGAACCTGCGACACCTTGATTAACAGTCAAGTGCTTCTACCAACTGAGCTACCAGGGAATAAATGGCGGAGCGTATTAGATTCGAACTAATGATGCAGGTTTTTGCCCGCATGCCTTCTTAGCAGGAAGGTGCCTTCGACCAACTCGGCCAACGCTCCATTATCTTGTAAACTTTCTGATTAACAGTAGCCAGTAATATTTAATACCTCGTGGCGTTGGCCACCAATCAATTACGGTTAGGCCAACTTCTCTAGGAATGTTGCCGTATGCTTTTTCTATTGTTTCTTTTGGTGTAGACATTACATTCCTCCTGTTAAAAATTATTTGGTACGACCGGTAGGTCTCGAACCTACAAAAGCACAGTGACTAAGTCGGGTGCCCCGGCACCAGCTATCCAATTAAGGGTAAGCGGCAGGTCTGCCAATTCCACTCACGGTCGCAAATAGATTATACTACTATTTACAACCCTTGTCAATATCCAAAAATAGCTTTTCTTGCATCTTCAAAATAAACAGATTCGGGAGGATCGTGTCGTAGTGTTAAAACAACACGATGGTTTGCAGACTGACTATTGTCAAAATCGTGAAAAATATCGGTATTGAACAATATACACTCGCCTTGTTTGGCTGTCATGGACTTAATTGGTGTGTGCTTATTTTTGTCAAACCCTATGCATTCTCTTGAGCTTTTGGCAAACCCTCCAAAAGGTCCTAGGGTACTTATTTCATATTCGTTCAGGTCTTTATCTGCGTACCAGTTTGTAACGCACTTATCATCTAATACTGTTACAGTATAATTGATACTATATCTATGACCTGGCCAGCCATCTTTGTGTGCCCTGTAATAAAGTCCGGGACCGGACACAAAATAACTAACTCTTTTTTTCTGAAAAGATAGTTGTTGACTCAACGGAGTTTTTTCTAAAATAGACATTGCGGCATCTGGATTTGTCCTAGACATATTAAAATGTGTCCATAGAGGAAATCCAGTTGTGCTACCTAGAAGATCTCTAGTATAGGATATAAACTCATCTATACCTTCGTGTGTAAATCTTATGTAAAACGGACTACAATCTTCTATGATAGTATATTTCATATTAGAATCCAAACATAATTTTTCTTGCGTCGAAAAAAGTACCTACAGTATTTCTTCCATTCTCAATTCTCTGTCGTAGTGTTAAGATGGCTCTAATGTTGCTAGATTCACTGTTGTCCCAGTCGTGCCAAATTTCTGTGTTAAACAGTATTGCATGATCTGGTTGCACAATAGTTTCTTGTACAGGAACCAACGATAGATGATCTTCTTTAGTCATTGACAGTTGTCTATCGGTATGGTATCCTTCCTGACTACGAGGAAACTGAGAAGCAATACTTTCATCGTACCATCGAGTAATACATAAATCATCTCTTACTTCAATGGGATAGTTAATACTAAAACTGTCACCTCCATTGAGATGTCCGTCTTTGTGAACATGATATCTCTTATTCGGTCCTGTAAATGCTATGTTTACACGTCCGTATCTCAAAGGTACATCTTTAGAAACCAATGATCTAGAAACTACTTCTTCGGCCAATGCTGTATCCTTAGCTGAAATATTATAATTTATAAATGTAGGATGGCTCACTGATGAAAGTGTTTTAGGCATTGCAGCCTGCTTAAGAAAACTAATATACTCGCTCATGCCTTCGTGAGTGAACGCAATATAATAAGGACTGCAATCTTTAATTATCGTGTATTTTGACATTCACATATTTAACAGTTAAATAGTCCATGAGACATAAATTTACCTACAAACTAATTGACAGGGTAGATTACGATATACTTCAAGAATTAAAGGAATTAGTAATCAGAGGTCCGTTCCTGCCCTCTAGAGACTTTCAAGAGTATACAATTAATGTTACTCCTTTGCATCATCCTGAGCTTGCAATTATAGATTTATTTGACAGACACCTATACAAATTTTTTACTCCAGATGGGTATGTAGAAACAAATGTTGCAAGAATGGTTCCTGGAGGATATGTTCCGGAGCATAGTGATTACGAGGCAAACACCTATGGTAGCACACAGGACGATATTATAAAGTTTCAAATTCCAATTATAACAAATCCTGGTGCAGGACTAATGTGGAAATGGAATGATGATAAGTCTAAGCCTGCAGAAGCCTTGTTTTTAGAAGAAGGCGGTATATACATGTTTGATAACTGTAGAGTACACAGTTCTGTAAACTTTGGCACTTCGGACAGATACTGGATTACCAGCAGGTGGAAGGCAAGTTGTCTTATCGACAAGACAATACTTGATTAATTTGGCCCGGCGTAAGGGAATCGAACCCCTATTCACACTTTAGAAGAATGTTGTCCTATCCATTGAACGAACGCCAGATTCTGGTAGTGATGGTCGGACTCGAACCGACGATAAACTCCGTATGAAGGAGGTACATTAGCCGCTATGCTACATCACCATAAAGGATGACAACTAGATTCTGTCGCCACATACATCGACAGCATTATCCGCAAATTATGCCGGCTGCGGTTATGATCCAACAAGCTCTTTTACAGATAACTTGTCTTCACCTAGGGTACGCTAGGAATAGTGCTACTTGTTTGCTACCAGGATAATTAGTCCCAACTCACTAGGATTTCGAGGCCCTAGCTTTCACACATCTAACATCCAATTGTCTTTCTTTATGGTATACCATATAGAAACACACTACCCGACACTAGTTCGGTATCCTCTCCCGCAGGCAGGTTGCCGTAGTATGTTTTTATATGGTGGGTCTGCTCGGATTCGAACCGAGAGTCTTACTGGTTAAAAGCCAGATGTTTTTGCCGTTA